AGGTGCTTCAGTCGTCGTAGGAGGTTCAGTCGTCGTAGGAGGTTCAGTCGTCGTAGGTGCTTCAGTCGTCGTAGGTGCTTCAGTCGTCGTAGGGGGTTCGGTCGTAGTAGGAGGTTCGGTCGTCGTAGGTGGCTCTGGCTGTACAGCAGGTGTTCCACATGCACACTGAGAATCCGAGGAAGGCAGGACATTGATCACCCCATTCATAGAAGGATGATAATCACACTTATATGTGTATGCACCTTCATGAAGAATTTTCTCTCCACTGTTTTGATGTATACTCGACATTCCTTTCCATATTTGAAGAGGGTGATCATCAAACACAGTACCTGTCACTTTCAGAGTGTCTCCATCACACATGGTGATATTGGGGTTAAGAGCGGGATCGTCACCTATGATGACAATGTATTTTAATTCAGATGCAAGAGTTAAATACCCTGTAAAAAAGGCTGTGACAGTTTTAGAGCAACTGGGACCACCGGGTCCACTGGTGTTGTGAGAGCTACTGGCACACCCGTACTCTGGGTACTCACAGTGGCATGCGCCATCATAGTAGTCACATCCAGCCATTGCTTCGTCCTGACATCTCAGTTGATCATGATCATGATCATGGCAGTTGTATCCACTCGCACTCACCCTACCTATAAGACCAAGTGCTATAAGATATTTCATTTATTAGTCCTTTTTTACATACTTATACTCCATAAAACTACAAAAGCCTCAAGCCAATGTAGAGGATATGTGCATCCGATGATGATACCAAGATAAGGATGAATCATGGAAAACGAAAGAACAGTACTAAACCCTATCGTTTCGGGTAGAACCCACAGTAGAAGGTATGGTCTTGGGTGAACAATGGCAAAGTGTTTGAGTATATGGTGGCTTGAAAAGACGAAGTTGAGCATTCTTGTGGTTATATACATGTGTTGGAAACATGTGTCGATCTTTTCGTGACTGGTGAGTTGGCGGTAGGATGCATTTCGTTTTACGTTGTAAGCGTGTAAACCGAAGAGCATGCATATAAATCCTAAACATAACATATAAAACATGGTGTTAGTATAAATAATGATTCGATTTATTTCAGGGTTTATATTAGGCTATATGGTAGCAAAACGACCCCCCACAAAAGTGGAGTTGGAAGAGTTTCAAGCTGATATTCGTCGCTTTTATAAGTCATATATTAACCAGGAAAAGTAACTTTGGGCAAACTTTCTACAATGTTGTTCAGATATTCTTCGTCGTAGTCTATGTATAGTTTGATAGCACCGACGATGACAGAAGCTTCTAGTACCTTTAAGAAGACTACCATGAAAACCCCACAGTACTTAAACTGTACATGAACGAGTAGCATGGTCACTATCCAGAGCGCTGCCCACATTGTTTGTTTATACGGTGTATATATACTTTAAGAATATGCACAAGAATGTGGACATCTAGATGGAAGGGATATTGGCACAAATGCAGGTTGTATGCTGAGAATGAATTTGAAACTGTAAAACAGACAAGAGCTCAAAGAGGTCAGACAAACCCTTACAGAATTAAACACCAGACAGCAGTCGGAAAAATGGGGGAATTGATTGCATGTGATTGGTTGAGAATGCAAGGGTTAAACTGTACGAATCCCGACTTCACAATATACAATGGTCGTAAAAAGTCCTGGGACAGTGATATGCACATCATTGCACATGAAAAGTTTAAAGTCGCCTGCAAAACCCAGGATGAGGAGAGTGCCAGAAAGTATGGAAGGAGTTGGATATTCCAGAAGGGTGGGCACGGTTATGGTCACACGGACCCAGTGATTCAAAAAGGAGAGTCACTGAGTGTTTTCGTGAGTTTGGATCTAAAGAATGAGCATGCTGAGGTGCAGGGACCCTTTCGTATGTGTGACATGAGACCCTTGTTCAAAGAGCCTCGAATAAAAAAGTTGAAATTCAGCAAGGCTGCACTTTACTGGGAGGATATGCAACATGTGAAAAAGTACGGTGTATCAGAGTTCCTTAAGAGTTCACAAAACATGGAGTCTCCTAAACGAAAGTCAGATCCATCCCCCCAGCCTTCCCCCAAGAAAAGGAAGACCGAAGAGGAGGAAGTCCTTGAAGAGGTGGTCGAAACAGTGACTACCCCACATGTGATCTATGTACTAGACAGGAGCGGGTCCATGCACCAGTATGGGACCGAGGGTCATGGTAGTGTACAGGCAGCCATTAAAGACCTCCCAAAGACACGTGGTGAAGACTGTTTGCTCTCTGTATTCACATTTGATGATAAACATACAGAGGTGGTCAAATGTGTGAAAGCCAAAGATTACGAGCTCCCTGCAGAGTGTATGTACCCTAGAGGCATGACATCACTGAGAGATGCTGTATCTAATGCATTAGAGTACGCAGGCACATTGGATCATCAAGTGTTTATGGTCGTCTTCACAGATGGGCAAGACAATTCAAGCAAAACTTCGCCAGAAACCCTAAAAAAACTAATCAAAGAGACGAAGGTAGACATTTCATGGCTTGCAGGTGGTGAAGCAGAAATGGAAGCAGCTACCTCTTTGGGCATAGATGAGAAAGACGTACTCAAAGTAGGGGGTTCTGGTAGTAGCATGGTCAATGCTATGAGGGAATCTAGTTTAAAGGTTGGTGTAGGATTTAGCCAGCTACAACGTGATGTGAGTGTAGTGTAGATTATAAACATGGTTGCCTTTTTTTTAAATGCGATGTTATGTATGCTTAGAAGAATGTGGTTATATGTCACCCTGCCAGTGCAAAGCTCCTGTGCATAAAGGGTGTTTATTTCATCTCCATTGCAGAGGTTTTCACTATTGTACATTATGTGGTGATTATCTAGAAACTAGTGATTATCTCTTATTAGTCGTTTTAATAGTATTTAGGGGGTTGATTTTATAAGAAATGTATGTATTGTTTTTGTCACTATGTATTGTAGTGGCAGCAGTTGTGGTACAGAGGTTTGCCAATCAAATCGACGAACAGTTGAATGCTTGTGGGACAGGTACATTCAAGGATGGTGCATGTGATTGTGTGCACCCTTATACAGGTGTACACTGTGAAATTGTAGACTGTGGTTATGGTAAACTCGTAGACAGTGTATTTGCATATGACACAATTACTACTCCGAAAGGTCCTTCAGGCTGTGCATGTGAATCACAGTTTTGGGGTTACAATTGTGCACAATGTACGTCAAAAACCACAGATGAGTGTTCTGGTCCTTGTGAAGACAATTATTATGGACCAAGGTGCGATATACTGTGTATGGAAGGTACCGAAAATACAGAAATAAGCGTGCACCATGTAGAAAAAGGAGGCTCATATAACTATTATGTGGAGAATCATGGATTTTGCAAAAGAGATGGTAGTGTACATTGCCGTGCCAATCGTGCAGGTGATCATTGTGAGATTCCTTGTAAAGATTGTAAATATGGTCAGTGCGACCTCGACAATGGAGAGTGTGCCTGTTTTGACGGATACACGGGTGAATTGTGTGATTTAACGTGTCCTAACCGTTGTAGTGGCTTAAATGGTGTGTGTAAAGAGGTTGATGGGTCTCCAACATGTGACTGTTACGATGGATTTACAGGAGGCGACTGCTCTTTAGAATGCTGTGTGAAGGGTAGGGGTACGAATTTAAGCACTGTACATGGGACTTGCTTAGAGAATGTTGGGGGTTGTAATTGTTCGAATGAAACGTTCCCTGTAGAACTACCAATGGCATTGGAACTAAATTACTATGGTCATGGCTGGCAGGGGGCTGGCTGCGACTGCCACGAAAACATTACTTGTGGTGGACGTGGTTTATGTATAGAAGGAGGATGTGAATGCGCCCCAAACTTTCAGGGTAGCCGGTGTGATATTTGTGCAGACGAAAAAATTGGACCATTCTGTCAGTACGATAGGTACCAGTGTCCGAGTGAATCGCTGTCCCATGGTGAGTTTGTGCCAGTTAACAGTCATGGTGACTATGGATGTAAATGTAACCCAGGTTTTGCAGGGGACAAATGCGAGTCGTGTGCTTCGAATGCATATCCTAAAACTGGTTCCGATATGTGTAAGTATATCATCCCTGCTGCACTTTGTCACAGTGGCACCGTAAACAACGATTATAGTGGCACAGGTACTATGTGTACATGTCCTGGTCATTTTGACAACTCAAATGACTGTGCGGTATGTGAGGAAGGATGGTACGGACCAAACTGTGACATAGAGTGTGGTACAGAGTGTACACAGTCAGGGGGTGTCTGTTCTAACACTGGTCCAGGTTGTGTATGTCCGAAGGGTATGCAGTCTACTAATGGTGAGTGTGTCACATGTACTGGTGGTGAATGTAAGAATGGAGAATGTTGGAATGGTAGTTGTCAATGTGATCCAGGTTTTTATGGTGATCTATGTGAAATCACAGCCCCAGAAGTCAATGGTAAAGTATGTAATGGATTCTCACATGTCGTTCAGGAGGAGAATGCTCAGTGTATGACTGTAACAGACTGTACAAACGTAAATCAGCCCGATAAACATGCAAATGAAATGGTGGCAATACGAGCTGCAGAGTACGGTCGAGATATGTTTTGCCACAGAGACGACACACCCATTACCCTCAAAACAGTTACTGGGTGTTGTGTAGACAGAAATGCAGATGGTTTTTGCGATGCAGACAAGCTAGAGAAAACGTCTGTTGAGTGCAAATATACTAACGATGTCGGTATGAATATAGATGGAGATTTCCTGTATAATATATGCAACCAGCGAACTTTAGAAGGTGAAGTCAATGTATTCGAGTGGTGCCTGTCAAAAGAGAGAGGATGTATTAATAATGGAGAATGTGCAGATCCTGATTTATGTAAGGATAGGTGTGATGCTGGGCTCGGACCAGACGAGTGGGTAAAGATATGGGAGTGGGGACACTCTAGAATGATGACAGATGTGATGAGTGAACCATGGAAGTTTGCCTCGGATTTCCCTGACCCGTACGTGCATCGACATCAATATCGGTTCGCATATGCTCATGATGGAGAATGTAAATCAGGTCCAGAAGTATCTGCCTATGGCGCGAAAACACCACAAGAATGTGCTATTAAGTGTTCTGGAACGATGATTGGCAGTGTTCAAGCAAAGGGATTTATATTCAGTGCTATCAAAGTAAATAATAGCCAATTAGGTTGTTATTGTGAAGGTGTTTCATCTCATCCTCATCCAGATTGTGGCGGTACTGAGGCATGGCTTTCAAAGTGGGTTAGATATGATTTTCCCACAATCGACGATGTCTGTGTCGTAGGGGACGTGTATGATCAATGTCGAGACTATCTCATCCCCGAAGACTCTAGTGTGTATAATGTGACCCACAAGTTTACAGGTCAATGGGAGAGCATGCCCAACTACCAGGACTGTACTTTGAGCAAGGTCATCTCAAAGACTGTAAATGGAAAAGAGGACATTTCGATCAGCCCTATCTATGCTGGTGTCATAGAGACTTTGCAGGAGAACACAGCTGCATTTGCTAGATACAACAATGGTAACACGTCTTACTCTGGCACTGTGAACCATATGATTGACAGTATTACTGTGTTTGCTAAGGGTCAGGTCGATATATTGATCTACAACTATACTTCTGAGACATGCAGTGGATTCGTAAGAAAGGTAGGATCAGACTATGACACGTGCAGTCAGTACAAATTCTACGAACTGGACTACGACTGGAGTGCCTTCTGTAAGTGGCGACCTACTAGTCTGGATAGTCAGAAAACTTTCAACGACACGTGTTATCAGCAGAGTACAGTGTGTACAGCTGGTTGTGATAACTACCAGGAGGGCTGTGAAGGCTTGCCTTTACTGTCAGAGTCTCCGACACCCATGCCTGCTCCATGTAATGTTGGTTGGGATGAATTTTGTCCAGACTATCTGTCTGGAGATGTGCGTGAAGGTACTTGTGCCTATGCCAAGTGCGAGTGTGAAGGCTATGGTGTAGGTGGTGAGGCTTGTGACCTACAGTGTCCAGTGCCGCAGGGTGTGACTTCTGAATTATCCTGTGGAAACGGCGAGGATCCTCCGATGGGTCAATGTGATAGATATAATGGTGCCACTGCCCTTGGATACGAACAGGGGTTGTGCACATGCTTTAATGGTGGAGACCCTACAAAGGGATGTATTCTCTCTTGTACGGGGGACCAGGACTGCAGCAAAGATGTAGATACCAGTTTCACATTCGCTTCCAGTCATTGTAATTACCAAGACAATGTGAGTTACACAGATGAGTTATGTACTGTGAATTTACGAGACAGTTTGTGTAACTTTTACAGAGGTAGATGTGAATGTGCTACCCCTTTTACACTATACTCAGACGATAACCAGACAAAATATATGAACCCATTTGAGTCCTATCGTGTGGCATTGATGCAAGGGTATGAAATAGATGAGTACATGACCTTTACCAGGTATCAGGGTACACCACCGTCAGATCTCGTGGAAGCTTTTGATAACATTGATCCCAACTTTGAATGCTTCAAGGATCTTGACAAAACACAGGAGGTCTCTTGCGACTGGATTAGAGCGTTAAAACACTTTGCAAGAGGCGGATCACATAGGATAGGAAATTGTCACAACTTTGCACCGGGCACAGACGAGGCAAAGCAAGTGCCTTGCAGTGGGCATGGGTTTCCTGTGGCTGGCACATGTGCGTGTGATTATGCAGAAGAGTTTGATGTGCGTTCTACGGGTGTAGGATTGGCTTTCGAATTACCTGGATTGACAGAGACACCGTGGAGAGGCAAAAATTGTGGGTTTTTATGTCCAGGTTATGATATGAAATCCATGGACAGTGTGTGTAGTGGTCACGGACTATGTGCTTCTGATGGGCGCTGTGATTGTGACCAGGGCTGGACAGGCTATAAGTGTGATTTAGCATGTGAGAAAACACAGAAAGTACTCTCTTGTAGTGGTCATGGGACTTGCAATGAACGTCTATACCGCAGGGGGGACAGTGATGAAACAATTCCCGAATCATTTGACACAAATTGTGAGAGTGAACCTATGTACCTAGCCCGTGATAGGGTGGTTGAGTTTAACGGTGCGATTTACCATATGTATGAGAATTTGGGTTTAAAGGTGGACATATATTCCAATAACGTGCTACAAGAAACACGAGATGCTGTTTTAGACGATTTTTACATAAACGGTACGGCTTTTAGGCACCCGCATGGGTATGAATCCCTAGTACCTTACATGCCATGTAATGATACTTTAAGTGTGAAAAGAGAAGAGGCAGTGCTACCTTTTGATGTTCAGGGTACATCATCTGTATTCATAGAATGTAATGTACTTCCTGGATACGAAGTTCGGTGTGGTGAGTGCACATGTGAAGAAACGAGTCAGTCAGGTCACTGGTCTGGTCACGATTGTCGTACACCCGCGTTAGGATACTATAATAAAGATGGGAGATCCAAATGCCCAGGCATGGTGGATGGTGTTCCATGTAATGGCGGTGGCACCTGTATGTGGGGTACATACGAAGGCGAGGGTACTATATTCACAAGCGACGCGAAATGTTATTGTGGCAACCCTGGTCCGGATACAACCCTTGAAACAGCACCTAGAACAGATAATAACCGGTTCATTGTCCATGCGATGAATGGTGACACGCCATTGTATCGCAAAGTCATTGATTCTGTAGATAAAGTGAATAACGCCTGTCCAGATGGGACTGTTGAGTCTGGAGGTGTTTGTGTACCTGAACCACTACCTCTGGAAAACTATAATAATGATTGTTCCTGTAAATTTGGCTGGCAGGGGGCTACCTGTGAGACACCACGTATGATGTGTTTGTTCTCCGGAACGGAAACCGATGGGACGAAGTGTTTATGTAAAGACAATAATAATGTACTGAACCCCCTATTACACGAACAGGGATGCTGTACAAAAGGAACCTACTGGAATCAGAACAGATATAAAAGTTTCAGTGTTATAAATGATTTTGCACAGATAGACGACAATAGTTTGTATCTGCGAGAATATCAGCACGTGTGTGCACTGTCTCCATCATCACTGGGGTTTGACGAATTAGATATGCACAACTATGTTGCCACTGTCGATGAGTATCGCCTTGAACCAGGCGATTGTATAGGTGCAGAAAATAAAGTACTATACAATGCAATTTATCGTCACAGAAGTGATTTGCCTTCAGGCTCTATTGAACAAGTAAGTGAGTTCAACCCGATTGAAGGGTGCTTGCAATATTGCGGTGCTTTAAACAAGGGGGGCTTTTACTTGGAAGGTCGCAATTGCATATGTAGACAGGACAAAGCATTCGAAGATGGTAATACAGATGTTTTCACCACTACACTTACTGGTACAGGTGGAATATACGACATTTTATACCCCCAGGGGTGTTTTAAAGCGTCTGGTGTCACTGTGACAAATTCCCTAGAGGGGGCACCCCGCCCAAATCATTATCTAGTACCTTCGAGATTCGTTAATATTGTAAACGGGATCTTTGAGAGCCCAACTGACACACTTAAAGCATGCTATGAAAAAGCATTGGCTAGCGGAAACGAAGCATTCACATATAAAAATAACGAATGCCAATATGGCATGATTGGTAATGTTGCACGGAATGAAGATGGCTATCTCATTGAACCGGGAAATAACATAGTAAAACATATGAACGATCTGACAATTCAGAATCCCAAACCATGTGGTATTGAATCTTACCTTGTATTTCCCGAAAAAATGAGTAACATGTGTGAGTGCCCTATATGGGACTATGAAGAATGCGCCACCCCATCAGATACATTATTGTATTCATCATCTATTGCATCTAAAAATGCTACGAAACACTCGTGCATTAGCGCATGCACATTGGACAAGAAAGGGACAGCCAGAATAACTCGAGGTTTTGTATATGCTCATGATGGAGAATGTATATCAGGTGTAGACGCATCTGGCAATGGCGCGAAAACACCACAAGAATGTGCTGATAAGTGTTCTGGAATGCTGGTTGACAGTGTTCAAGCAAAGGGATTTGTATTCAGTGCTATCACAGTAAATAATAACCAATTAGGTTGTTATTGTGAAGGTGTTTCATCTCATCCTCATCCAGATTGTGGTGGTATTGCGACGGGGAGTACAGACTGGACAGACTGGGTTAGATATGACTTTAATGATGAGCCCCAATTCAAATGCTATTGTGGAAATGGCTGTGTAGACGGTTCCGGTGCTTATAGGTTGTCACACGATATGTATAAAATGGCACCAGAAGGTGAGACATGTGGTGGTGATTGGCTTGTAATTAAAGACATAGACACGTGCTCTGCTGCTGCAAAATACTTAGGTAACATACCTACACAAGTAAACCCAGTTGCCATCTTGGATAGTGACAAACAACATCGTCCTGTAGGGTGGTGCGGGTTTTACTCGGCTGTGGATGGAGGGAATTCTGAAGAATGGCTTATTCTTAATAACGAAGCTCAGACAGACTCAAATCAATATAGCCGTATCATCTGCCAACGTACACAAGTGTGTAAATGTGAAGGATTCTACATACAGGATGGAATGGCTATTACATGCCCTTCAGGGGAATACAGTGACACATGCTCTCACTCTTGTAAAGAGTGTCCTGTGGGGCAATTCTCACAAGAAGGTGCATCTGCATGCAGAGAATGTGAGGATGGTACAGTACAAGATGGACCAACGACATGTGTCACATGTTTACCTGGTACATTCGCTGTCAAGGGAGATGCTATGTGTTCAAACTGTGCTACAGGAAAGTACTCGGCATCCGGTGCAAGTGAATGTATAAACTGCAATGCTGGTCAACATCAAAATGAAGAAGGTAAAACATCATGCAAATCATGTACTATTGGTAAGTACTCTTCGGCTGGTTGGACAAATTGTGGGAACTGTAATGCTGGTCGATACCAGAATCAGAATGGTCAAACGAGTTGTAAAGGATGTAGCCCTGGATATTACCAGAATCAAAATGTTCAATCTGGTTGTAAAGATTGTCCTAACGGATATTACCAGAGTCAAAATGGAAAGACTTCATGTTCAGGGTGTTCTCCAGGTTATTTTGGCAATGAAATGAGACAGGATTCGATCTACAGCTGTAAACTTTGTATTCAGGGTCGATATAGCAGCTCGTCCGGTTCATCTAGTTGCTCATACTGTTCAGGATACACATACCAGGACGAGGGTGCGCAAGCAAGCTGCAAAAGTTGCCCAAGTCTGGGTGGCTCGGACTATAGTCGCTATCCTAGTGGTTGTATGGGATATAAGACATGTTCCACGTGGCAAGATTGGACGTATGAATGTGCCAACAATGATTATGTCTATTCCCCTAATGGACACGCACAATACTACTGCTGCTATGCTTGTACAAACTGTGCCAAGTCTACAGCCCAGGCTATGTGTCCTAACAGTTTCTCTGCTGTTTTAGTAGGATACGATTGGCGTAATTACGTTATATATAGTTGCAGTCCACCAACAAATCATCCTCCAAGGTTATAACGGTGTATTTACCAGCAATCGTGTTTCACAAGAGCATGGCATTGGCTTTAACCCCCTTTAATCATGTCATCACAGACTATGAGTTTCTGGGAGATATTAATAAGGGAGCTCAAGATTGCAATGTGTGGCACATAGGTGCTGTAAAAACGGATGGGAGTACTTTCGAAGTACATATACTGGTAGATACAAATAGAGAAACACATGAAGGATGTGTGACGGTAACTGATAAATACCTACGAGATAGATACGCTGTGTCGTTCAAAGAGGGGTTTCAACATTTTGTAGATTGGGTAGGTCCCCAGGCTATTATTATTTCTCATAATTGTTTTAAATCCGACAAACCTGTGTTAGAGTATGAATGTAAGAGGCATGACATAACCATGCCAAATTGGTACTTTTACGATTCACTGCTTTTTCTTCGCTCCAAAGTCCAGAGTCTGTCCTACAGATTACCCGACCTGTACCAACAAATCACTGGTAAACCTTTTAGAGAGACCCATACAGCCTTAAAAGATGCTCTTGGACTTAAAGAGATTTTAGACAGAGTTCCTATACATGGACTTTATATGTATCCAAAGTACTTAACTCCACTACAGAATATCAAATGGGTGGGAACAGCATGTGAAGAGGCTCTTGTAAAAGCAGGGGTTCGGTCGGTAGAAGATTTAGTACTCAAATACATGCAGTGGGTTCAGTTGGACGGATGTGTGGTTACCTTGATGAAACAGTTTTTGTCTATGTTGAACCTCCCATGTCATGATCTTACACCCATTGCTTCGGAAATTGTGAACCACTGGTTGCCTGTCACACATGGGGGGTTATCTACACATTGTTTGTTCTAACGGTGTATAAAAAGATCAATTATTCTTTAAAAAATGTCTACAGTTGGTCAATAAAGAATATAATAGGGTTAAAGATACATATTTGTATTTATTTCTTCCTTTTTAAAGTGTGTTTCCATAGCTTTCCTTACATCTTCGTACATCAATTTCTTGTCCCCCCCCGTCATCCAGTTACGCTCAGAATATTGTATTTTACTTTTTAGTGCGATATTCATCGTATCCCCACCAGCAAACTTGAACTGTTTTGAATAGAACAACTCTTTCGCTTTGTCCTCTACAGACCAGCCATGTTTCTTCAGTTGCAATTTAAAAATATCGAAAATTTGGTCTGGTGTATATTTGGGAATATCAAAGTTCCAAGCAAAGCGTCTTCTTAGTCCAGGTTGTACAGTAAACACTTTCTCTACTTCATCTTTGTACCCTGCTACAATGACCACTGTGTCACTATTTTCACTCATAAATGTATTCAGTTCACCCAATGCTTCGGCTCCATAAGAGTCTGCATCCGAATTTGTCAGTGTATAGAACTCGTCAATAAAAATACAACCTCCTTTATGACGATGTAGGGCTTTCTTCGTCCTACCAGCAGTTTGACCCATATAAGGTGCCACTAAATCACTGCGGTGTAAGGTATTAAAACTAGCACCATCGCTGAACACCTTCAGACTAGACCACAGATCATACATCACTCTCGCTAAACTTGTTTTACCACACCCAGGGGGTCCTGTAACACATGTGTGTAGAAAATGATCATCTGTGGAACCATCATTACAAAGCAAGAATTTTAATTGCCCCATGACATTTTTCTTTACTTCCTCCATGCCCACAAGCTTCTCCAATTGTACTAACCTCTTATCTAGCTTCCCAAAACGATTTTTAAATCTTTTGGCATGTCTGATAACACTGTCTGCCCGCTTTCTTTTATGCATTTAAAAACAAGATATACTATTTATACACATGTGTAGTTGTAAATGTTCTCGAACTTCGATTTCTATGTGCCTGGTAATGATTTATATGCCACCCTTCTTCAGCTTGGATTGGAACCAATTCACGTTTCACACAAATACTCACAGACAGAAGTGCTGAAAAAAAATGTCTCCACCCAAACTGAAAGCACTAAAGGTATTCTATGGGGTTATTTTTAACATTTTCTTTCATTTATACATTGTACTGTCCAAACATGCCAACAGCAGGGTCCGTAAACTGGTTCCTACCCCTCAATCGCCTGTACTTGTTCTGTACGTATCTTTTGAAACGTTTCATCCATCTAGGCATTTATGTACAACCGTCGGGTATTAATACTTATAAAAAACTCAAAAATGCTTTATGAACGCATTGTACCAATTGAGCCCGCAAGGTGCATAGAGTTATCGGCTCTCCTGGAAAGCTCAGATGACTCCATAGAGAACATGGAGGAATATCTTGCCAAGTTTCGTGAGATACTAGATATACTAAAGAAAAATCCCCACACCATGATGAAAGAACAACCCTTGTTCCGATGGCACGACAGAAACAGTGCATGTTGGAAGTTTGAAGAGCACCGGATACTACATACGTTACACGAAATGCTCATGTACAAATCCAAGATACTTTTTGACAAGTGTGAGTACAAACAAGCCAAGGTTCACATGTCTAGAGCTGTTGACGTTTGTAAAGAAATGTTACAACTGAAATGGTTTCAGACGCCCCTTGTCCATAGCATGCCAGAGCTACAACCAGAATATCTACTTGCACTCTTATTTCGCACAAAAGGGACATACTGCTTCAACATGCACATGTTCAAGACATCTCCAGCTGTAGCCAAAATGGCATGCAAGTTTGTAGAGATATCGAATGCCCTGTGGAAGAAAGGGGCTTCAGCAGAATATGAGAACAAATTGAAAGCGCATTATCACCATGCAGTCGCTTCTACTTCAGATGACTTTAAGGAAATTATATCACACAGTACGGCTGCAATCGCACTATATGACGATCCCAAAATGAAAGAAGATCACGAAACATGGGAAAACCGCAACAACACTGTTCACTTTGAGACACCCGAACCTGTAGAGTGTAATGTGTTCACTTTAGAAAGAGCTCTCCAAATAGTATAATATTTAAAAGCATGCATGTAAATAAATGTGTTTTCCCTGGAGGAAAAAAGATAAACCATACACGAAGATGGGGGACGAATGTGCTATATGTTTGGGGGTTATAATGGGCAAAGGTTCGGAGTGCACTGCTTGTCACATGCGTATCCACAAAAAATGTTTGATAAGGTGGAAATATTCGTGTAAAAAAAGAAGAGTGGACTACACATGTCCTCTATGCAGATGTGTGATCAAAGAGTATATACAAGATGTTGTACTTTGAAATGCTTTTATGGTTTCCAGAACATATTCCGGTTGAAACTGTACTAGAATATGTCCAGGCGCTGCCGAAAGCTATGTTTTCACAAATTGTACAGGATCGGGTCCATTCCAGGTACCCCGCATTTAACCATGTGAAAATTTACCTAAATTCAAAATTTGAGCTAATCGACACGACATGTGCTATATGCAGAGAGGATGCAGACTATCAGTTGAACTGTGGTCATATATTTCATAAAAGCTGTATTATGCAGTGGAAGAAGAAGACGTGCCCTCTTTGCCGTGCACCAATTGCAATTTAATGTCACACACAGGGCAATTTGGTTTCCACCTAGCCCACTCATCAATGCATTTGCGGTGGTAGATATGTCCACATGCCAGTTTGATTTTAGTGAACTTGGAGTTCATACAAATCACGCATCGTATCCTTTTTCTAGTGCGTATACCTACACATTGTACTTCATCCCCCTTAGTCATTTCATCATAATAAGATTCCATGGAGTCTTGTACGGTCATTGCTTCTATGAGCTCGGGGGGTACCAGAACTGAAAATGTAGCATCGTTGGGGCGCTCAGACATCTTACGATCAATCCAATCTTCCATTTCTTGCTGTGTGGGGAACACACCTCTTTTTATTTCCGATATATAACGATTCCTTACTTTACGATAAGATGGCGAGTATGGAGATCCAATTTGATGGGTGCGAAAAATCCACATTTATGTACATAGAGAATCTGTAAATAATTTAAAATTTGAGTTCTAAAGCATATGTAGACATATCTTGTTCTAAAGCTTCGAGTTGCAGTACATAGTATTCGAGGTTTGAAAAGTACCCCGCTGCGTATCCCTTGACTACATTCTTCCACTCATTCAACCATGTACTCTCTGTAAGCTTTATACCACAGTCGTCAATTGTCGATTCCAAGCTAGCAATAGGTGGAAATATGCCTCCAAAACGTTGGTTTTTCCTCAGTCTAGGATATTTGTTTTTAGATATACAAGCCCATGCGGACTTACCATCTGTCGAGTGTTTCACCCAGCACCATGTATCGAACTCGATATCCTTTTCGTAGTCTTTAAAAATTTGCGTAATCAGTTTTTGAAGTTTGGGATCTTTCTTGCAGGCTTTGATGATCATGTGTTTATTGAACCTGTGAATCTGCATCTGCGCTAACTGCTGCGATACATAATACTTAGCACCTGCAACTGGTTTTATGTAACTCAAGTACCCCCAGGCTGCGGATACCGCGGCGGCGGCGGCAGTCCCCCACAACACACCTGACATTTAATTACGGGGTTTAGAATTTATACTTTGAAACGGTGTATATAAAAATGTTCAACTGTTCATCACATGTGTATAGATATATATGTAGATAAAGTTTTAGTTTACACAGACTGTGTGGTTTCAACACCATCGCCAACACCATCGCCACTATCGCCACCATCGCCACTGTCGCCACTATCGCCACCATCGCCACTATCGCCACCATCGCCACTATCGCCAACACCATCGCCACCATCACCCATAATATCTCCAAGTATTATACCAATATTTCATGATATCTATGTGCCTAGTTCTTCTCAAATCTATACATTCGCACCAAGTAGCATTAGCCCTAGTCCAAATATTACACAAAGTATAATTGATGTGGGCAATGTTCTAGAAACACCGTCTACCATCCCAATAATGAACACGACCATAAGCCCATCTTCCAGCAACTCGAGTAACATGGCTTTTCCTTCTAATAACCCCTCTTATATAGAAGACCATGATGTATTAAGTATCGTTATTGTGGTATCATCACTAATCCTACTCTTGTGTTTTTTCGCTTGTAAAGGACGATGCAAACAGAAAAAGGTATCACCATTGCATGTCAGGCATAAAAAACGTTGCATGTGTTACAGATGTTGTACAAAAAAACCATCATTGACAGAACAAACAGTGACAGAACCAACAGTGACCCCTACTCACACTCGTCCATACAAAAACCAGCCCCCTCTACCGAATGGTCCATAGATTCATTTGGGATGGGGGGGTGCAATATGTTGATTCGCTGCTAACACTGATGAATATACAACTACTATAAAAGAGTTTTCTTTCTCCAAAATGACTGTTAAAGAACTAATGTCCGAAGAAACTACAAACACCACCCCCAACAATACGGCTATATATGCAGATTTCTTCACTATAATTATTGTTTCAGTGATGTTGTGTGGTACAGTCATTATCACTACTCAGATGTGGGTTTCTGAGCTCCATGAAGAGTTTACATATATGCGTGGGGCTACCCCCTAGTTACAAGAAGAAACAGTCTTAATCGTCTTTCTAACTCATCTTGAAGTCTCTTCAATTTTGAATTTTCATTGTTGTAGTTTCTTTGATACCATCGTTCCTTTGTAGTGTTAGACATATACTTCAGTGAATCCATACCTTCTTCTACAAGGACTTTGGAGTTAAAGGCGGGGTTGGATTCTTTCATGTTTTTGTATCTTTCCAACACTGAAGTGACGGCTGTCAGTAAAGCATCGCTGTCATCGTGTAGTTCTTCTCTCTCTAAAACATAGTCGGATGTAATACTAAATAGTTTATTAGCAACATGAGACGTCCCATAATATACTACAGGAATAAACAAAAGATATGCCATTGTTCATCTGTGTGTCTCTATTTATATTTATACGGTGTATTTACCATCTCCATCATTTTACAAAACATGACAAAGACTCAAAAAGTATGCAAAGGTGATCTTGTAAAATATCACCAGTACGAGTGGATAGTCAAACGCAAACGAAACCAAATGGTGCAGCTCATACGACGCCAGGTGGGCTCTGGACCAGCTATATGGGTACCCAAATCTCGTATAAAGCATGCCGACCAAACCTGGAGACAGACACTGGCTGCTGGTGATCCTGTTAAACTTTTTATAGGAGGTCATTGGGTATTTGCAAGAGTCTTCAGAAGGGAAGGAAACAATCTCTGCATACAACCCAGTTTCACTAATGTCACCACACGCATGAAAGATTCCTCTGGACACATTGCAAAATCTACGCATAGTTTCCCTTTATGGGAGGAAGATGTTAATAAGCTCGTCATGTACAAAGGAGAAATCCAAATGGAGAGGGGTCCGGGGTTAATTTATCCCTGGACATATGCATCGGGTGTTCCAATAAAACAAAAGGAACATACTTTCATCACGAAACTCGAATTCAGACCAACACATACATCCGGGTTTCCTATGAATATGTACAATCATCTAAGCACAGATGAAATTATGTACGACATATACGAAACCTTTACACACGGCATGCCACAAATTTTGAGTTATGTTGCAGATCAATATGTCATGCAGAGGGTGGGTAGATACAAAATTGAAAACCAGAACCTAGACACATATGCTGCACAAGCTCTAGACCACAATGACGAGAGAAGACTTAATGAACTTCTCAGTGTCGGTGGAAACACACCCGTATGGACTCTGAACGAGATTGCTTTGTGTTCTCATTTTAGTCGCCCATACATTAAGCCCGAGATTTCATACGATGCCGAATGTGATTTGGTAGTCCTCGAACTTTATTGGACAGGTGTTAAGATGCCCATGGTTCGGAGCTTGAAGAAAATTATGGAACACATTTCAACCCCAATGAAATATGAACCTGAAATCGTTGAGGTTCAAAGCAGTCCTGAGATATCATTTGCACTATCCAGAATGCTTGGTATGGAGATTGAGCCACTCGAAAAACTATATTTACGCAGTGTTAATCAACACTGGCTCACAATTGATCGTGGGTTTTGTAGAAAATCGTTGAACCGGTATGGGGGGGTTGTTCACATACCAGGCATTGATTTTACGTTATTGGCAAAAGAATTGGTAAAAAGAAGTCCCATAAAAACACTGGTTGTTGTAGAAAATAACACAATGTCTATGTGGAAAAAATTCCCACATTGGCATGGGAGAAAACGAGAAGATGGTAAAATTGTTGTCACTACAAGATCCACACTATTACGCTCATGGACGTCACTTCAGGGGTTCAAACGTTTAATTTGTATCGCTATACCAACACCTGGTACTGTTTATCATGATGTTGTATGTGGGATGCCATGTAAAATTCGCTGGGCTTTTTGTAACAATGTATCGGGTGCAGGTGCCTTTCATATATTTGGTCTACCAAATAGAAATAGAGCATCTGTAAAGTTGTCACGATTAGATATGGAACGTATGGGTGTGTTATTCCCAATCAAGACTATTCAGAAGATCATGTGCAAAATCAGACCTACTCAAGCTCACATTAATCGGAACATTCAGTTCATGCCTTACAGTAAAAAAAAGGAAATGATATCGAAATACTTGCTGAAACCAACACTTGTACCAGCTCACATACGTGGTGAAAAATTAGACAGCTACAATGGCACAATAGAGTCAATTGCTTCAAACTTTAAATTGGACAAGAACATATTGAAAGAACGTGTAAAGGAAACATGTGCAGTATGTTTAGAAACGATCAGCAACCCAGCTGTCACACAGTGTGGTCATGTTTTCTGTGCAACATGTGCTAACGAACTAGATAAAAGAAACATCAACTGTGCCATGTGTCGCTCTAAAATAAATGGATTCATGAGGGTATCTGACGAGGACACACCCGGGAAGATTGTTATGCACAGGGGGTCGTGTTATAGAGTACAAGATGATATATCATGGGGGTCCAAATACAGAATTCTAAAAGAACATACAGATGCAACATTCGTCACACAATACAGTTCTGTGAAAAAGGCATTAGAACAAGCATTCCCTGAAACCAAAGTTGTTACACGAAAAGCCATAAATAACGGTCTAAGAGTGGGAACATCCAAAATTGTCATGGTAGAACCAGAACCAATACCGGATTTTGACTATGCATGGGGTAAAGATTTAGAAATTATATCACTATGTTATAGAGTAAACGTATAAATATGTCGATTTTATTTACAAATGAATCTAGAGTACCAAGTAAGAAATCTTGAAAATGGTTTAACATGCATTTATGTACCCATGGATACACCAGGGTCTGCATGTTCAAATATCATTTATAAAATTGGCAGTGCAAACGAACGTCCTGGAGAAGAAGGTCTAGCCCATTTTTGGGAACACCTGTTCCATAAGGGTAGTGTAAAGTACAATAAAAACACCCCAGGCGGTTGCATTACTGATCTTGAGCTGAAAGGAGGTATTGAAAATGCCACTACATCGTTCTTTCGCACCAACTACTTTCTCACTGTGCCTGTGAATTTTATACCAGATGTTATTTCTAGAGAAGCCGATCGTATGAGGGGAATTGACCGCCAGCTTCTCATTGCAGGGTTAGGTACAGAATGCACTGTTGTGGAAAATGAATTAGAACGGGGCAAAGGCAACCCGATGCGAACCATGATGGCTGCTTTGAATAAGAACGCATACCAGAAGGAAAAGATCCGTGATTCTACAATTGGAGGTTATGAATCTTTGGAACAGTCTGTCAAGGATAAAGGTGCAGCGCTAGAGAGATATTTCAAACGTTCCTACACACCTGACAATGCGTACTATGTACTCGCCGGACCATTCAATGAACAAACATTCACGATTGATCAGTTGCACGACCAAGTGGAAAGGGAATTTGGAAGTATCACCACAGGTCGTTTGGATGCAAACGAGTACCCCGAAGAGCCACCCCAGTTGGGGATGAAAACATTCACAATCCCAGGAGACACGACCATGTGCGCAATGGGATTCAAAGGTCCTAAGGGTATTCACAGTGACAGTATAGCTTTAACTGCACTTTCTAATTGTATGAAAGGACGCATGGGTGCTTTAGAGGAAAGAGGCATATGCATGCAATCGGAAGTTATGTGGGATCGAGCTCTACAGAGCAGTTTGTTCTCGTTGTGGACAGTTGGGTTCAAAGACATCGATGCTGTGAGATCTGCTATGATGAATGTCGTTTATGAAATACAAACTTCTAAACCTATATCAAGTGAAGAATTAAATAAGGCTAAAATAGACCTCCGAAACGGCTGGATTGCACAACTCCAGAGCGCACAGGGTGTTGCAGATGCATTTACAGAAGCTGTAGCTATGGGAAACGCGAACGATGTTAATACCAAATTCGAAAAACTAGATGCACTTTCACCTGCCGATTTGTCACAAGCTGCTTCACACTGGCTTGTAGATACTGGACTGACAATGGGTATCATGTACCCTTATAGAGTCAATGAAGCACACCCTAGTACAGCATTTATTCCAAAACTTAAAAACGTTGGATCCAGGTTAACCGGTGATGTAATTTCACCTCCTCGGTTCGATCCTTCTATCAGTTTTGACCGGGCTCACCATCTAACCTCAAGTGGCTCTGAACCCTCGAATGTACCAGGTGCATCTTGGAAACGCCCAGGTATGGTGCAGGTTAGTGTTACATTCACTCCCAAAGTAGACACAGAGTGGTTTGCAATGTCCATGTCCTCTCTTGTGAAAGATCCTCATATAAGCTGGAGATCTCTAGGACCAGGTGTCGTCATGGCTACATACTCTGGCATGCCCGAAGAACTGAATACAAATAGCCTAGAGGCTATATGGGGTGATAAAAGGGGATACATGACAGCCGGACAAAAGGGAAAGGCTATGCAACAGGGTATAGCTTACGATCCTAACAAGTACTCTGTGAAACTGTTGGAAAACTCTATATTCAACCTCCCTTCGTACAATCACTCGCTGACGAATGCTATTTCTATTGTGAAGAACTCACCTAGAAGAGTTGTGACAGTCGCGCCAGAAGATAGCATGCTCAGCATGGTTCGTAATTACTTCAAACACGACTCACAATATGAAGAGTATGTACCACCGGCTAGCCTTACACCTAAATCAATCACTGTTCCGCAAAACAAAGACTCTGTGAATGTTTTATTCGGTCAAGCACTACATGGCATTGGGCGAAATCACAATGATTTTATACCATTAAATATAGCTACAGCTGTATTGGGGTACGGATTCCATGGCATGTTAATGACTCGGGTGCGCATTCAAGACGGACTAACATATGGTATTGAGGCTCATATTTCACCAGGTATGTTCCAAGTGGGAGCTACATTTCCTCCTCGTAATCTCGAAAGAGGTGTGAACGACATTAAGGCAGTTTTGGCAGATTGGAGGTCTTCTATCACAAAACAGGAGTTCAAAGTGCAAAAAGAGAGGCTGAAACTTATGCCGGTCACATTGTCGGACAACCCAGCCACTTATGTTAAGGCTCAGCATACTTTCCTAGGGGAGAACAGAATCAATGCGTGCTCTTACAAAGACGTGCTCGATGCTTTTGACAAACACATAGACATTAATAAATTAGTACAAATAAGAGTAGGATAAAATATAAATGGACTTTGATTTAGATGAACTCTACATCCTCTGGGTTGGGGTTTAAGACTATAAACACCACCCAGTGCCCCTAAATGAAACTCAGAAGAGTGCACAAGTGCAACGGGGTATGTGGAAGACCCAACTGCACGTACGAAACTGTCGAAACGTGGGGGTTCAAACGTCATATTAAACCAATAAAAAGAAAGAAATATCGTTGTAAATACTGTTCTGAATCTGTAATAAATTTAGCACCACATATAAGAAAGAAGCACCCTGAGCATGTGAACTCAATAAGAAGAATTTTTAGATCCCCATTCCCAGATAAAGGTGGATTTCGATTTATTAAGAACATGGTGGCTAGAAATATTGCTGATGACATATCCAGATGTTATAAATGGTCTGCATCGGATGAAGAGGATCTAAAGTCCATTCATAACAACGAGTCAACATTTAAAATTGCAGTCGAGGTTTACAAAAGATGGTCTAGCATGTATGTCTTTGATGATGCTGGTGGATTTCTTCCCAATGGTTTGCTTCTCCGCTCACATTCATTGCACCAACTCAGTCATGATAGAATCGATAACGATAGACCACACTACATCTCAGGTGGAACTCTTGATAATCTGGCTTTCATTATCAGTGGTATAAACACATCTGCTAATATAGTGTCCCATTATGGAAAACGTACACGAGATATTTTATTCAAACGAAAATTCGTGTCGATTCTAGAAAAAGACCAACTCAAAATTCTAAACAGAGAACGCTCCTCGACAAGTAGAAAATATAGGACAAAATGTGGTACACATAATAATAATGTGGTGTATGCTTCCACGTCTAAAGCATATGACAGAGATGGTAAAAAATATTTCAAAGATAGAACTGAAATGTTTTATTACTGCTATAACCTGTTCGTGGAACAAGGAGCCATATGTGTCATAAGTGGATATTTAATGGATTGTCATGTTGGAAGTGAACTCAGATTTTTCCAGCCTTCATTAGATGCCATAGATCCTATATTGGGTCATAGACCAGGAAACTTGAGATGGGTGTGTAGATTTCTTAATCCTCCCAACCATAAGTACCTTAATACTTTTCAGGACGGAGCTCCTGTAGAATGGACACAGAAATTGTTCAATCAATATATTCGTTACGAAGATGGTGAATTTGTCACCGATAGAGAATCAAATAGATTAAAGTTTAGAGAATTACTCCTAAATTATAATTCATTATAAATACCTTTGTATCCATACTCTAGAGCAGTCTGGTCGTTACCACCTAGTAACATGTTAGTAAATGTTTCTATATTCCCTGACCTTTTCTGGAGTTTACTCTCGGTACCCTCAATTGGGGTAACACCACAATGTTCCAAAAGTTGTTTTGCTGTGAATCTCTCCTCGTAATCACATATCATATGTTTGTACAAACCAGAAGGTTTATAATTTCTGTACATCCGTAAAAGTTCGGGTGTTTTACCATAGAATAGAGGGTTCCCATTGTGTAGTAAGTAAGCTGTAAGCCCCAGTGAGTACATGTCCACACGTCCGTCGTATTTTAGGTCTCCTTCTGTTTTTAAAAGCTCAGGAGGACGAAACCATCGCGATACCATGTACCCAGTCATTGAGTGACTACATTCTTTCTTCCTTGTTAGACCAAAATCAATGAGTTTATAGACGTTGCCGACTTGAATGACATTCTCGGGTTTCACATCTCTGTGAATAAACTCTTTAGAGTGCATAAAGTACAGCGCCTGTACGATGTCATGGATAATTCTCCTTTGATCTGCTCTGACCACTGGTCTTCCCATTTCCATACATATCTGGAACTTGTTGTTGAAAAACCTGGACCACTGGCGTTCGACAATGTGTGAATGTATTAAGTTCATAGCTTCTTCTCGAATACATGCAATGATGACTTCGATTTCTTTAGGATACTCAGGTAGTTCGGTTTCTTTTAGAGCAAAGTATTTATCGTTTGCTTTTATTTTAGTGACTCTACCATACGCTCCTGACCCGAGTAACACCATGGTTTGATATTATATCATCTATAATTATACACCGTTATAACTTATAATGATATTTAATTAAGTGTGCTGTGACCCCATTTACATATGAAGTAAATTTAGAACAAAATGGATTATAGCATTCAGCCATACATTTGGCTACTGCTCTAAACTCGTCTACTCTCTCTCTGCTGATACGGTCGTGTAAGGCTACCTGACCATCATACCTCAAAAATTGTCCGTACATAACATCGTCCATTTTTAAAACTGGATGCAGACACTCATTCAATTCGAACCCATCCATTGGACCATTCAAAGGGGAGCGAATATTTTTTTCATACATTAGATCACACAGTATGTCCGAATTCTCATTACGTTTCTTCTCTATCTCTAACTCTTTAATATCTAGTTCATACTCCTCGTCAGTCTCCGACCCACTTGTGCTAGAATAATCGTACGAACTCATGACGTCTTATGTTTGATAATAGATAATATCAGTAAATACACCGTATAAATTAAAATCTAAGCGCCAGCTGGTTCATTTCTTTATTTATACATTCGTCTTCTTCCTCCTCTTGGATACTCGTCATATGTAGAGTCTGTGAATTCATAGACAGCCACCTTTGAAAGTGTGGATCCCCAATATCTACCAAACCTAACCCTCCAAGTTTTTTAGCCCATTCCCACCAACTGCTACTGGAGGCTGCCCCTGCAGATTTCACTGCGTCGGCTGTTCCAGAACTTCGACTGAAAGGATAAATTGCGTTTATAATTGCATCTTTTAACCAGACAAGTAAATTTTGGATTCCTTCTACCACCATATTGTATGTGTCTGCTACAGTATCCACGATCCATGCTTTCGCGTCAGCTGCAAACTTGTATATTATTTTTGATAGAGTTTCGAAAGCTTCTCCAAAAATATCTCCAAACATCCAGTTCGCCAATGCACGCAACTTGTTACATGCATGCATGATGCCTGAAAACGTGTACTCTAATATTGTTTTTAGAATGCCAGATAATGTTGGAAAAGCAAGGTAAAATATAAGTAAAGACAAAGCTATTGTCAATGCTTTCATTATCCACATCGTGATACACGATAATGGGCTTGATTTCATGCAATTTAAACCATCCCATGCGAACTTAATAAGACCAAGTGGTGCTTTTATTAGGACTTCAAATAGTGTGACCAATGCTGTAAAAGACTGTTTTAATGGACGAACTGCACTGAGTTTAACCTGCCATGTATCGTCCACAAAAATTGATGCAACAATATTTAAAACATCTTTACCGAGCCAAGTCAACCCCCCAGCATTCATAAATCCAGGTTCTCTGGACAATCGTTCACTCCATTTACTCTCCGATGTGTTATAATCAATTCTTTTCAAGACAGTCATGGCTTTCCCTATGCTTTTCATTTGCTTATCATGCCATTTTTTTAGTTTTCTTCCCATCGCTTCTTGATAATCTCGAGATGCTTGCATGTCATCATTCATTCTTTCTTGCAAATCCATAGATTCTGCTAACGTATCTTGAATTGAATCAAACCTTTCTGAGTATTCACCTATAATTTTCTGTGCAGCTTCGTCCTGTAATTTTCGCCTTGCCTCTTCCTGTCTTTCAACATTTGGTGTAAGGGCGACTTCGTTGATTTTTAAAAGTTCTTGTCGAGCTTTTTGAACTTTCTTGATGCTATTTTCATCCGTTTTTCTAATTGTTTCTTTAATCTTGTTCCTTTGCTTTTCTCGAGTTTCTTGTTTATAAGATTCCAAAAAATCATTGCCACATTTTGAATCTACTCTTAGATGTTTTTCAACAGCTTGTAATTGAGCAATAACTGCCTCGGTCTGTTCTTTCGAGAGCCCACCTTCATTACATTTTTCTTCAACAGAGACTTTTTCTTTTGACTCTTCGATGTCATCCCATTCAGGCGGTGGGTTGGTTATTTCTAGTTCCATATGCTTTTCAAACGGTGCATTAAGCATGTCTGCAGCAGATTCAAACTCACCATTCAGAATTTTATTCCTAAGAACCCTCTGTTTTTTGGCTTGAGGTCCCACATATGGACTCTTCTCTAATTCAATCATTGCAGATATTAACATTCGAGCCTCTTGTTTCATAACAATCACTGAAGACACGTCGATTCCCAAAAACTGTGCTATAGACTTTGGTCTGCGGTTCTTAATCCTCTGCCCCCTATACATGGATGCATTCTTCCGTGATTTGAGTAGTTTTGCATCGGCACCTAGTTTACCGAACGACCTCCGTCTTAGTTTAGGCGACGATGGTCTAGTTCGAGGTAGACTCATGTTTACAGAATATACCACAATATATATACTTTTTTTTAACCAAAAAAACTTCTTATATCTGCATCTGTAAGTTCACTGGCTAACCCATGTTCATCTGTCTTTCTTTTCTTTCTCTTAGACCCCACGTTTATATATCTCAGTATACTCCCTGATTGTGCTGGGGCAGTGATGGCTCTCCTCCGGAATACATTTCTACCCACAACCAGATCCATAATTCTCTGAATCGGTTTCCACAGCTGTTTCTCTGCATAGTATGAATAATCGAGAGGATATTTAGTCAATTCCCCCCTCTCGATCGCTCTCTGGTTCAGCGGCTCTCTCCCTGCTCGAATAAAGTACTCGACTCGTTCTCCCGCTTGGTACTTTCCTCCCAACCGTTTTGCAAGTTCCACGTGGGGTGCTGTCGTCTTGTAATTTTCTGGCTTCTGTGAGAGCTTCTTAGACATCACGAGGTCGTCTACAGGGATCTGACCAGCATATAGTTTCTTCATAACACCCTGTACATGCGACACACCCTCCTCAATCTTCCAACCCAACACTAGTTCAATCAACTTTCTCTGTGTCTTGATCACCATAGGACAAAAGTCTCTGCGGATGCACTCGAAACCCTTTATATCGACCTCCATCTTCTTCCCAGGTTCATGTTTCTTGCCAAAATATCTCTTTCTCATGTACAACACGAAAGGAGGCGCGTATGCTTTCTCGTACTCCATCAGCACGGGCTTCAGAAACATCTGAGTGATATCCGAAGCCATGACTTCTCCTTGTTTATGAGCATTCTGAATGAGTTCTTCTTCGTTCTTTCCATCACAAAACTCCCTAGACAGTCTGACAAAACAAGAGTCTGTATTATGCACTACGAGCTTGCCTGGTCCCACTGCAAAGTGATGATTATCTGTGGTCAAGTCATACACCCATTGGTCTTCAGCAGGTAGTTCTTCTACTGAAAACTTATGAGATGGCTTCCGTGTTCTAAACGACACTCGGTAGCCTTTCGTATGCTTATTGATTGCTGATTTCATACCAAGCCTATGAATCAGATACTGATATCGAAGAGCATTCTCCTTCGACTTCATAATCCGTCTGGCACGTTCCTTATTATTTCCTGTTGAACAAAGACCCTCAAAGAACCCATGGATTACTCTTTGGGGGGCAAGCAGTATGAATGTAGGAACCCTCCACTCTTCATACTCGACCCCATAAGTGCATTTTCTTCGTCCAAGAGACACACCCCACCACCATGCGTCCCAATAGTTAAGAGGTGAGTACCTCTCCCCCTGGTCTGGATACTCTGCATGCATCAGGTCTCTGGTACATTCTGTGGGTTTCACAGGAGTTCCGTCGCTCTTTAACATAGAGTGATCTTCAGTAACGTCCACTAAAGCATCCTCTGTCAAAACCCTATACATTTTCTTAGCAACCTTGTGTCGAATGACTCTGTGAATTTTTGTCCAGCCCTTATCACTCCAGACTTCATAATGAGTAAGATTGTGTGCTTCTTTGTCCCCATACTTCACATAGGACCGAGTAAGATCACTAATCTGCATTATCTCAAATGCTCCTTTGAATCGCACCATAATAGGAGTATCTGCTGCCACACTGTCTCCATAAATGACCTCACTGCCTTTCCATGCTGGATTATTATTCACACTGTCCATCGTCCTCAGAGTAAGTCCTCTTCCGTACTTTGTCACACTGGATGCAATGCGTGGCTCTGGTAAGTACCCTTTTTTTGCACCTGTAAACCCATAGACACTGTTCATCACCACTTTGAGAGCGAGCTGTTTACCATCCAATACAGCATAGTCGTCAGTTCCATAATGCTTTTTCATTTCTTTCTTGACCCTTTTTCTCTCATTATACATGGTTGCAAGCATGAGAGGTAGAATCCCTTGTCGTAATTTAGTGGTCAGAAAGCTGCAATTGTCCGGATTGTGCGTCACCTTGAGTCTCCCATCTACCCAATCATAGTCTGGTACTGTGCGTACATCTTCACCCTCGACCCATCCGTTCTTCTCGATCTCTTCGTTGGTGACCAGTGTACTGTAGCACATGTTGAGTGCTCTCATAATACTGGGATATAGACTTGCAAAGTCTACACATATGACTGCATCTTTGTACATACCCTTCTTCGGTGGTAATACTACAGCTCCCTGAAACCCATCGGACTGTTTGTCTGTTCTTGGGATAAAGATGTTTTTCTCTTTGCAATAGTACTGCATAAGAGTAATCGTTCGTATTCCCTGTCCACGGTTAAGAATGTCTACAGCAAAGCATCCAGTCACTTGACCCATTTGCACCAGGTTGACCACTTTCTTGAGCTTATCAAAGAGATCGACCACGAGCTTGCAATCCTTCACACAATAATCTGCGAGTTCTTTACGTCCCTCTGGTGTCTTAAACTTTTCAGGAATGAGATGGTAGGGCATGTCATCTTTACCTGTACCCATGAATTTTTGGCATACAGCTTCTAAAGAGTACTTGGACAGATTATGCTGGGCTCTCATGACCTCGTAACCATCCATCACCACGACCCCTGGTATGTTGAGTCTGTATTGCTCTTGTGTACCCTTTTGATTGGAATGCGTAGTGATATGGCGAATGGTAGACGTATGACCCCTGAGTCTGGACCACTTGAAATCAATCCCTAACTTTTTGCATCTGGTCTCAATATAAGTGTTGTCAAACCTGTTGATGTTATACCCAGTGAGGATATCGGGACTCACTCGTTGCACATACCTCAGGAAAGCTTTTAGCATGGCTTCTTCTGTAGCAAATGAGTCATATCCTGGTGTGTCGTTCAAACAAAAGCACTTGCTCTCTTTCTTCGTGTAGCACCCGATAGTAATTACTGGGTCCCTCTTGGGGTCTGGAAACACTCCAGGGCGAAGTAGACACTCGATATCGTAACTCAACATGACAGGCTCTATATACCCCTTCATAGTCTTGATGCTCTTCAGCCAGTATTCAGCATCACAAAATGTTTTCTTGCTTTTATAAGGATTTACTTGTACTTCGAACAGACTGCATGGGCGGATACCATTTGCAATGAACCACTGGGAATCTAGTCCAACTTGATCATTGAACATGGACACAGCTTGTTTCCTAAGCACCTTGCGAGTCTTGAAAAATTCAATCACACTCTTAAAGTATACTTTGTAAAAAGCACGTTGTCCCCATTCAACAATGTCGTTCCCCTTTACAATACGCACTGTAGCTGTTTGAGGAATAGCAGACGTGGTTATTATTCTTCCAAGCGGTCCTGAGCTTGTCTCTGTTAACTTAGTAATATACCTCGGGTCCTTCCCACAGATCAGGTGGGGTTCTATCTTAGTATGTATAGCAGCCGACCCCTCGCTGGTACGACCATATAGTGTGAGGATACTAGTAGGTATGTCTACACTACACGCAGTGTGTTGGAACTGCATCTTTTGAGAACATCTGCCTGCCTCAAATACACCGTTTAAAACGGTACCAAAACGCGACTTCTGTGCATTTCAGAGCATGATCCCATGATTATTAAAAATATATTTTTTCTTACTTTTTATAAAAATGCTATTAATACAAGATTAGGTGCCGAAACTGGTAGAAGTCGCGTTTTGGTACTGTTTTGAACGGTGTATATGGGATGCGCATAGATTCATAAAAAATGAGTACACTATATGTTATAACTCATGCATTACTTTGGAGTTTTATGGAAGTCGAAACAGAGGGCAAACGTGGATGGATGTATGACAGCCCTACTACTTGCAGTGGGATATTTGCATTTACATGGTACCATATCGTGATGAACATGATTGCTACACTTACAGTTACATTCATCATACGCCCATCTATAGTTGACAAAACACCAGAAGAGATTAAACGCACTATAGTCACGTGGCTCTACAATCTTATACTGTGGTTTGTGGTAGAAGATGTGGGTTGGTTTGTCATCAACGGGATGACATACAGGTCTGCACCATGGCAGACAGCTATTGCAACAGTCTTAAGTACTGTATTACCTCTAGGGTTCGTCAGATACATGTACGTGAACAAGTACAAGAGAGAGTTCTATTGGGACTTGGTAATGTTACCTATTGTGATTTACATGTGGGCACCTTTCGGTCAACCATTCGATGCAAATGAACCTTATACACCTAGACACTCGTATTGTAATTAAACTTTATATTTTGTACGTATACATTGTTGTATTGTCCACACTGCACAGAATATGCAAGAGATATAAAGGACAGTGTTTAGAACGTAGAACGTATTGGACTCTGGAAGAAACTTCTTGATTTCAATATCGTGTCCAATCGTACTGCTTCTGAACTCTCTCCAGAATTCGTAGGTAGTGAAGTGTTCCATCTTGTAGAAAACAGAATTAAAATCGTCTCTGGTGTTTGCTACATAACCTATGTATACATCAATTTGAGATACAATAGGCAAGGCTTGTTCTAGAAGAATGCCTGCACCCCTCGGTGTCAAGTAATACATTTGCGTCCCTCCGAAACCACTCCTAGGTTGGACACTGCACCAGTACTCACCACATTCTGATCTATCTGCGAATGGGAGATATACAATGGCTGCATGGTCCACCCCTGGTGGTATGCGTGCTATAGCTGTCTGCATGAAATCTTTATCCATACGAACATCATCCTCCAACACAATGATTGGTTGGTCCAACTCTACAGCCTTTTGCCACAAACCAATATGAGACAGAGAGCACCCGACAGCCGAAGCTTTCCCTGTGTGCATGAAATCAGTGTCGAGATTTTTATATATATGATACCTTGCAAATGGAGAGACTCTTGGGTCGTTTTTAATGTCAAGTAACGATGCATCCACTGCTGGAAATATAGCTGTCATGTTGTCTGGAAACACCTCTTGTATTTGAGGAAAGTGTTCGGCACAGAACTCACCCCTCAGGCGCTGCAAACAGATCATAAAAGCAGGGACCATATGGTTACGGAATTAGAAAAAAACAGTTATACACCGTTATATATATAGTGTATACGTGTAAAAATGTCTGCGGGTCCCCGTGGTGAAAAACTCATCCAAGGTATGTACACATTTGCATTTTCTCCAGATGGGACTAAAATTGCAACTGCTTCGCCCGATCATAATATATTGATATGTGATGTGAAGACAGGCATATGCCTTCATACTTTTACTGGACACACGGATATAATAAACACAATGGATTGGCGTGGGGATAAAATTATTTCTGGATCAGAAGCCGGCGAAGTGGTTTTGTGGGATCTTCGTGAACTTGACCTAAATACAGTGGACGAAGTTGACGATATGGTAGTATCTACTTTAAACATGACTTTTCTGAGAAATTATGATAACCCCATAAAACGAGTTGCCTTTTCTGAAGATGGGTCGAAAACGATGTCACTAGCTATATCTGTTCAAGGCATGGGCACCCTGTCAGTTGGGAGTACAGAAAACAAAGAACAAGACCGTGTAGACACCGACTACTATGGATCTAGAATGCGAATACGGGATGCATGCTTTTCTCCAGATGGTGCATACATTGCAGTTGCAGCTGCAGACGGATTGAACATTTTACAACTATGGGGAATTAAGGTCCTTGGCTCGTGGCACCCAAATGTGTTCCATCTTTTCTCTGGAGACCATCGCCATGTTGACTGGAAAAAAAATCATATTGCTACCTCATCAGCACACCCTCAGGGGGCTAGCTACCTTGACACCCGTGTACAGGTTTTCGACATAATAGGTGACATAAGAGATGGAAAATACAAAAGCCGAATAGAACATGGACAATTAGATTGGACATCCGACATTGAGCTTTCCGCAGATAACACGCGTGTCACATTTACTGGTACTAATAGGCGTATGGTATACCAATACGATATAGTTACACATAGGTGTGTAGAACAAATGGTTCACGATGGGATGGTTAGTGCTGTAAAAAACTCCCCAGACGGGCTTTTTATATGTTGTGCTGCATCGGATGGATATCTTCACTTATGGGATGACAGGTTTAAAAGAAGACAAATAATTGAAGCAGCTATTGAAGCTTATGTAAAAAAAGAGTATGAAGATAAAGACGTTGTTGCGACAAGAGATAGGATGTCTCGAGCAAATGCTGATTTTATTCGAACAGAAAAAGCACGGTTGGAGATCAACTCCCTGCGGGAAAAACTGAATGGCTATTTTTTGCCATATGAAATTCACAAGTACGCGAAGGAATTCAGCCTTACACGAGGTCTACCAGAGGAATACAGTGAATACAGTATGACACATCTAGCAGAGGAGCTCATGAGAATAGAGTATACAACACCTGTGTCATTAGAATACCCAGGATCAGCAGCAAGGGGGGGGGGACCACGGAGAAGATTGAGACGACGACGGCGTAGACCTAGAGACAGTCTCAAATTGCGTTTATAAACGGTGTACTTACATTTGATTATGATATGTAGAAATGATGTCTTCTACTATGCAAGCAATAGAACCATTGTTTAAGTTTATAACGTCTATTTTGTTTTTACCATGGACTGTATGGAAAAGGGTAAGAGAAACTATTCGCACAACTGTATCTCTGAATGGATACACTGCTATAAATCCTGACGGTGTACGTCATGGGAAAAAAACTACACAAGATGGCAAAGAAGAAACAAAGGAAGAAAACTGAAGATTTAGACTGTATAGACAGCATGTGTATTGTAATTATTGTTGTTGTAGCTGTGGGGTCTATTTTAGTACAGCACTTGCCACTATAACGGTGTATTTAAACATATAAATTTTATTTAAAACATGTATCGTCCTATTAAAAGACGAAGAAAGTGTACTTTTGATGTTCAGAGAATTTCAAATACACATTATCACGCCAAATCTACCATTGATTTTGAATCTCCTTACCGGACAAAGAAAAAACATTATAAATTTCCCAGAGAAAACAAAGATTCTAACAGTATTCTTGAAATAGCAGCATCTAAGGGAATGGAAGTCCTTATGCCACCCATGTCTGCACAAGGGGACTATAGTATTTCAACCCCTGACCCAGAAGTGGATATGGATGTAAGACTCTACCCGCATCAAAAGGAAGGTGTGTTGAGAGCTGCACATATGGGAAGAGCTATGATCGGGGACGAGATGGGTGTGGGAAAGACTGCACAAGGCATCGCATTAGCAAAACACTTTGGTGGACGTGTTTGTGTTATATGTCCTTCCTATCTTTGCAAAAATTGGAAGCGAGAGATTGAGTTTTGGTACCCAGAGCACGAGATCTCTATCGTGGGTAAGAAAGTACCAGAAACATCTGCAATCGTATCCTACGACCTTACACACCGCAGAGAGCTTGGCAATTTTAATGTACTCATTTTGGACGAGTCTCACTATGCCAAAAATAAGAATGCAAAGAGAACAAAAGCCATTATGAAGCTGGCTAAACAAACGAAGCATGTATTTTTACTCACAGGAACCCCAGCACCGAATAAACCTGTTGAACTGTGGAGTCAATTGTACATGCTTATGCCCAAGGTGATTGGAAATTACACTGGTTTTACACGAAGATACTGTGGGGCAAAGCAGTCGCCTCTGGGCTTTGTAGACGTTTCGGGTGCCACTCATAAAGAAGAGCTTGCTTGGTTAATGAAGAGCACTTGCCTCATTCGTAGACTAAAACGTGATGTCTTGCAGCACTTGCCCCCCAAGACAAGAACCACTCTAGAGGTGGATGTCCCATGCAGGGGTATGAAAGAAAAGTTTAGGAGGTGGAAGGAGATTAACAAAATATGTCTACAGCAGGAAACCCATGAACTTATCTTTGAGAGGAAACAGATTGTATCCGAGCTATTCTTAATGACAGCCGATGCAAAGGTAGACATCGTTAAGAAGATATGTGCAGATCTGCCTCCTAAAACACTCATATTTCACCACCACAAAGTCCTAGGAGATGCTATCGAGGAGGTATTACATTGTATGAGAATCGATGGATCTACGTCAAGAGACAAGCGAGACAAGTATGTGGAAGACTTTCAGGAAGGGAGGGTTGACTACGCCTGTCTTTCTATGCTAGCTGCAGGTACAGGTATTACCCTGACCAGAGCAACCAACATTGTCTTTGCTGAGCTCTATTTTGTCCCAGGTGTGTTAATGCAAGCAGAAGACCGTGCTCACCGTATAGGACTAGAGGAACCCCTTACCATTACGTATTTGATTGCAAATGGGTCATTAGATGCTCATATGTTCAAGAGGGCTATATCCAAACTGAGTATACTGGACAAATGTTTAGATGGTAGAAGTGACCGGAAGTTCATGTGAGTATTAACCAGTACAACCTTATAACAATGCAAACACTGTACTTTGCATACGCAGTATACGGATTTACATTTGCTTTTATTTCTCTCTCTGTGCAGTTCCAAATGGTAAATGTGTACAATTTCTCTTCCTCCGATTTAGCATTTGCTTGGTCTTGTGTGAGTTTGCCTTGGGCATTTAAACCAATTTACGGTTTCATATCTGATAAAACAGGGAGAAGGGTGAGCGTCTGTTTAGGGGCTTTCACATGCGCACTTGTACTTGTGTATTTGCCCAACTTTGGCGAGTATATCGTTTATGGCATGACCCTGTCGTCTTTGTGCATTTGCTATGCGGATGTAGCTTCCGATTCTATCGTGGTGACCTACACGAAGGCACAGGGTGAAGCGTTGCAGAGTACTTGTTGGACAGCGAGATCCTTTGGTTCAATGATAGGTACAGGGTTATCTGGCATGGCGTACGAGTACATGGGCTATGATACAGTACTGCGTGTATCAGCAGTGGGACCGTTTATCTTGTCTCTGATGATCTGGAACATTAAAGAACCACCACAGGAAACTTCTTCGCTAAAGAATGCTCTCAAATCTATATATGCCATGCGACACTTAGTTCTCATTGCGGTCTTTATGGGTCTGACCCCAGAAGTGAACAACGTCTTCTTCTACACGCTCAAGGATAAGCTGCAACCGACTGAGTTGTCTCTTATTAGCGTAACAGGGTCTATGGCGGCTTGTGTGGTGTCTTTCTTCTTCCAGTATATTGTCAACTACAAGTTCTGCCTACGATTGGCAGTGGTCCTGGGAATCGCCAGCAGTGTCTTAGCCTTCTGTATTTACGCAGGTGCACCAACTTTTGCGGTGGAAATGATTCGCAGTGTGATCGGGGGTGTGGCTGGTATGTGTTTTGTACTGCCTCTTGTCATTGGTGCAGCGAAACTAAGTACGGATGGCTCAGAGGGGGTGTCCTACGCTCTGTTTGTCTCCATTATGAACCTTTCTGGTGTGGTAGGTGAGATGATAGAGGGTGGGGTGGTGCGTGAACTGGACGATATGGGTCTGTTCTTGATCGTGGCAGCTGTGGTGTCGTGGCTGCCCTTGTTGGTGATATAAGTCTTTACATGTGCAATAAGCTGATAGCTTGACATGATACCAATCTTACCACAGTATGTACACTGTTTAACACTAGGCATTTCTAAAGGTGGTGTGTACATATATATGTACATGGAATGTGTGAAATGGTATCAGGCACAATTTTTACATTTTTGTTTGCATTGGCAGGGGTGACCATTGTCACAGTTTTTGCATGTAAACACGGTGTATTTGGGGAGAGATGTAAAATGCAAAATGCAGACAATGGAGCCCATCAGTCAACCAGAGTCGGAATCGGAGTCGGAATCGGAACCAGAGGACATCCCAGAGATGGGAGAGTTTCGGAAAACCAAGTCGAAGCTTTTGGAGCTGAACAAGGAGAGGAAATCGTTGATGGAGTCAATGAAGAGGAAGGCAGACGAAGTGGAGGATTATCTTCGGACGAGCAATCTGAAGAAGATGAGGATTGGAGGGGTACAGTGTGAGATAAAATCCAACAAGCATGTGCCCTGGAATGAGAAGACAATAAATGAACACATGGATGAAGACGGAAAACTTGACGTGGCTATTTTTAAGTCTCAGATGACAACTATCAAAGAGAGACTTGTAATGAAATGTATAAATTAGTTCTTAGTATATATAAATGTTAGCCATTAGTTCTGGTGGTGACCACAGCGCATATGTCCTCGGAATGTTGAAAGGTGTGTTTATCACACAACCAGCGTTAACTGAGTGGGACAGGGTGTGTGGAATATCTGCAGGCGCACTCATATGCACTACAATAGCACAAGTAGACACAGAAGATAGGTCTGAATTTATTAAAAGTATATATCATTTAATGAACTCCCATCAACAATTTACTAAATCTTGGTCTACTATGGGTACTGTTGTAAGCATGGCAAAAGCTTTCATTTGGCATGGTGCGCTATTCAAGAGTAGACTTCAATCTATAGTGGAGGAATCATGGGGCAAAAAACATAGAGAGTTGTATGTAGGTGCGTATAACAAAACAGAAGGTAGATATCAGTCATTTGGTCCCGATCCTAGCATACCCCAGGTCACTGCAAGTGCATCTATACCTGTAGTATTTGATCCGGTTAAGATTGAAAAGGCAGAATATTGTGATGGAGCGATGGCACATGTCATTCCGATTAAAGAAATTAAAGCTCACTGGCGAGAAGGAGATCTAGATGTCATGATATGTTATCCTACCAACCACATAGAGTTCGTAAAATCATCGGACTACATGTCAAAATATCAGTTAATGGGTAGGCTTTATAGCACTATCAGTGAGAATACATGGTACAATCTTAACAGAGATCTCGACGACTTAAGTGATCTCGTGGGTCAGGATGTAAGAGGGGGAGGTGTGTTCAAGGTCGGGGACAAAACAGTGCGCGTATATGTACCAAAAAAAGGATATTACTGTGATGTTGTAAATAGAGATTTTAAAACTTTAACTAAAATGCACATTCATGGCGAAGAGGTTGCTAAAGAGATGCTAAGCACTGCATGACATACATACATCTTCTTCCACTTCATTAACCTGCACTGGGTTGACTTTAGGGCGACTTCGTAGATAGTACATCCCTGTTTTAAGTTTAGCGTTCCAAGCGTAGAATAACATAGCATTCACTTTATTCATTGTAGGTTCAGCCAGGTGCAAGTTCATACTTTGACTTTGGCACACAAAAGGCTGGCGTCTAGCAGCGTGTTGTATCACATATTTCTGACTTATTTCCCACACATTCTTGAACACAGCTTTGTGCTTTTCTGAGATGGGTGCATTCTTCACACTCCCATAGTCCTTCATCATCACTTTCTTAACAGCCCCCCAGTTGTTTACCTTTGATCGAAGAACATGGTTCTCGACCATAAACTCCCCTGATAAGACTCGACGATTGTACAGGTTGGATGTTCTCGGGTCTGTGCCTTCAGAGTTGCCTAGGATCTGGGCTGTACTTGCTGTAGGCATCAATGCAATAAGTAGAGAGTTCCTCAAGCCATGTGTCATAATATCCTTTTTGAGTGCATCCCAGTTGTAGCGAGTAGGTTTGATACCATAGAAGTCAAACTGAAGAATACCTTTTGATGCTGGACTTCCCTCAAAGCTGTAGTGGGGTCCCTTCTCTTTTGCGAGTTGGCAGGATGATTTGAGTGCATGGTAGTACATAGTTTCAAAGATAGCTCCGTCCAAGTCCAATGCCTCTTGCGATTCGAAGGGCATGTCATGCATTTGGAATACGTCCGATAGCCCCTGCACCCCAATACCCATGGGACGATGTTTCATGTTGGAAGTCTCTGCCTCACCGAGGGGATAGTATGTCTGGTCAATAACCCTGTCCAAATGGCGAACAACCTGTTCCACGACGTTTCCGAACTTGTCAAACTGAAAGGTGCCCTTTACAAAGGATGGGAGAGCTACCGAAGCAAGTGTACACACAGCTATTTCGTCTGGGGATGTGTATTCACACACCTCGACACATAAATTAGACCCTTTAATTGTCCCAAGGTGCTGCTGATTGCTGCACGAGTTCACACGGTCTTTGAACATAATGTAGGGCGTTCCTGTTTCAATCTGTGACCGTATAATCTTCTCCCATAGGTCTCTAGCTTTAATTTTTCGTCCTGGAAGAGTTTCTTCAGCTTGCACATATCTTGCATTGAAGTCTTCCGAGTGGTAATCCTGTAGGTTGATCGTCTTAGGACAGAACAAAGTCCAGTGTTTGTCTTCCATGACCCTCTGCATGAAAAGATCAGGTACCCATAATGCTGTAAACAGATCACGAGCTTTACTGTTTTCATCTCCGTGGTTTTTACGAAGATTCAAAAAGGCTTCGACATCCAAATGCCAGGGCTCCAAGTACATTGCAAATGACCCCTTTCTTCTACGACCTTGGTCAACATATCTAGCTGTCTCATTGAAAACACGAAGCATTGGTACAATTCCATTTGATTTACCCATAGCTCCCTGGATATGTGACCCAGTGGACCGGATGTTGGATATACTTAACCCAATTCCACCAGCAGTTTTACTGATGAGGGCACACTGTTTGACAGTGTTGAAGATACCGAGTATACTGTCATCCTGCATGCAACCAAGGAAACAAGATGCATACTGACCTTTAGGCATCCCTGCATTGAATAGCGTGGGAGTAGCATGTGTGTATTCTTTAGCAGATAGTGATTTGTAACAGTTGACAATCTCTTCTACAGTATCATATAGTGAGACAGCTACTCTCATCAACATGTACTGGGGTCTCTCTACAATGTCCCCATGCTCGTCTCTCATGAGATAGGATCGTTCCAGAGTTCTCAAAGCAAAGAGATTGTACGTGAAATCGTTATTGTGAAGAATATGATCATCCAGCTGGAGGCTGAGAACTTTGGTATGGAAACCCGGGTCTAGAGGAAGAGTCATCATGGCTTGAGTGAAACTAGAAGAGGTCTGTTTGCGAATACCCATCATCTCAATTCTACCTGCTACAAGACCATACCCAGCTGCTTGAGCTGTATTGGCAAAGTAGGTATTTAACTGAGATGCAGATATATTCGAAGGTATACCTTTCATGATTGTTTCGACCAACCCATTCGTCTTTCCTTCGCTCACATGGCTTAAAAAGCGATGTACTTTAGCCTTGGAGACGGGTTCTGTAGATCCATTTCTCTTAGTGACGAGCATGTTGGTTAGAAAATCTAGCGGACTTATATACACCGTTTATAAACTGATATCGTAAAATATTAAACTTATACAGAGGTAGTGGGGGAAACAATGCATAAATTGGTATATTCTGGTAAAAATATTTTTGGAATGTTTCTGAACTAAGCTTTGTATTTATCTAGGCGTTTCAAAATCTATCATAAGTATATTAAATCGAAACAGAGTGTCATAAATGGATCGTTTTGAATGCTTCGTGGCAGGGCATAAAATAGGGTCAGGTATTTTACATAGAAATAATACAGCCACATCATTTGGGGTTGTGTCAAATGACAGAAATGTTCCAATCGTTTCTAGATAGAACCAAACCACCTGTCAGGTACCAGCTAGAGGGTGCGAGAACGTTTTTGCACGGTGTACACATTCCCACAAAAACATAGCGCAGCATCATGAACATTTTTTTGCTGCAAGCATTTTCGAAAGGCAGTTGCACAAAGGGTTAGTCTTCAAATGTATCGGCTATATCTCTCAACTCTTCCAAGGCTATGCTAGGCTGTCCACCCACTAGCAGATGCACATTAGCAGTTTTACAAAGTGTTGCAAAGACCTTTAGATTACTCTGTTCATGTCCGTTGTTAATAATAATTGTATCGTATTGTTTGTAATTTACAAGCATAGGGTCTACATCAATGAGTTCCAGAGTTCTTCCCATGGGGTCCCATTGTGGGGTCCCAACCTTTACGTGTATCATTTACCCACCCGTGCTTGGACTTATACTGTGGTCTACATCCGACGAAATACATATTTTCATTGGTGCAGTCTTCAAACAATCGTTTCTCTATGTTACAGCATACGCGTTCCCTTTTGCATTTTTCATACATAAACTTTACGTAGGCACACTTGGCGCTCATCTTTTAGCAGCACTATAAAGGATAAATACACCGTACAAATGGATTACGAAGGGTCCTCTTTCAAATCAGCGTGGAAAGACGGACTTTTGCGAATCCGAGCCTACCGGCTGGAGTCGGACACGTTTGATCTGATGGGTATTATTTTAGACGCCGCCATAGAGCAAGAAGAATTCAAACTCGCATGGGACTTGCGCGACATGGAGCCCGTTTCTGTTCGCCAGATGTGGTCTGTCATCTCGTTCGGAACAAAAATACAACCCAAACTGCACGGAGTCGTCACTGCGTCAAGTATCCTTGTATCGCCTAAATACGAAAAAACATTAAGATTTATTTTAAAATATGCTGGTCCATCAAGCCCGTGTTATGTGGGTACGGATGTACACGAAGCGAAGCGGTTTTTGAGTTAAAACCTAAAAGATACGTTAGTGTACCCTCTAGGCGAGGGCTCATCCTCTGATTCGGTTTCGCTACCCCAGTTGGATGGGTCAGGACCAAATGTCCTAGCAAGGCTCTCCTCGTATTCGCGCCTTCTTCTTTGATTCGGTCGAGGGTTACCCGATGATTGCCGCTCGAGTCGCCTTTGCGGTTGTACGCTCGCAGCATCAACGAAATGTGTCGAGTATGCTTTGATTTCTGATGGAGGGCATTGTGCAGAGAAGTAGAGGCGGTTGTTGCCAGCGTCTATCTGAAAACGATGATACACCTCACCAGAGGGAATGGATTCTGAAGCAGCAAGTATAATACGTCCACGCAGGTAGTGTGATAATACAATCGCCGTAGATTTACCAGCATAACAAGAGTTAAGGAAGACCTGGCAGTCCTCGGACGCATTCGTGTTAAGCTCTCTACAAAAGCTGACGAGTCTTTCCGGAGACAATTCTATGTCTCTACCTTTGTCCCACGGACCGTATAAGATCCCGTGTACATCACCATGTGCTGAAAGGTAAACAAGCGCAATTTCTTCGTCATCCTCAATGTCCTTTACAGCTGTTTGTAACTTGTCATAGCTATTCACATACGGCATGCATGTGACATTTTGCTTCAGAAACGCTGCGCTAAGTGGATATTTTAGTTCTGCAGCCGTCGCTAGTAGACTGTCGTGCGTTACCCTTTCGTCGTATATGACCATTCTGTGTTTCCACCCTAGGCTCTGAAGGGCAAATGCACAATATACGTACACATTCAGATCCGGTTGCAGGATGTCATCCGTATTTTTCACACATAAAAATAAATACACGGACTGTTTCGCAGGTTGACCTAGGGTTTCGTGTGACCTGAAAGTAACAGGTGACATATTTCGCTGGCTCCAGCGCAATCGTTCGACTTTCTGGACATCTTCTCGGCATTTCTGCGCTTCTTTTGCTATTTGACACTGCAGTCTGGGGTCAAGACGTTTATGATAACAGTTGAAACCAGAAAAATCAGGTAAGTCTATGTTAAGTTCTTTTTTATATGGGGACACATATCCCATCTTAATGTAGTCACTTGTTTTAGATTCTCCACCACTATGACCCGGGTGGGGTAGGTCTAAAGCATCGACGTCAACGATGTCGGCATCTGCAAAAACTTGATTAATGCCATCCCGGATGCTTACAGAGCCAGTGAATTCTACACCATCGCCCAACTCCCACACCTTGATCGTGGTGTCGTAACTCCCCGAGAACAGTCGTTCCCCAGACGCGCACACCGAGATCACCGCACCCGTGTGCCCCTGCAGCGTCTGCACGCACGCACCCGTCGCCACGTCCCACACCTTAATCGTCTTGTCGTTCGACCCGGACACGATGCGCGACCCGTCGGGCGACACGCACACCGACCACACGTAATCCGTGTGCCCCCACAGCGTCTGCACGCACGCACCCGTCGCCACGTCCCACACGCGCACCGTACAGTCCCTTGACCCAGACACCACCCGTCTGCCGTCAGGAGAAACTGACACCGAACTCACCTCTTCCGTGTGCCCCCGCAGCGTCTGCACGCACGCACCCGTCGCCACGTCCCACACCTTGATCGTCCTGTCTTTACTCCCCGAGAACAGCTGGTCGCCCGACACACACACCGAGAGTACCAAACCTTCGTGCCCCTCCATTGTTCGTAGGCATACGCCTGCCCCCCAATCCCATACCTTGATCGTCTTGTCCCAACTTCCCGAGAATAGTCGATCCCCAGACACGCACACCGAGACCACAGGATCCGTGTGCCCCTCCAGCGTGTTCATTAGCTCCCCCGACGACGCGTCCCACACCTTGGTCGCGCCGTTGACATGCCCCGTGAACAGATACGTTCCATCGGTGCACGCCGAGTTCATGTCAGAGTTCATGTTAGAGTTCACGCCACGAGTGTCCGCTTGCAGCGTCTGTATATGCGTGCCTGTCTTCCAGTCCCACACCTTGATCGCATTGCTGTAATCACACGAGAATAGTCGATCCCCAGACACGCATACCGATTCCACCCCTCTTTCGTTCTCAAGAGTCATACCTTCTACATAAGTGTCACTCATTATGGATATCACATGCCTTATTTATATTATTATAACGGTGTATATTATATAACATAACATTGTAGAACATGATTGAACAGCAGTATTTGCATCTCCTTGAGCGCTGTCTCTCGGCACCAGTCCGTGAAACACGCAATGCAATGTGTCATTCGACATTCGGTGCCTTTCTAGAACATGATCTTCGCGAAGGATTCCCTGCATTAACTACTAAGAAAATATTCTTCCGTGGAGTTGTGGAGGAACTTGCTTGGTTTCTAAGAGGATCCACAAACGTTCAGGAGTTGAAGGATAACAAAGTCCACATATGGGATAAGAACGCAGAAAGCTATGACTCAGAGGGTGTAGACGCTGGTGGTATATATGGGTTTTTGTGGAAACACTTTGGAGCTGAATACAAAGACTGTTATACCGACTACACTGGACAGGGTGTAGATCAGATCGCTACACTGCTACAGGGGCTTAAAGAGGACCCCACGTCTCGAAGACACATTATATGTGGCTGGTCCCCTGGGACACCCGCATCGTTACCACCGTGTCATGTACTGTACCAATTCTATGTATATGAAAACACATTACATGTACAGATGTACCAAAGAAGTGCAGATTTGTTTCTTGGACTACCCTTCAATATTGCAAGCACAGCTCTTCTGACTCACTTGATTGCTCATGAATGTAGTATGGAAGTTGGAACCATGAGAATCATTGTAGGAGATGCACACATATATAAAACCCACACACCTGCAGTTATGGAGCAATTGGGTCGCATTCCCAAACCACTACCAAAATTAAGCATTGTAAGGGGGGCAGATGAGTTAAAAGATGTACAATTGGAAGGGATAGAACTCATAGATTATACGCCAGAACCAGCAATAAAAGCAGGAATGATAGCTTAAAGATCTGTTTTAATATCTCTATTTTTTAAAATTTGTCGTACGAGTCCAATGTTATAGTGTTTCTTTATGACCAGAAGAGCATTGTCCCTCTCAGTTGAAATATCCATAAATTTAGTCTGAAGCTTATCTACTTCAGCCTTGAAATCCTTCTGAACTTTTTCATTGTCCTTCGATTCTTCCAAAATCATTTCCTTTAGTGTTTCATAACTTTTGTCCTTAAGACGTTTAATGATTTCCTTATCTTCATCCAAACAATTTTCTAGGTCATCAACATTGCATCCGGGTTTCAGTGTGTTTACAAACTTACTCAGATCGTCTTTATCCCTTCCACCCTTGTAGTCTTGCAAGTCGTTTGGGTCACCATGCTTAATAGTGGGGAATCCTTTCACACCCTCTTTATCACACAATGGCTTACCAGCTCCAACACAGTCCACATCAGCAACAAGAATGCTGTCAGAGTTTGAAAACTCTTCCATTAGAGCATCCCATGAAGGTTTCATACGTTTACAGTGACCACACCATGGTGCGAAAAACTTGACGAATACAGATTTCCCTGCTGTTTTTTCGTCCCAAGTTTCTGGTGTGAGTTCAATAGCACGCACACTTGATACTAATAAGGCTATAATGAAGTATTTCATTTTACAAAAGAAACACATGGATATAGTATATCTTTCTTTCTTTAAAAAGCTTGCACCCCTATTTATGCATGTGCAATGTATTAAATGACATCATACACACAGACCTGGGCTGAAGAATACGAGAAAATGGTCACACGAGCCATTCTTACACATGATGACGATCTATGGGCTGAGGCTCATGCACTGTCGTGTAGCATGGGATTCACACCTCAGCAATTAGAAGAATATCATTCTAATGTTGAGAGGTGGCTACGTTTACATGGAGTAACACCTATTGAGGACCACGAAAAAGCTGCTATTTTGCTTATACAATCATCTATACGCAGGTGGCTTGTATATATATCCTTAAAACATCAGTATAATATGTATTCCAGACTTGCAAAATTAGACAGCCCTGATCATTGTAGACGTGCAATGTCTTTAGAAAGAACATTGGCATACGCATGGCAATGTGCTAATAGTCGATAGTATGTGATAGAGAACAGCTATGGAAGTAACAGCTGCCATCATATATGGGTCAATTGTATCTATATCTTTAGGATCTGGTATCATTTTTAGCAGTGAGTTTTATATATTTATATACGCATATTTTAGTCAAATGGGTGGCACCTATAGCCTTTATGGGCGCAAAAAAATAAACGATGCATATATACTCGTGGAAGGTAATCTGGAAAAACCGTTTGGTATGTTTAAACACCACGTAGTATCTTATACTATGGATAGGAAAAACACAAATCTTAAATCCATCTATCTATATAACGGATATTTTAGAGAAGCAAAGGCAATAGTCAAGAATGGTTATTTGGAGATTACATTTTACTCCTCCAAAATTGCAGAAAAGTGGGACACATCAGAGGAAGAAGTACATGAGGTTGCATGGCTTTTTAGAGACTTCAGTCGTGCTTGGAAGCCTGTACATACAGACTACACATACATGCGGGTATATCAAAAAAACTAGTTTCTTTTTCTTTTTTTAGTTAACACTTTATTTATGGTAAACCACATTTCCCCTGAAGTCGTTTTCATGCTAAAGTATTTTTCCCCGTCCTTTTGCATCTGTTTGATTGTATCACATGCTTTCTTTACATCGTCCATTCCTTTGATATTTTTTCTATTGATACTGATAACTTCATCGTATTCCTCTGGTTTTTCGAAAGAAGCTACATAACTATTAGGGTCAATCTTGCTGATGACCACGACCTCTTTCATGCTTTTGGATAGTTCAATGCGCCCCAGCATTTTGATGTTTTTGCATGCTGGTATCTCATCTGAAGTCATAAGATTGGTGGACAGGTTCTGAAAGACGAATGGTCCAAACTCTACCACCTTACGTGGACACCATTCTTTGTAGTTTTCTGTTACTTTATGGCGTATAGGGGTTGGTGTTGTATTTAGTTTCCTTTTCATGCATTTCCTAGAGAATAAGACCTCTACTGGTGGTTCCAGTGACATGATGAACTCTGTATTGTGGATAGTAATCTTACTTCCGCGTGTGTTATCTTTCATCAACCCGAACATATCAAGGGCATGACCACCCACAGAATGAATAACATCACCTGTCTTTATAGTACCATACACACAAGAATCCGGATGCACCTCGTTCACCACAGCCCCAGTGCCTTGAATACTGTGCACTTTCTTAAAAGCATGTGTCATCGGGAGTAAAGAAAACCCCCACACTGGAAAATACCCATAGGGTGCAGTGTAAAATTTTTCGTAGTAGTTGATCACACTATATGCGGGCACAGCGAAAGCAATAGCCTCTGCACAACCCATCGTACTTGTACAAATTCCGATGACCCGCCCCTTATCGTCAAAAAGTGGTCCCCCAGAGTTCCCACTATTGATGGACATGTTTAACTGTAGCATCTCCTCTTCGTCACTACCTCTCCCTGCTAGCCACCCTGACGACACTTGGTTTTCTAATCCTTGGGGGAATCCAATTGTAGACACTTTACGTGTTTTACTAGAAATCCGTGTTGAACAAAGCTTTGCTGCTTTAATGTTACTTAGATATTCTTTGGGAGATTCGGAGAGAAACCATTTGTCATGCTGTGTTTCCGGACTAATTGATAAAATAGCAATGTCTAACTTAGGTACAACACTCTCCACATAGGCAGTGAACATGGATTTACCCATGGATGCTGTCCGAAGATATACCAGGCGACTGTCTGCATCGTCACAGACATGAAAGTTAGTCACAAAAAAAATTTTATCAGGAGAAAAGAAAGGTAGTTTAGAAAGAAACATCGTATTAACTCTGAAACAAGTTCCCTGGTACTCGTTCACGTCTAGTACTTTCCTAGGGTCTTGTTCGTCTGGCTCTGAGCATATTACATTGACCTGGAGTATGCAATGGCGAAGTTTTTCCATCTTTGAGAACACTATTTTGCCTTTATACACCGTTATTCTATACATGTATAAGTAACAAATCAATCTAATTAATGACAACACCCAGATGCCCCATATGCCATAATAGATATAGTGGTCAACGGATACCTTATATACTCCAACCTTGCTCTCATGGTCTCTGTAAACTATGTGCAGACGAGTATATCATTAGACGAGAAAGTACAACATGTCCGACATGTAGGGCAACTATACTCAGACACACTGTAAATTATGACTTAAAAGAAATGTGTACAAAAACTTTGGAGGGGTGGAAAGAAGCTTTAATGGAAACTTTATGTAAAACTCCTGGTATTGATGTAACTATAGAGGATTCAATTCTCCCAGCGGCTCAATTAATCGTGAATCGTATTACTGGAAATAGAAATTTTCATGAGTCTTTGGTGACTCTTGTACGGAATACGAATACAGACGACGCATTTGGCTGGGTGGATGCTCTTCAGTTCCCTGCAGACTGGGAAGTCGAACGCAAACTATCCAAGATAATACGCCATCACGAGTTTCTAGAAAAATGTAGCGCAGGGTGGGTATTAGAATTCATCTAGGTCTACAAGGTTCCCAAACTCTGCACTTTGAGTCTGTTGTGTCTGTACAGTTGTCACCACTAAACAAAATGGCAGAGAAAGACTGGGGGTTTGTGAACAGAGTACATCTATCTGCACCTTCATCAACATCCCCACAGTCGTCTGGTTCATTCGTGCATGTCCCTGAGACCATGCATTTATGATCGCCGGTCTCTACAAACTCTTTCGTTCTAAAATCTCGTTCAAATACTCCATAGTGAGTTTTAGGACACTGGCTAGTATTGAAGGGCTTTTTGATATCCACAGCACACTGGCACTCTTTACAGCTCTCACCAAACAAGTCTGGGTAACACTTTCCATCTGTTTGTTTCTCACATGAATCGAAAATCATCCCTTCGAATGAATTCGTGTGTTTCGCGTTGCACCTGCATATGCCCTTGCCTGCCCACATTCGTGTCCCACCATAACATGGGTTTGTGACACAGTCTGGTCCCACACCGACATCACATTGGCATCTAAACCTGTACTCTGGTACTCTGGACATGTCTGCACACTTTCCATTTATACAGAAATTGGACACGCATAGAGAATCTCCTATAAACTCTCCACCACATGTACATGATGAATTATAACAAATTTGGGGATCAACAAGTGTGTACCCAGTTGGGAATATATTCGGTTGCAATTTCGCATGGTAATCGAAGTCGCCACTGCACAGTGGAACATCTTTATTACACCCTTGACCATATTTCCCATCCGGACAACAGTCGGGTCCAGCATGTCCATCCTTACATTTATCGCAATGCACACTGCCACTATAATCGTTTATACATATGGATTCACTTACATCGTATAATAAATTCCTGATTCCTTCGACATTGTCGTATGTTTTATCGTAAAACACAGGTAAAGATACAGAATTATCATTTCTACAAGACGGAACCCAACGACCATAACACTTGGTTTCGGTCTGGTATCCTGGCAGTAGGTTTTTACAATGTGGAAACATGTACTGATGTTTACAAGTGTAGCATATGTCATGCGTTTCATTACCTTCGTTTATAGCCCCAGGTGGACACACGTTGCACGAATCGCCGACGTATGGGGGTGTACAAACACATTTCAGACCCCCCCCAACAACCCTCGTGTCTCCATTCACACAGTTTAACACATCTGCGGGGGTTGTGAGTTTTTGTTCATTGACAATTACATATACACAGGCTATAGATGTCAGTACGATTCTCGGTATTCTAGGTACAGAAGGTGCCATTATAATTGCAAGGATACCTATCATCCATCCTGAGAAAAATTGTGTAGTTTCTTCGTCAGCACTCCATACAAACACATTTCCAATAACTATGGCACAGAGCCCTAGTATCATTTGAATAGATGGTGATAGTATTTATATGCTTAAATGTTCGAGGAGATGTTACCTGAAGACACAAAATATCTAGAAGATATTCTAACTTTATTTTCAGTGTCTAAATATAAACTATCCGAAACACCAACTAGATTCAAGCTAATTATCCACCCTAACGAATTCAAATTAAAAAACATGCATGACACACAGGAACTAAAAACACCCGTTGGTATAGAAGTAGATCTAAAAAATGGTGTCTATTTAGAGTGTCTGAAAACAGGAGCTTCCAGGAAAAGAAGAAGAATTGCAATCGATATGTTCAAAGGAAAGTTGCCAGAAAAATATGAATCTGGGAAATTTAATCCAGCAATGCGTATACTGCTAGGGATAGAAGATATATGTGAGTTCGAATCAATAATTGAAGATAACTGCCTTGTTGTGAAAAACATTGAAAGTTTGTCCTATCCTATACTTAAGCACATTGAACAGGAAGGGTTCGATATTGCATTTAACCTACCTAAAGCATCGATGACGATTACACGCGCAACACTTGTATGAAAGTGTATGTATAAATAAACATTTATTCTTAGATATGGACTTTTTTATTACATATATATACAAAGTCATATGTGGTCAACCAGAACCAAATACCAAAGAATTCCAAGCCATGACAAACGAAAGAGTAAATGTATGTGGTAAATTTATGGAAAACTCTTGTCCACAACTTCTGTACATCCACAATTCGTCTCATGTGCGGCAGATGAATGCTGTGCCCTTATATTCGAGATGCTGTTCCACTGGAAAGATATTAGATAATAAAAATGGCGTTCAAATAAGTACTGGTGATGTACATCTGTGTATCCATGTGGATATATCTGTTAAATGGTTTCATTATTATAGGTTGCGTCATTTCCCAAAATTTATCTGTGGTCTTGTCCTACAGTGGTTGAAGGAACAACCTTGGTATTTACATGGAGAGACATTTAACATAGGTAGGCTTATGAACTCTCATTGGTCTAATACATACAAACTAATGTATAAAGAAAGTATTCAAAATTTAATGATTTGATTTAAGAAATTCATAACTGGTTCTTGTAGTTCGTCTGGTATAGCTTCATTGTATCTTTTGTGACAGTGGTGACACCCGATTGTAAACATGTCAGGAGCTTTGTAAATATAGTATCTGTTGTTTTTCCTATGCATGCGCTTAGCCAATTTGCACACACCTTTTTGTAGGTGACCAACCCAAACCCATTCCAGATCATTTTTCCACCTGTATTCTGATGCACCAGCCCAGTCTAAGACAGCCTCCACACACAGTGGAACCATACTATTGCGCATGGGTGCACTTGTTACTTTCTGAAGACCCAATGCGGCAACCCCCTTAGATCGAACAGGTTGGATCAAAGTTCTCACCCAGTTTTCCATTGTCCACTCTAGACCTACCAATGGACGGTCTTGACCATACTTTGAATTACCAAGCATGCGGAAGCAACGGTTTCTCGTATATACACCCAGATCTATTTTAGGGACATCTTCACCATAAATATCCACTAATCTCTGGTACAGAGCCCTACCCTGAACAGGCGATTCTAATAAGTATTTTTCAGCCATAACAATAATATGTGCACTCTGTTTGTCGCCCTTCGAAGCATCTAAAAAAATATACTGTACTGTGCCAACAAATTCACGAATTGCATGGAACATTTTGTCCAGCATTTTTTCGAGTATACCCCACTGCTTCCTCACATCCCCTTCGTCCAAATCAAAGTACATGTGGCAGGGGCGATCTTCAATTATCTCACAGTAATTTTTTTCACCACGCTGCATCAGAGACCACATAGATGGCAGTGTGCGTGCCATAAACTGTTTGGCACCTTTACTACTTACATCCATTGAATAAATTTTTTCGTCAGGCTTTGATACTACATCCTTAAGACGCAACATATTTTACATACAATTACATTTTCTCCTATACACCGTATATTTAAGGCACGGGACAATTATAAAATGCTTACCTTTGTATTCACTCAGTTGTTTCTGGTTAGTATTTCTTTATCGTTTAAAACACTCACTATATACCACTATCCAAATGCTGTAGCACAGGTCGCAATGCTTTTCTATAACCTGTACCCATATGTACGTATACGTTATTTGGCATCAGGGTTATTAGGATTGGCAGCTGTTTGCTCAGGTTTGGCATGGGTGATCAGTGCAATACGGACTTGGAGGTATTTTTTCTTTCCTACAAAGGAAGGAGCAGGTTTTTTCGGCGAGTGTCTAACAAATGTATTTGTTATACTAATACAACTTGTCCTCATGGTAACCCAGGCAAAAAATTTGTTTGCAAAGAAAAGGGTACAATTTTTAAAATATGTTTACACTACATGTGTATACATTTTATTTTTCCATGATTTCGTATACGCTGGGCTATTCGCATATTCCGAAGATGTAATTGGGATATTTGGGTATACTCAATTCATAGTACACACTCTTATCATGGGTCTGAACAAACAAAATATAGAACTGTTCCAGTATGTGTGGGTAGCACTTATTGTCCAACATGTATTCGTAATTGTCACGTACGACAATATATACATTAGGGTTTTCTCAGGTGTGTACGTAGTTGCCGATCTCATTTATCTTCTAAATTCGTCTTTACAGCACCAAACCAGTATAGTGACCAAATCCATAAAGAAAATATTAGGACCAGGAGAATACCGAGACGAGTAGGTGACATTCTAGTCATTTTCTTCTTAATATAAGTTACAGTATCTTGAACTCTATCAACTTTATCGTGTAAATGTCCTATCTCTTCAGTCAGTTCCTGTCTTGAGTCGTTTATGTTTCGATTCCCCTCCTCTAATAAATTCTGTATTTTCTGAAGCCTCTTGTCCAAATGCGTGGTCATTTCCTTCATCATTTCCTAAACCTTTATCAATGTAAATAAGTTGTATATGGCGACACACTTCTGACGTAATATAGTCCACATGCTTCCCAGGTTTCCAATGATAAGCTGTCGGTTCATACAAACTTTCTATCTCCTGCAGCATCTGTAACTCGTCCTCACTGCCAAGTACACTAGCTAACAACTCCTTTCCACCTGCTTCTGGGACTTCTCCTCTGAAGAAGGAGAGTCTGTAGCGGATGATTCGGAGCGCGTCTTTGTATTTGGACATCTTACATATACACTTTCTTTTTGATACACCGTGTCTCTAGGTCGTTTTCTGGATTTTTTAACTCCACTGCGTGCCATCAAATTTTCCAGCAATTCTTCCTGAGCATTCATTTACTAATACAAAAACATATAAATACGCGGTGATTATAATTAAATGGACAGGTCACCAGATATGATTGACATTACAGTGGGTGAGGAAACAATGTCAATTCCAGTGGTCTACAAGATGATCAACACAGACAAAGGTGGGAATATTATACTTAGAAGTTCAAAAACATGGTACCAAACTATGTCTTTGGCTTCTGTTGTCGTTCATAATGACCATATGTACAAAATAAGACTACCATATGCCAAAGACAGGATTAAGAAACGAATTCGAATAGTGAAAGGAACTAATACCAAGGAAGCATTGGTACCAGGCGAATTCGTAGAAGTAGAGGAAGGAGATGGTGATTATAGGTACATACAGACTCAAGGTACCAGCAGGTTTGTATACAAAAAAATATCCACCGGTGGTCGTTTTAATTACAAACCACCCAGAAAAAATTCTCGCGCCAAAAAAATATCGCATTCGGGTATATTAAACTACAACATTACTCAGCTTGCACATGGAGATCAAGTAAAATATGATAAAAAAAGCCAATCGTACGCGGACGATCAAATAGTGAAAGGATGGGTTGTAAAGGATATCGGTAATACTCAGAATCCAAGTAAAAGTTTTTTAAATCCGAATTACATAGCCAAAAAAGATTCAGCAGAGAAAGCTTACAATCTTACTAAAAAAGATGGTAATACTAAAAATATTGGTTTGGATTGTTTTGCATTTGAACTCATTGCTTCCAATTACATAGTGTTTATTGCTGGTGAATGGTACATTACTTTCAGTAATCCGAACAAATTCTTTACTGAAGATTATCGTCTGGCAGACAAACAGGGCATTGCCGAGGCTATCAAATCGTTAAAAAAAGAAGTATTTGTTCACAAAACAGATGTTGGCTCTCTTATTCTGGAAGTGTATGCCGAAGAAAGGATGTACAACGAATCACGTAAAGATACAATATTAGAAGCCAGTAAAACATATTTTAGCTTCGGAGACATACTTAAGATTATTCGGGAGAAAGTAGACAAATATAGAAATACTGTTACAGACACAGATGTATCGCGTGCTGAAATAGTAAAAAATATTGAAAAAAAGATGAAAGTGGCAATCTATAAATATGCGACTATACATCCTGTTTGGGATACGAAAGAAAGATTTGAACAGTGCATAAAGGACATGGGTCTTATGGTTCATCCGATGCTAAAAAGTTATGTCTCCAATGACAAGTTCTGGGAAATAGTATACGAGTGTTATGATAAGGAAACAGATACAGACACATCTGAAATTAAAGACGCGCTTGCATTGTTCGGCGGCGACGTTAAAGATGTAAGAGAATACCAGTTGTTACGTGTAGAAACACTACTAGACATTGCAAAAGCTGTACACAAAAAGGTGTATAACATAATTAAGGATAAAGACTCACATTTCATAAAGGAATACGAAAAAGATAAAACCGAAGACCATATACTGTCGTATTTATTCGAATTACTTGTCAAAATGAATATCAGTAAAGAAGACGATAAAAATATCAAAACAAAGTTTGTAACAGAACTAAGAACAAATGGCAAATTTAATATCAAAAACTTACAGCAAGCTATGGTAAACAGCTCTAAAGTAAGACCAAGTAAATTTAATCTGTTTAAAACTCTCATGGATGGTACTGGGAATGTACCTAGCGATAAAGACCTTGATGAAAAGATAACAAATGAAACTAGGGAATTGAAACAAAAGCTAAAGAGTGCAACAGACGAATTGGATAAGTTGGCGAAGGAAATAACTGACCTTGTTAAAAAACAAACAAACATGGGAAAGGCAGGGGATGCTGAAGACCAGGATTCTGCTGCTGACACTATAGCTCCGCAGATAAGTATGTTGAACGAACAGATAAAAGAAAAACGCAAAACGCTTGAAAACCTATCCCCTGGAGGTAAAAACAATCAAACAATTCAACTGAAGCGACAACTATACGCACTGAAAGACAGAAACTGGGTGTTAATGAAAGATTCACTCGAAAAAGCAGGTGTAAATGCTGTAAACAAACGCGCTCAGAAACTTAACATAGTCATGACTATACAAGAATTTCAAGATATGATTTCAAAATTTGCTGGTGAGCTTGATTATGAAGATCTAGAAGACGAACTTAAAAGACTCAACGATGAAGGCGAATCAGGCAATAAAGACGATATTCGAAACATACTTACACGACAAAACATTCTAGCTACACAAGAACCAGGCATAGAATACAAAAACGATGATTTTAAAACCATGATGACTGCTGCAAAGTATATATATGATTCTGTTTCGTGGGATACTGAACTAGAAACAATCAGAGATCTGTGCAGAATATGCTCTTACGAAAACCACGATACATTTGCTGGCAGTGTGACAACTAGTCAAGACAAGACTGATTCGGATTGGTTTACATACGAAAATAATAAAAATTACTCTTTACGAAAGGTTCATAAATTTTTAGAAGTCATGACTATTGTCCACTTTGCTACAGAATGTATGGATCAAAATGAGATGGACATGAAAACAACAACAAGAACAAATGGTATACCATTTGCACTTCAGTATGACTTTTTCAAAACTGGAGTGGATAGCTCCAGATTGGACGAAAACACTTTCGTACAGTTAAAGACAGCAAAGAACTCTGATTTTCTTTTCCCTAGTGGTAAAAGAATAGGATTATACGACAAAACGGATGAAGCGTTTACAGCTCCACAGAACTCTGAACAATACAAAGAGTTTCATAAAAAAGCCAGAAAAATACTTCAACTAGACGATAGTGTTTTCAAATATGATAAAAAGAAAGAAAAGGCTTCCAAAAAGAAAACAACAGGTCGAGCAAAGAGTCGAGGTCGAGCAAAGAGTCGAGGACGAGCAAAGAGTCGAGGTCGAGCAAAGAGTCGAGGTCGAGCAAAGAGTCGAGGACGGGGGATAAGGCTGGGAAACGAAAGGAATATGTTAACCATTATGAAAGCCTACAACCTTAGACGACGAGACGACACCGCTATTGATGGAAACTGTTTCTTTGACGCTTTGAGGTTAACATTGGGTCTCGAAGATACTGCAAGTGAAATACGAAATAATATAGTAGATGAGCTAGTTCGTATTCTAGAAGAAGACCCTAACGACCCGATAAGTTTAATGATACAAGTGAGACGCAGGGGTTCTTTTGTTTTACTAGACAAAGGTGATGATACTTACGCTACCAATCTGCAACTCTACCTTGCAAGTATGAGACTAGACGGGACAACCTCCGATGGTGTCACATGGGCAGACCAAGCCATTGTCCATGCTGCAGTTTCGCTGTACAACCGTCCTATATACCTCATCAACAATAACTCACATCGCATCTCATGTATAAATATCATAAGGAAGATAAATGAATGGGATTTACCAGATTATGAACCAGACAACTTTATTGTTCTAGGAAATGACCGGGACCGGCACTTTTATGGTACAGAAAAACTAGAAGGGTTTGAAAACGGAAAACTGATGTCTCTATACTTTAGAGAAAACATGAGATCTCGATTAGACAAGGGTCCCACATTCATGAGCCCCACGGCGATGCAGCCTTCTGGTAGTGGCACATGCGCAATGTATGCACTGAACAACCTTAACATTGGATCATATAATCCAGTAGACCTTGAACAAATCAAAGGGAAAAAAAATTGGTGGACGACACGAGAGGTCATGATTGCTTTAGGTGCAGGTGTCAAGTTAGATGAAGGTGGTAAGCGTACGGATACTCTGGATACCCATGTTGCATTAGAACTCATAGCCAGTTCCAAGGAACCATGGAGCGCCCACGCTCAGGAATACTTAAACGCCGATGGGCTTATGGGCATGCTGTTCTTCTTTGAACCTAGAGAAAGGGGTCATTGGACTGCAATGAGAGTTGAAAACCAAAAAGGTGATCCTTTTTTTACATACTCCGATTCACTCAGAGCAGGAGACGATCATGAAGTAACGAATTCAGCTCTGACTACATATTCAACTGCACCCGATATGGTAGAATATCTTAATAATAACGAAGAGACGACATATGGTGGTAATAAATGGAATACTGCAATTATGGTATTTCAGACTGTAGAACAAAAAGAGGATTTTATAGATCAGATTGCAGCTTGGAATGGCAAACCAAAGAGAAAGAGAAGAACTGTCGGTCTAGCAGGGTCGAGTGATAAACCAAAGAAAAAACCCAGAAAGACACTCCATAAAAAAGAACTCATAAATGAGTATATTGATATTTATAACAAAAAGACAGGGAAATCGTTATCTTTTGAAACAATAGAGGATTCTACTAAGGAAGGTATCTGGGAAAACATTCAAAAGTTATTCAGAAAATTTGCAAGAATGTCACAGGAATTACATCCAGAAACATTTGAAAAGTTGCCAGACTTTAATGAAATACTTTCGTTAGAAAATAAGAAGAAGGTACTGCATAAATATGTCGTGTTGCAACGATTTGCATCAAAAAAGTGAACGTATAAAGCCTTTCGGTCGTTTAACAAAATGAAAGTCGGTGATTATGTGTCTATGGCTGCCGAAAACGACGAAATATGGTACGGGGAAGTCGTGGGGGTCAATGGAGACAACGTAGAAGTGTACTATATAGAAAAGAAAGATAATAACGTTTGGACTTACTCCGAAGAGTGGTACGAAGTAACAAAGGGATGTGTTATTTCTCATGTAGAAACATCAAAGCATGCAAATATCATAGGTGCACTGAATAAAATTGGGTTTCGTCCATTGAGTGATAATACTTTTGCCAGACTTAACGAACAAGGAGTAGTACCTGTGGGTGATCCAGCATTTGACAGCATTGAAGAAGATGACTGTGTAGGGATACATCCAGAAATGAGGGGGTTTATTGTACCTGATAGTGAGGGGGGGGCTTTTACATTCGCAAAACCAGACAACAGTTTTGTTAGAGAAACACACGAAGCAGTGAGAGACTTTAACAATTGGGAGCCTCAGGAAGATGCTGTACGAATCAAAAGATTTATCGAACATATGGGCAATAAAGCATGTGCACTAGAAAATAATCGAACAAGGCTTGGTGAAGGTTTATCGTATAATAACCCCCCTAAATAACAAAAACAGCACAGTATTAAAGGATCTCCTTTTTCATTAAATGATCCCTGCAAACAAACCGAAACCTGTACGCCTCCGCTCTAAAGCTCTTAGAGAAGTTCGTGACGAACAAGCTAAGGTCACCAATGTTATCCCCACTGCTCCTTTCCATAGACTGGTCAGAGAGATGACAAAAAATTGTTCAGATCAAGAAATTCGGTTTAGAAGGGACGCCCTTGATGCCCTGCAAGCTGATTCAGAAGACTTTTTGATTGGTATGTTTCACGATTCTAATCTCATTGCCATCCAAGGAAATAGAGAAACACTACATGTAGACGATATTAAATTATGGAAGACTATAAAAGGAATCTAAATATATTAAATGATCATTCTAAACAACTGTACAGATGTAAAAGTCCAATACACAGACTCCGAGCCTAAAAAACTATTCAGTATGGTTGTTTTAAACAAAGACGACTCACCAAATCTATGCCTTTTTGACGATGTACTAGTAGATGAGAAAACAGCTGTTTTCCTTAGAGAATTTCCATTCGAATGGCTGGAGTCGGATAAAAAGGACCAAATATATGGTGTACGAATAAATGCAGATAATGAGACTTGTAGGGAATTTCTTAGAAAACAGTTATTTTCGAATGGAAAAATACTCCTCGATGACAAGTAATGCACATTTCAACCATATCTTTTGTTCTTCAGTCATATTTAAATTTATATTAAATGTCTACTACACCGTTATTTTTATCTGTATACTCGGGATGTGCACCTCACCCCCCCCGACATCATATTTTGTATCGGCTACTGTACCTCTCCCTCTCACTTGCAACATGATTGCAACCTCTACAGCTCTCTGTATCTGTTTCCCCCTAGCCTTGATCACAATTTCAACATGTTTGTACGACATACCTTCTGCGATTCTCATTAGGTGTGGAAAATCTAATGTCTTTGACACTAGTAAAATATTATCCATTTACGTAAAATCTACATGACTTATACTCACAAGACCATGTTTAGAATTGCCAACTTCGTACAGGATGATAGACATGTGCCAGTGTCTCTCATCTCTTTCACAGTGATTGTTCCATCTTTGTTTGCATCGCAATCTATGAATGCGTTGTCTACTCCTATTTTATCTATTGCCCACGAAACCACTTTTGGAAGTGATTTTTCAAGCTCTAAAACAAAGACCCTGTTCACATCTCTCCCATCTAACAGCTTATCAATTTTGTTTACCATGTTTTCTTTTGAATACAGCCAACATCCATTTGCTACTGGTAAGAAAAACAAAAGCATCCATCTCATTTTAAACATCCTCATCACTGAAATATTGCACAGTTTTTGTACCAGTTTCCAGTAAAACAATGTCTCTGTGTAAATCAAAATATACTTTTCCTTTACTTTCTCTGACAGTGCACGCGCACTGGACAAGAGACCCGACCTTTACTTTATTATTTGATCGTACATAATTACCAGATTGTTCCTCCCAAACCCTTATAGGTGGATTCATCATGCCACCATAAGCCCTCTGAAACCTGGATAATCTTAAATCCTTCCCACCATATTCGGCATATGTATTTACCCACTGTAAAATCTTACTATTGTTTGGTATGTTAAGTATGATACTTTGGGTACCTTGGTCCAAATTTGCAAACAAAACTCTACACGGATCTAAAAGAGAAGTGTTACACCCCGCTGTATAGTGAGACGGGAGGTCTAGACGAACATCTGCAGTCCTGAGAGGTTCTGGTGTTACTTTTCTAGAAGCCATGTGGGTTTTAAACAATTCTACGTTCATTTCTGTAAACATTCGTATATATATATGTTGGTATATTTAAATGAATTACCGTTCACAAATGGAAGATGTCATTATCAACCTGAGAGTCGTAGCCTGCTTGGAGCCCTACCAAAGGTTACATACACGACAAACACATTTCAGAATTTATGAACATAAAATTCTTCCAGAGTGGATCATTCGCTGGCTTGACGGTGCTACCCGGAGAAGTGATTTTGGCAGGATTAGAGACATCTTTATGACTGCACGCGACAATAGAAATCACCCCGGTATGGAAGAACAAATACTAAATGCACGGCACGGGTTGGAAAGTCTTAAAAAAACATACGAGAATGATCAGACTATGCAGGCTCGTATCGACACACTTATAGATATGATGTATAACGGTGTATCTGAGGAAGAATGAATTTACATCATGCTGGGATTTACCCCCGAAAATAGTATGAAACAAAATTTAGACCACGGAGAGAAACTCTTAGCCAAATGTTCCCATGGATGTATACAGCAAATACATAATTGGTGGCAAGATCCCAATATGTACTACGCCTTTGAAACAAAAGAAGGTGCGAGATGGTTTGGAAAGCATGGTGGACCTACAAAGTATATGGAAATAGTCGGTGCAAATGCACCTGATGTGGAAATGCCGTTTCTACCCAATCCTTACAAAGTGCAGCCAGTGTGTCACTCGTGTATGAAACCATTTGAAAGTTTTACAAAACCAATACACATCAAGGTGTGTAGATGTATGTGTGGTACAAAGATTGTTCATCCCAACTGTTTCATGCCCAAAGAATGTCCCATCTGTAGAATCAAATCATCAATATTTCAAAGAGAGCAGTCTATTTCATCTTGTATTTAAATTAAGTGGGTAGCCTAGATTATCCCTACAATGGTAATAAATAAAACCAGCTACAGTTTTAAACGCCAATCTACCTGTCTTTGTGGCTTTAATTTCACCCATACTTTCGTACCCTTCAAATGGGTCTTGCAATGTGATTTCGTTTGAATCAGCTTTATCAAATATTTCCTTGAACGATTTAGCAACTTTAAAATGTATAGTTTTCCCCTCTTGGTGTTCCCATATAGGATATACAGCTGTGTTGTCTACCCTGTGTACCTTCTTCCTTCGTTTGGCACCCATTTTTCTATTGAACAGCGTGTGCGGTAAAAAGGGTAAGTCAACATACGAACCATTCACACATACGGTGACAATATTCTCACTGGGAATTTCACTTACTTTGAGAAAGCATTTAGAATACCATTTCTCTGGGATCTCTTTAAATCCTGAAGAATCATGTGTAGCGTATTTAAAGTAATCAGCTTGGCGTAAGATAAATACATTTTTTGGTTTTATATTACACTTTGTAAGTGTACCATTAAAGGGTTCACCACACCAAGCCACTGAAAACCCAGACAAGTCATGACCTTCTATGACCATCCCCTGCCATTTCTTCAGCGTGGCATGGGATGCTTCGGGCAATGAGAACATTGCTTAATTTACATTGGGTTTTATAATCAAGTAATTAAATGCGCAACTGCCTTACATATTGTGTCTGACTCACAATAAATATCTGGAACATTTCCATATAAATGGAAAAAGAAATGGTCTGATATACGTTTCTCCACACCAGGGTATTTAACCGTACCATTACCAATAACATGTACAAAAACCATACCTTGTAGATCTGAAAAATGCGTGTTCCACTGCATCGTAGTGTGAGGTTGAGCAACCCCTTGGAATGTGTAGTGAGACTTTTTAGGAAGCAAATGGGCAACAAATGCGGCACACAAAATAAGGAGAATATGTTTACACATGTTTATTATCTTAGCATCTCCTATATATGTCTTGTTTGTACACAAAATGTCTGTACCTAAGCTGGTTTTTCGTGACCAACCTCTTAGATTAAAGGTGAGAAGAGTACAGGCGAAACCACAGCTGAAAACACATACACCTGACATTGAATCTCAACAACATACAGAGTTACTAAAAACGAACAAGAAGGTTCTTTACTTTTTTGGTATTGTTATTCTACTAATTGTTGTATTAACACTCAGATATTATTATTATAACAAGAATGTGCATACAATTAAAAAACTAAAGTGCAAACAGCATAAAAGAGTTCTAACATGTTCTGGTGCCGAACCTAAAGGAACATTTGTTGTTCAAATCCCAGACTCGTGTTCGGGTTCAGTTTACGATATTGGTGGATACCCTTTTTCAGTTGCAATCCAAAAAAAATATTATAAAGTACCTGCTGAGCAACTTACTGTTAAAAATGTAAATGGCAAATGTGATACACAAGCCTTCATAGACTCTAATGAGATTAAACTGTATCATCCATTCACATGGGTCACTACAAACCAACATACTACATTCACCATTATGGATGGAGACAATGTCATAGTAGACAAAGGTCCTGCTTCGCTATTCGATTCTGTAGCCAAGGGGTCGTGGATAGCATATACATACGATATCCCAGGCAGTACTGCTAACGTGATAGGTGACGGGACAGACATTATACATATTTATAATGGTGTATATGGATGATATAACATGTCTCAAGATGACAAATGGAACAACTTATTACGATTGGACTGGTCGGTATAGGGGACAGAATAAAATTCATGTTCAAAAAAAACACAATATGTGGTACAATAGGACATGGTGGTCATGTACTGAACACAACCATTCTTTGTCCAAACTCTATACAGATCAAGACTTTATTTACTCGATCGTACCCTTCTCTAACTGCATGGAGCGAGGCATGTCTAAGAGAGGGTTTACAAGAAGAGAACACCAGATATGCATCGTGGAAACGCGTTACCCATGTAAAATCGGGCAGGACACTTCAAAGTTTAAGAAGCCAGTTAAATGTAAGTACAAAAATGGTAGGTGCTTCCAGACAAGATTTATTTGCAGAAATAAACAGACTTCAGATGAAAGTGACCCAGTTGACGCAATTGAAATCAGAACCAAGAGAATCCGCATCAGTGACAGACCAATTATTAGTAACACCCTCCGTGACAAAGTTTTTCAAGGAGTGGGAAGCTACCTCATCGCTCCGTGGTTAACACCAGATGATCTACAAATGGTAAAGTCTGCATTTAGGTGTGACTGGGATTGGGCTAGAACATGGCATGGGGGGAAGGTAAAGGACAAAGAAGTCGCTGCAAAGGTATTTTTACACATCAAACAGGGCATCCCTATAGAATTTTTGAACGAAAAGTATGGTACTGACAAAGTGTTCAGTGCGCTGTGGTATATATTACCATGTAAAGAATTCATTTTTTCTGCTCATAGATTAAAACATTGGCAGAGTATACGAAAACTAGATCGTTTGAAATAAACTATTTATACATCTATATATTTATGAAATGGACGGACTTGCATTCTTCTCAATTTTATTGGGCAGTGTACTCTTATTTATTCTCCTTTGTTCATGCAGTGTGCGCTTATGTATTGGTATGTTTGATCCTGGTAATACTGTAGGTAGAGCATATAGAACAGATTTTACAGATGTTTAAAGAATTTGTCTTAGTTCATCTATACTGTATGTTTTAAGTAATTTACGTATGCACGTCCTAATAGTGTTCTTTGTCTGGGTAAATGTGGATTTTGTAATTCCAAAATCATCCAATGTATTTGCATCGGGTAAAATTGTTTCAAACACTTCGTACTTTTGTAAAATGATTTCTCCATCCACACTCATCCCCCTCTGGAGTATGTACAGCATTGCTGGTACGAATATACCAAATGCTATCTGGCGTGGCATCTCCACAATGTTCCAAAGCCTGACAATCGTTGGGTATACATCTTCTGTAATTTTGGGAATTTGTGGCTCGAATCGTATCATAATTCGTAGGAATATTGGTTTTGAAAACGTCTCAGTGACCAGTATATTCATCATAGTACACGCGACGATGCATTTTCTATTATCTCTACAGTGTTTTATGTACCTATTCACCTGTTTTACCCCCACCTGGCGTCCATGATAGAATTTTTCCAACTCCTGACATTTTCTCACATGAGAACAAACTAACAACACAAGTGTCCTTTGTACCTCTCGTTTGCAAGACTCATCCTTAATATTAAGTGTCTTATTAAGCACTCTGCCATCATGTGTTCTCGAATACATATTGGGATCTCTTTTATCAGATATAATCGTGGGTACACACTTCGAGGTCAGCTTCCATGATCGAACGACCTCTGTCTCATTGTTCCACTGTACACCAGACACTGGACATGCCAACGTGCGATCATCGTTAGGGACAGGTTCAAGAGAACACTCGTCTGTACAATGGTGAACAGAACCTGTTTTTTTGCATATGAAGACATACTTTAAAGCTCGCACGAAATTAGACTTATCCATCCATGGTTTATTATTCCCAGACCATCGAATATGTTCCACTCCATCTTTTTTATGAATATGTACATGTATCAGTTGAGTTTGGCATGTTGATGTACATATGTGTGGATTACCCCCTATCCTCCTCTGTATATGATTAATGATTTGAGAGTCATTCATTTACATCCCTTGCCAATGCTACTAATAGTTGCGTACACCGTTACATATATATGTAAATTATAAGACCGATCAGACTAAGCGCACCCATAACATCCATAAAGTCAAGTGTGAGAAATAGAGGCAACACCATTAAAACAATCAGGATGAAAAATATGGTTTGTATGTGTGTTGTTGCAGCGAGTGTCCATGAAATCAAATCATACATGAGTCATATATATATAAACACGGTAAATAGCCCATGATATTGCTACGACCATGGCAATGTCCCCATATCTGTTTTGCTTTTTGACAGCTATAATCTCACAATATGCATATGTATTGTTGTATCTAATACTAATATCATACCCTTGTTTTGAAAACACCGACTTGAATGTTTCCCTAAGTTCATCTGTATACAACTCTATTCCTCTATACCTAACTTTGAACCCGTCACTCATAACTAAAGAACCAATGAATTCAGAACGCATGTCTTGATTTTGATCTGATTCGATCTCTAACCAATCCATTGATGTAATTTACGCTCCATTTATATGAACTCGAAATAGTTCTTATGAAGTTCTAACATCTTATGTGGAGGATTACCCTCTACGTTGTATATGTTATTTTGAATATTGTCAAAGGGGATGTCTGGATCTGTTTCTGAATGGAAATGGGGAATAAAAAGCGCTCTACAATATGCTACTAGTGGATTAGTTGTGTCCTGACGTTTTCTCTTTGATCCTCCAGACAACTTGTGTAAAATGGAACGTATTTCAAATTGCTTTGCGTCCATTATAAAAGGTTACATACGCTTTTATATGTACGTGTATCTTAGCAGTGATGGACAGGTTACACAAATAACTTCGGCAGCTTCGCCTGAAGAATGTGTTGTAGACAAGGGTGCCGATATTTTACTGGCATTGCAGGTGCCTAATCATATGGTTCATGATATTGTTGGCAAATGGAAAAGAGAATCTAGGGGGGACATATCCAGGGTGAAGAAAGGATTTAAAATAGCAAAACAATATAATTTTAAAGTATATGTATCAGACATACCAATAGGTGAATTAGAAACGTTGAAAAAATATAAATCACCATCTGAAGGCGAACCTAAAAAAGTACCAGTGTCGTTCTGGGAAAATTTATAGTATAAATAGTCAGCACTTGTTGCATAAATATGGACCTATCCGACTTGGTACAGAGATATGGACAAATCCCAGCTGGATTGCAAGCAGAAGTAGACGCCGTATGGAACCATCTTCAACTGCAAGGTGATCACGTGATCAGCGCCAAAGCCACAGCCAATTTTGGTGTAGACAGTGAAAATACGAAACTCACAGGTCAAAAGGTTCATAGGGGTCTTATTGTTGGTATAAAACCAGGATACCAAATATCCAAGAAGGACTCGTGGATTCATCCGAACCTCAACCAGTGTCGTAGTCTATTTGACGGTGGAGAGTATCTAGAGTACAACGAGTTGCCAGATACAAACTGTAGTGCTGGTGTTTACAACACTCAATCTATAAACGATGTAGGCGATATGGTGCATAAACCACATACTATAGTAGACTTACATATGAAAGGGGCTAGCGATGTACGTGTGTCGTGGAATGGTAAAACAGTGGAGTCAGTGTATTCTACTACATTGAGAGACAATACTTTGGCAAAGGTGCAGGGGATAGCAAACAAATTTGGAGCACAGGAAAAAATCAGATCAGATTTTACCAACATTCTCTACAGGGGTAGAAATATGTACTACTTTTACAATAATGCATACAAAGGAGAAGGATTGGTACTCACGAGTCCACTCAATGGTTACAGACTAGTGAGTTCCAAAGATCACGCTGCTGACTACATGAGTGATCAGCTCATCGATGTACCGAACCTTGATAAGAAACATATTGAGTCACTTTACAGCAAAGCCAAGTGGAACTCAGCAGAGCTTATTAACACATTTGTCACCAAGAAAAGTTATTCGACAGAGCCAGCCACCTACCGAATGCAAAAGGCTAGTTTCTCAGACACACCAGTGGTGAAATTCATGACACCCTCTCAAATCAACAAGCTGACACCTTCGTACATGCATGTGCAAAATATGGATCTAAGAGTGCACGATTTCTTTTTGGAGGATAAATTACACGTCCCACTTACAAACGATGTCATTCAGCAGTTGATGCAAATGAGGGATGTACAGTTTATTAACCCGAAATTTTATGATTACGGGGAAGGGAGACTAGTCTTACCTAGAAATGTTGTAAATAAATTAATCTAAGTTCATCTAAGGAAATCTGTACTTTACTTCCATCTCACACACTACCTTGTACAAAGCCGATCCCTCAGTATTCGACTGGAACCTTGCACCGAGATCTGCAAATTTGGTGTAAGGGATCTGGCTGATCACATTCGAATACAACTGGTTAATGCAGTTGTCCACAATGTTCTTACTCACCTTCATAAACTCTCCCTCGCGGACAGCCTCACTCTGCAGATTCACACCCAACTGTTCCCAGTTATTCTTAATAATCGACACAACCACATGATCCGCTGGCACATAACAGTAATCCTTACCCTTGAAACGTGTAATTCCCTCATGCAGCCTGTCCAGAGTGTACCCTCCGTACTGCTTGATCCAGCGCGAGTTCATCAGTCCCTCGGGGTGGTAGACCACCTCATTGGGGCGATTGCGCTCATGCGGCAGAATCGTAGCCACATTACTGTAGCCCTCGTTCTGGTGGGCATGGTTGTCCGAGAGATCCGAAACCTCCTGGGCATACAGCCACCCCTTCGAGTTGGCAACATTCGCCGAGTTGGCGAAAAGGTTCATCCCCACAGTGACAGTCTCTGGACAGGAAGAATGGACAGACTTAAGAGTCATACTAGTCACAATTCCCTGAGTAAAGTCCTTTGCCCCAAAAGCGGCTTTCTCCTCAGCAGAGAGATCTGAAGCCATAGACGGAGTGAAGATGTGACCAGCATTCTGCAGGTTCACAACCACACCATTAGCAAGCTTAGACCCAGACGCATTGCACTCGAAAACGACCCTACGAATAAGCTCGGGACTTACGTCCGCAGAAACTTCCTCAACTTGTTCAACATTTGCACTGGGTTCAGCCGGGGCAAGTTCGGACACCACAGGTCGTGACATTTAGATACATACTATGCCTTATAAATACCTTGTTTTATTTCTTTAAAAAATGGCTTGGGCGGAAAAAACTTTTTTCAATGTAAAAGATTCTACACATGACTCTACCTCTGAAAGTGAGGATAGAATCAACCAAATGTTAAAGGATTTACCCCCCTTTATGAAACTTACTTCTAGAAAAGCAAGGAAGACGCTTGTGCGTTATGAAGAATTGAAACAGCGACATATTGAGAATTTGAGGGACAACGATGTCTTTAAATTCGTTATGAAGGTTGCTGGATTTACGAACGAACGCATCGAAAAGTACTGGAAAGGATCTGACATATCCCCATTCATGGAAAAATATACCCCCAAAAATATTAAAATCACAAAAGATGATTTAGACATTTTAAAACTCAGAGCTAGGGAACACGCACTATCGGACCTTCACCAATTCTGTACAGAAGTTGTAGCTATACCTATGTACAGACCCATACAGACAGGGAAGGGTCACATGGATAGAGACAAATCTGTTAATATACCCGACCACTCTGCCCTACCCGATCCTACAGTAAGAGTCGATGTGGATGCATATAAAAGCAAATCCAAAATGATATTCAATATGTCAGATTCTGAGTTCCAGGTTTTCTGTAAAAAGTTCCTGCTTATGAAAAAGACACTAGAGAAAGCATACAATGGAAAAAATGATATCATCTGGTATACCTTCCTTACCCCCCCTGACCCGGAATATGTAGGAAGTATATATGACCATACAGCTATATTTGATTCTGACGAAGTGCAACAGGGAACATATGACGACCCATTGGAATCTGTTGAAATAGATACAGACGATACTAATAGTCACCTTTGGACATGGATGGATAACACACCTATTGTACACTGGGACAAAACCACAGCCGAGTTTTGGTTCCAAAGGTATATAGCAAAGTGGCTCGCTGATGATACACCTGACAGGGGAGAACGACCAGGTAAAGACCAATTTTTAGATCTTACCGATTTTAGAGATAGATTCAGAACACTGTTCAACAATTTAAGATTAGACAAAAGTACAGGGAAATGGATGAGAGACCTCACTGGTCTGAGACTTACCAAAATGATCCGTGGAAGGAAAGAATTCAAAGACAGAGGGGTCGGGCTGGGGAAAACAACAGCTATGGGTAAATACAGAGACGAGAAGGACATTGACGATAAGGACACTGGCGATAAGGGCAGTGACGATCCACCACCACCATCCAGTAATCGGCAGGCGTCAACAGGTACATCGGGTGGAGTGAGAACAATTCGGCGACTGAACAATCGAGACAAATCGGGCATCGCAGTGGGTGTGACTAATTTTGAAGAGCCGGAAGTTAGTGAGGGTGACCTGGATGTTTGGCGCCCAGAAGATCTTCCAACAGAAGTACCACTTGACTTTGTACGCCCTATGTTCAATGAGAGGTTTGCATACTGGAAACATGAGCTTGTTCTAGGAGAATACGAAAAACGCAGCATGCAGGAAGCTGACAAATGGCTGCAAATGACTCCTTGGGCTATTGGAAAGATATACCTGCAACCTTCCATATATGCACATATGCAAGAAGCTCATATTGCCATTACCAAAAAATGGAAAAAGTTTGCACACCTCACACTTGAAGATTGGTTATCTAGCTCTGAGCATTCTTTCTTTTACAGTAAACTCGTATCACTCTGCATAAAGACATCTGACGTGCTGTCAGGTAAAAAATATGGTCTAGATAAGATGTATATGCGATTAAACCTTGAAAAACGCAGAATCATGTATTCCATAGGCAAGTTGAGTGTGCCTGGAAGAACAAGGAAAAGTATAGGTACATTGCCACCAACTATCACCGAAGAGAAATTATGGAAAGAATATCAAGCAGCTCGTGCAAAAGGTGATGCAGCCGAAGCTGCTAGAGTTCAATTCCGTATGCAGAGAGTTCCATTTTGATACACCGTTCAAAACGGTACCAAAACGCGACTTCTGTGCATTTCAGAGCATGCTCCCATGATTATTAAAAAAATATTTTTTATTACTTTTTATAAAAATGCTATTAATACAAGATTAGGTGCTCAAACCACTAGAAGTCGCGTTTTGGTACCGTTTTGAACGGTGTATCAAAAACGCAATGTCGCATCCTGGAAAAAAACATCGGCTGCAATGTCATACTCTTCAGTTTCAAGAGGGTAAATTGCATCTAAGTCTTTTACAATCTTGCTAGCCAATGGTCTCCAATGTTCATAGAACAGACATCTTTTAAAAAGCTCTGCTAGTTTCACTGGCATATGCAATTGCAGTATAGAATGTCTGCCTGCGCGAAAACATATGTACATTTCAGAGAGCGGAGTAGGCACTGTTTCGATACTTTCAATATTGCCAGTCTGAAGTCCATTTTTTAATCGTTTGTCCAGTGTCTCAAACCTAAAATCAGATTCATTGGTTTTCAGCAAAGCCTTTGTGAGTAAAATATGAAATTCATTTGTCCCCATACTGCGATCATTTTTCTTGGGGTAATAAATAAGGTTTAGAAGATTCACAGCAACAGAGAAGATGTCAAATTTGGTTGTAACCGGTGCGTAACTGCACGTTTGTCCATTCCAAACACGCTGTTCGGGGGGATGCCAGTGTCTCCAATGTGTTAAACTCATATCCGTAAATGGAATTATGCTTCCACCCCCTGTCACCTCTGCGAATCCGAAATCAATTAATACAGGATCATCACCACTAAACATAATGTTACCACCATGTAAATCAAGATGAACAACCTGCTTGCTTTCAAGAAATGCAACGGCTTCAAACATTTGAAATGCTTTTCTGACAAAACCTGTGCGTCTCCTCTGTATAGAATACTTCAAATGCTCTCTAAGAGTCGTGTCCAGCTTTTCTACAACCATCAATAAATAATTTTCATCACCATCAGGTGGTTTAGCTGTTCCATACAATGTCATGATATAGTTAGATTGATTACCTAGCCTACGCAGAATTTGAACTTCGTGTTCAGTTTCTCGTTTATCTTGGTACTTTATTCCATATGTAAATTCTGGAGAGAGGGGTATACCTTCATAATTTGTTATAATTTTATCAGGATTATGAAAAGTACCCTTTACAACAGTACCATAGCTCCCACTACCAAGTCGTGAACGACTCATAATTAAAACTCCCGAATTCAGCCCTCCTGATACATATGGGACACTAGCAGCACCACTTTGATTACTAGGTTCGTTCTTTTTTGTAGCTCCCCCTTGTTCCACACGTCTTGCCATGGATGCCATTAATGTACATGAGATGATATATATATATATATATATTAAAAGTCCATTTGAAACATCTGATGTGTAATATCACTAACACTGTGCCTCCATGTATTTGAATTGTACTTTACTATATCAACCATCCTCATCGTTGCATCTGCTTCTTCAAGTGAAGGCATTAGTTTTCTTTTCACATGTTCCTGAATTTCCAATAAAGAAAAGTTTGAACACAAATAGACCATAAGCGCATACCATAAGCCTACATGATTCCTCATCTTGTGGAACGCCTTTGTAATACCAGTAACGAACGATGCATAGTCTACAGAGTCTTCTCCACCCATCATAATAATCATAGGGGTTGTGATTCGTATATTCATACGAAGCTTAGGGTCATGTCCTAACAGATAAGAAAAATCTATATGTCCCATTTCCCCATTTGAAATCACCATGTTCTGCAAGTGCCTGTCGCCCACACCTAGTATATACGATAGAATACATGCACCGATTGCTGACCGAATAAATCTATGCCTTACACATCTTACAGTATCTTCTGGAAAACAATTGTGAATATGGCTAGACAACTCATAATTAAGTTCGTACAACGTCTTTGCGTTTGGTACCATTTCAACCCACCCCCCGTCTTTGGTGACGAATACTGGATACTGCATGCACTTTGTTTCACATAATCTTTCAATGAGATGCGCAAACAACATAACTAACCTGTCCTTGGTCATATCATCATTTTTTACCAAAATATACCTGTTTCCTTTGTCTGTTTTCAATAGGAATACATTTGGTTTTGATGCGCTCTGTAACTGGATTGGGTCGTTCACATGGGTACACATTGTACTCGGATCATAAGGCAACCTAGCAGGTGTCAATAGAGGGAACTTGTGCCCCTTTGATAGTTCGTTCAGGTAACGTATCAAACTATCGGTATAAATAAAATCCTTTCTGTAAGAGTGAAACATATCTAACATATGGTTTTGAAAATCTTTGTACACTTTGTCTTCATACACTGCACATTCGTAGTAGAAAGCATATGCTACACGAATGTTAGAACACAGTGGTATTATTTGGGTCATGATAAAGGACTGTGCGGAAGGTGTCATACTTCTACGCAGCCAGTGGGGCATAAAGCGAACATGGTCCTTATATGTCATACATTTAATATATGTACCAAACCAATTGCAAAGGTCTTGTTTTCGAAGAAGCTGTGTGCATGGGAAAGTGTTCAATAGTTCTATTATGTGTAGAGACGTTGTCGGCATGCAATTTGTACACTTCAATTCATGACAAGTTGATACTCGTGGAAAGGGTTTGATCTGCAGAGCTCGCACGACTTGTATGTCCCAAACACAATGACCACCCATTTTGTAAGCATGTGTTTTCAATAGCTGAGTTTCTAACCTAGAATATCTTTCGTATGGCATCTTTCGGCTTAGGTTTTTGTATACAAATAGTAATGTTGCCACTGCATGGTGCCATCTTTTGTTCAAAGATAATAGATACATATCTGTAATGTTTATAGTCAGTGTAGCCAATACCCGGACAATGCGTTCTGATTTGTTTGTTTCTGAACAATTTTCCATACATGGGTCACATAGTCTTACATCTAAATACTCTGATCTAACCTGAATAAAAGATGGAATAACACCTCTACCCGATGTACATGAATGGCAAAAAACCTTTCCACATAATCTACAGTGGTGTTTGCGGACAAACATGGTAAAATATGTACCACATGAACATTTGTCCACATCGGTGTCAGACTGCCACATTTAAAATAATGAAGAGACTGTATATAGGGTGGGTACCGATAACTAAATGTGGATTGAAAGAATACTTACATGGTTAGGATATACAAGATCAGAACGAGAGCATGTATATAAAGGGAGACCAGAAAGCTTATAAATGGAGGACCCGGATTCAAAATACAGACTAGCTTTAATTGATATGAGGAAATATATACAAAAAAGGGAAGAGGCTGAAATTTGTTTCACATGTGTGGGTTTTAAATCTTTTGGTGGTTTAGAAGTACAAGATATGACAGCAGGTCCATTGTGTGTATGTGATGATACGTGGAAAAAGGTACATGTTCATATGCGCAAAATGGAAGGGAAGAAACTTTTCACTATATAAATAATATCTATATTTATTAAAATGTCTTTCGTTAAGAAAACACCTGCAACACATGTGAATTCTGAATTTAAGATCGAGTTGGTTCCAAACCCTGCTATGAAGTTCTCTAACGAGACTAAACTAGCTCAGGAACGTGTTATCGAGGGTCTCGCAAAGGTTTCTCGCGGACTTTTCCTTCCCAACCCTGCAGTTAAAGTCAATGATACTATTAAATCAGGTCAGCTGTACAACCGTGGTTTAGGTATTACTAAGTTGTCAGATGCCATGAAAAAACATAACCTCGTACTCCGTGTAAGTGTGACTGGAGACCACAACGCATGCGCAATGGCTACGCATGAAGATATTGCTTCCAATGCAGCCATCTCGTCACCCAGTGGTTCGTTTTCTCTTGGTGTCTCTGGAAACAGTATTCGTCACATCGATTTTCTCTAAATATTCGCGTGAAGGAGCCTTCTTCTCTCTCAGATGATATGGTATAGATGTATTTTGAAGGCAGTGTTGTGAGTACACATCCCAGCCAATTACACCATTTTTATATAAGTAATCCAACTCTTCAAAAGATATGTATGGGTGCACTGGGAACACCACAAGAACCTGATGCTTCATCTTAGACGTATACACATTCTTGTACACTTTTAATTTTTTGAAATCCACATATAACTTTTGATACAAATCTGTGCACATGTAAGACAGTGTTTTCTTCCAAAACAAAATCGTATGTTTGAATGTATCTGTTACCCCTTCTGTATCACTTTTGAACAGTGAATCACCAATCATTAAACTCCTAGGCACCCCCATGCCCGAACATATTTCTTCTTGTAATATCTTATGTATTTGTGTAATATCCTGTCTTCCTGTATTCTGTGCAGTGGGTACTACATGCTGACCATTGGGTAGTTGTGTTATATTCCTTAGGTTTTGGACCTGTCTTGACCCGCGTCCCATATATTGATGATACAGTTCTTGCTGTTTCATAAGTATTTCTATGTTAGCTTTTGACCTCTCAAACTTCATATCAGATTCAGGATCATCTTCTGTAGTATCAGCAAAGAAATCGTAGTCTACACCTTCATGGCGTTCTTTGTTACTTGTCTCAACCACCTCTGAAAAATAATCAGGGTTGGATTTATTTTTCTCCATGATTAAAGTTGTAAATCTCAACTCTTTTAAGAAAATGCACTTGTTCATCACACGGGATACAGCTGAAGTCAATTCACCATTCGGTAAAGCATGTTCTCCAAAATGAGTGTACACAAAAGTATTATCTACGTCTACATAACTAGAAGAAAGCCAATACTCGTACTTGTTATCAACAATCCTGTAATGCAACTCATATAGATCAGGGCGTACTACAGATGGATATTTTCTTTTCGTCTCGTCTTCTAGTATATTCACAACAACGAAACCCAGACACAATGCACTATCCAAAGCATCCTTGACAAATATTTCCCAATACTCACTAAATGCATCAGCAACTTCAATAGGTGGTTCAAACACTTTCTTGTTCTTCTCAAACTGAATGCCATTCTTCATCAAATGATGATATACCATGTCTCTACACATATGAAGGAGATTTTCACGCATGAAATCAGCCCACATGCGACAAGCAGCTTTCATATTAATGTGAGTTTCCATTTTAAACATGTAGATATGGTATAAATAGTGCTTCTAGACGATTTAAATGATGTACTATGTTGGCATGGCATTAGTTATATTTGGAATCGCAATGGTTGTAAAAAACACTATACAAATGTATAAATAGAAGAAACTCTTTTTTAAATGTGTTTAAACATATAGCATCCATTGTCCTAATACATACGCCTATTTATACTACCTTCTATGGTGAGTCCTTGTTTTAATACTATGGCAGTTGGAGCATAGCGCACATAGATTAGCCAGCTCGTCTAAGCCCCCCTCTCTAAGTTCTTGCATGTGATCTATTTCAAATGCACGGGGGTGTAACATAACTTGACAATCATTACATTTGTAACCCTGTCTGTGAGCTATGTCCCATCTATATTTTCTAGCCACCGTACGGCTCTTCTTTATATCCACTTTGACTGCTTTAATGATTCCATTGATATGATACCCGTATGATGTTGGGGCAGTGCCGATGTACCAGTCCAAAAACTTGATCACATCCATCTGAGCCATCCACTTACCCTCCACTGCGTGGTAGTCTACCTGTGGTAACAACAACCTCATTTGGCAGGGTCCAGCATGTTCACATATAGCTTTTTCAATGTCTTCCAAATTGTAATGCCACGACCTTCTCATAAACATTTTATCTATCATTGACAAGCAAAAAAACACGCTATATACCTACTCATTTCTTATGTAAAATGTCACTCTCGGAGTTCGCAACTCGTTTCAAAGTTCTCCACGAAAGATGGGGGTATAGGTGGGACACTGATCCGAACTATGAAACTAAAACAAATGACGTTTTGCGACAGTTTCAACATCTCACGGACTATATCATGCGGTTCTTATCACAGAATGGAAATATATTCGACGCAGACGTGAACACAATGTTTGGAGTTAAATTCTACATCCCCAGAAGTGCCTTCAACGTAACAGACGCTGCACTAACAAATTACATAAAAGACTGTGGACCATACTTTAAGGCAAACAGAAAAGTATGCAAACAAGCGTATGACTATCTTAAGACATGCCCTCCTTCCAGTACCAGATGTCTATTACAAGTGTCTCTCCAATGGATGAAGATAGTCCGGAAATACCGCATGAGATACAAGAAAAAAAAAGACATTAAAATATCAAGTTTTACGAAACTAATAAAAGCAACTGCTATCTTAGAATGTAGGACATACATTAAAGAAACATTTGGAGATAAATTAAAGGCAAAAAGTGTAAAAAGTGCCATTAAACAAGTACAAGAGTATGATGTGGATACATCCAGTGGTACATCAGACTACATATCTGAAGAAGACACTGTAGAACTCACAGGTACACAACTAAGGCTATAGTATTTATATGCAATTGCACTCATAAATGTTCAGATGCTTCAAGAAGCCCATCTCGGTGGAGAAGGCTATTAAGGAAATGCGCCAAGTCGAAGCTGTACTGCAGGAAATGATCCACAAGTATGAAAAAATTAAAAATGAGACTAGGGTCAAGTTTAAAGAAGAGACTGTGAAGAGACGGAAGCTCATGCATCTGAAACGCATAAAGACATTAGAACACCACATCACGCAGTGTGAAGCAAAACTTATCGCATGTGTGAACAAACAGTACGCTTTAGAGCAATTGGAAGTAAGTAGAATGCAAATCGAAGCGATTAAATCTAGTACAAGTATATTTAAAAGTTTCTCCAAGTACAACCCAATAGACAAGATTGAAGACTTGCAAGAAAGTATGGAGGAGAAGTTAGAGGATCTAGCAGACATATCCGCCCTGCTGACATCAGGTACAGTTGAATTCGATGAAGACGAGCTCATGTCAGAGTTAAATGACATAGATGGAGAACAGATTGTAGAAGAGATGCCAGTAGCACCGTCAGGCAAACTGGGTGTCTCAGTCCCTGTACGGGTAGCCGTGGCTGTTTAACGAAATTTCAACCAATCAAAATATCCTGTAGGTGGAGGAGGCATTGGAGGTGGTGTTCTGGGGGGATCTGGGGGCACGAGGGGTTCATACAATCCTTTCTGTTCCAAAGCATCGGCGAGCTGGGATCGGAGGCTGGCAATTTCACGTTTTAGATACGCAATATACTCTATAAGATGTGACATTAAATGATTATATTTATATTATTATACTACTTGATCTCCCTTCTTCGGCTCTTTACCCGGGTCCATGTACATGACAGCACCATCACGGACCGGAAGCACACCAGCGTACGGGGTACCCCAATGACCCTTACCCTGGTGGGTAAACGTACCGTTAGTGTACTGTGCACCACGGAAGCACACAGTGTTCACCTGCTGCACTTGGTGCAAGTAGGCGTCGTCACCTCTGTTCTGGTCAAGCTCCTCAATGTACTCGAGCGATCCGAGAGCATCGGCACCCTCAAAGTGCAGCTCATCGCTCGGCTCGTAGTCACGATGGGCACCTGCAAAGCGACCTGTAATGTCAATAGCATCGGCAAGTTTCTCCCCATCTCCACGAGGAACCCTCCATGCGATAAGCGACTGCCTGCAATCCGAACTTCCAAGAGATCCCTCCTGGATAGCCTTGCCGAGGTCACCCGGGTCGTTTGTGTATGTACGAGGAATGCCTCTGCCACCCGGGGGAGGCTTGAAGAATGCATGTCCCTCACCACTAACGTATCCCTGTGCAAAGCAATCAGGTATAATCGTGTAGTTGCGTGGACGCTTCACTACACATTTTGAATAAAAGGTATAATTACCGAAATGAGTCTTGACAGCTACGTTATCACTCAGCTGAAAATCATGATGTCCGTGATAGGTATTTCCTAGATCCGACCCTCCTTTTGCGAGGATAGCAGAGTGCATCGTGTACGTCTGGAATGGACGAAGCAGGAGGATATCGTATCTATGCTTGTCAAGATTGGCTGTCTGAATAAAGTGACGGTGGTGAATGAGAAGATCAGCTTCCTTGATTTTGGCTCCAACTTCACTTGGATCAAATTCTCCTTTGAGGTCAGCCTCGATCTCTTGAAGCTTTCTTACGAGGTCTGGTCCGGGTACTGTTACAGCGAATGTGGTGTCAAATCCCCTAGAAACAACCACAGCCCATTTTGCAGCTTCTTCTTTCTTTTCCCTCGGTGTCTTTTTAGCAGCGATAGCCTTTTTACTCATCTCACTGAATGTGCTGTGAAGACCATCAAGTTTCTTCTTCAAATCTGCGAGACGTCGAGCACGCCCAGCGAGATCCTCACCATTAAGAGCCATGGTGTTAGCCTCAGAGTAGGTGATCTTCACATAGTCGTCCTTATCGGCACTGTAAATGTGAATGAACGGGTCACGGCGAAGCTCCTCCCCCATTACGTCCTCAAGTTTAGGCTCAGTCATACCAGACAGAATAGGTTTATCAAGCATAGCCCTCAATGCATCGTTGATGGTAGACGTGAGATTATAGGGTTCCTGGGAACCAGGGATCACAAAGTACTCACCACACATACGAGGGCGAGAAGTGAGATCGATAAACTCGTGCTGGAAGTCCACATCAAAGGACTGAGCCTCAAACACCCTGGATCCACGGAAGGTAGTAATACCAGTGCGGTCCTGAGTCAGAGCCTCATGTGCACCTGGTCCACGGAGATGGTACTCTGTTTCACGAGGCGGTACCATGCTGATGTAAATTCCAGCCTTCGGGGGAAGTACAAGTACATTCGGTGTAATTCCGTTGATCTTCATATGATGTTTGATTTCGGCGTCCATAATGTAGACCCCCTTGATGTCCTTCTGCAGACAAGCCCACATCTGGCGCTCGTGTCGGAACAATGTCCTCGGACCCTTGACGAATCGGGCGAACTTCCTGCGGTACTCCTTGTAGTAGTTCTGTCCAGCGAATAACGCGTGCATTACACCAAAGTAGCAGGTGGTATGGACAGCGTCACTGATTTGTTGTAGATTTAGTGAGTAATTCCTCCGACCTTTGTCGGTCGTCATAAAGCCATGCTCTAACTGAAAGGCTAATCCGCGTCTGACTAGATTGTCGGTGTGACGCTCGGACTCCTGCGTAACCAGTCGGGAAATACCTTGCTCCGGGACAACGTCAGCCAAAGTGCGGTTGAACTTCCACACGTCCCAAGTTATATGCAAATCTTCCGTGAATTCCCAAGGCAAAAGCTCCCGAGTGTAAAACTCGTCCTCCTTGCGAATCATGAAGTCCAGAATATCCTCGAGCCTCCTGTTCTTGCCCTCATAAGCCTTAGGCAGGTTGAAGGTCTCGTGAGAAAGCTGATCATCAGCCCTCACATCTTCGTGGAATCCCTGGGGGGTACCAAAGAATGGGTCCCACTTATTCGTGGGGGCAGATCCTGTGGAACCAACTTCTGTAACATAGGGTGCAGCACTGTGAGACATTTTAAGTGAAAATTTTGTACTTATATATGTACACAATCTAAATGTATTTAGATGCCTCAGGATACAAAAAATGGGTAGTGTAATGTCATGGATACAAGATTATTGGCAAAGTGAGATTTTTGTAGCTATATTGGGCTTAGATGGTGCAGGTAAATCAACCCTGGTACATCATCTTAAATATGGCGACACAGAAGAGCCACTGCCAACAATGGGGTTCTCTATACACACACTACGAATAAACAACACACTGATAAAACTTGCAGACGTTGCCGGACAAGACGCCATGCGCAACCTGTGGTCGGTCATGTACCATAGGGCAGATGGTGTTATCTACATGATTGATGGTAATGATGTGGCGAGACTACATTTAGCAATCTCAGAGCTACAAAAAATAATGGAATACCCTGCTTTGGATGGTAAACCCTTCTTAGTGTTGGTAAATAAGCACGACCTGAATGCTTTTGATGCCTCACTGGTAAAGAAAGATCTACACAATGGTCTATGGAGAGTGTACAATGCATCAGTAAACACAGGGGAAGGAATTCAAGAAGCATTAACATGGTTCCATGCTAACTTGATATGAGAGTACTTATGTAAGGATACTTACTCAAATGCCATGGCTGCCTGTCATGGTACTTATTGTGTTTGGCATGGTGAGCATTGCCTATATGATGCAGATGCCAAAAGAAAAACCAATGCACAATATTAAGAGAGTCATTAGGGGGGTGGATGTGAAACACCAGAGTGTGGAGCCTGTAGTGGAGGTAGTGGAGCCCGAGTCTGGGTCTGTAGTGGATGTGTTGGAGGGTTGGAACCGTCCTTTTCCGATCCCTGCTGCCGAATTGCTTTTTGAAGAATATGGCAGCAAGAAATGGTCAGGCTGCGATCCGTTTCTAAAAGGAAGTATACAAGATGGACTTAGAAAACAATTAAAAAATGTTATTCAGGTTTTTGACGAAATAAATCTCCAATATGCTTTATATGGTGGTACCTTAATTGGTGCATTACGGGTCAATGGAATGAATGCAAATGAGGTGGATAATGATTTATTGGTTCCATCCGAGTTCAAATTAACAGAAAGTATCCGTAGGTTTTTTTTTGGAAACGCTCTGCATATTTTTAAAGATGGAATTTACAGAATTTGCAATATTGGTTCAATGGTTTCCTCAAAAAGAATTTGGGATGACCAAAATTCTCAATACTGTTTGTACACTGACATGTACCCATTCTTACCATATATGCACTGCGATCCACATATAGAATCAAGTAATAATGTAATACACATAACAGGATACGAAAAGGTAAAAATCGCCGACTTTGAAGCAACTGTGCCCAACTTACTACAGGCTGAACAATGTCTAACCGCGCGCTATGGTCAATGGCGAAAAGAATATAAAGATAACAGTTGGAGAAGCAAGGTGCTTAGTAAGTACAATGTCTCAACAATGAAAAAACAAAAGCACATTGACCCAGCATTGAAAAAACAGAAACATGGAGAACACGGAATCACTGATAAAATATTGAAAATGATACCAAATGGTAAAACATTTATTGAAATGGGCGCTAACGATGGTCTAAATAGCAATACGCATTATCTTGAACAACTTGGTTGGAGAGGGTTATGTATAGAAGCAGGACCGAGTAATTTTGATAAATTAAAAAAGAACCGCCCAGGTTGTACAAACATTCAAGCAGTCGTGTCTGATAAAGAGTCTACGACAATATTTAGAGAATTTCCTGAAGGAGGGCTTTATGGTCATAGTGGTTTAAAAAATGCGCGATCAGATAATTCCTGGAACAGTCTTATTAAATCACACCCCCATGCAAGTTATATCGATCACGAGGTACGCACTACAACTATTGATAAAATTTTTGGTGAAAATACTATGTCAAATATCGATTTCTTTTCATTGGACATTGAAGGTGCTGAAATGTCAGTATTGGACAAATACCCTTTTAAAAGTTACCCTGTTAAAGTTTGGGCTATTGAAAGTAACAAATTGGACAGAAAGAAACTTGTACAATTCATGTCTAATAAAGGGTACAGTTGTTTTCATTTTAATGCTGTCAACACTATATGTGAATACACTGAAACTAAACACACGACTACCCACTGTATAGAAGAAGACATAAAAGATACAAAACAGACACCATTATGTAGAGGATATAAATACTCAGTCACACACAGAGACTGGATGTCCAAAACTTTTGAATATTACAACCTGCAGGGTTTAACAGTTCGGTTTGATAATCCTACATTCAAATCACCAATGAATATGATTAGTGAAGATGGAGGGAAACATGACCCTAGAATGAAAGTAGAATATGATTACTGTGAAAACGTTAGCCCATTCTTCAAAAAAACTACTATACATGGAAATACAATGCCCGGAACGACACTACTAATATTCAGAAAAGATGATCATAATCCATTTTTTATGTTATCTCTGTTGATAAATGCACTGTGGGTAAAACAGAAACACAATATAGATGTAGACCGCGTTATTTTCTTAGGCGAAGGGATACCACAAAAGATAGACGACATGTTTGAAAAAAGTCTTGGGAAAATAGTGTTCACTAAAGACTTGAACAATGCCCATTTTAAAAATGCATGGGTTCTGCCAAATGAATACACAGGACCATTAATGTCACACTTGAATGATAAAGACCTTAGCTGTGTGTCGAGTACTGTACCAATTACAGTAAACAAACTTCTTTCTCTATACGTCAGGACGCCACAGGAAAATCTAATTACAATTATATCTAGGCAAAATTACAATAACAGAAATCTACAGCGTGTCATGAAAAATGAGCAAGAACTGGCAAAAGCCTTACCAGGGGTTGTAGAAAGAGTCCAATTAGAACATATGCCTATGCAAGAACAAGTTACACAGATGCAAAGGTCTAGACTAGTGATAGCTATGCATGGTGCTGGTAATGTACATATTGCTTGGGTTCATAAAGGGGCAAAATTCATAGAAATATTCCCTAAACATAAGCACAGGTACGGATACAAACACCTTGCAAAATACATGGGTGTAGAATATCGAGAATACAGGGGGGGTCGTGATGGACCGAATGACTCCAAAGTACTGGATATAGATAACTTCATGAAAGTTAACAATGACTGGATATCATTGCAAGGGGAAAGAAACGTTTGTCTGACTGGGTCACTATCTGGGCGCACAGGAAACAAGCTAGTCAGCATCCTGCATGCTCTGCCAATGTCTGGTACATTGACTTTGGACAGTACGTGGTCAAAACTATACGAAAAATGGCTCGAGCCCCACGATAAAGTCATATTGTATTCGGAAAAAAAATGTACTGAAAAAATCAGTGCATGGGATGCATTCTATAAATTTAAAGGTGGTGTAAAGGGTAAATCCCCCCACCACAGACACACAAGACCAAACGTGGAACTATCTTTTAAGTTAGATACTCTCAGACAAGCAAAGGAAATACTTAGTACCTTTGAAGGTCCAGTTGCTACAGTACATGGTAGATGGTTAAGGGGGGAATGTTTAACACGCGCAAATGACTTAAATAATTTCTGCACTTCGAAAGATATAAAATGGACTACTCCTTGCACATACACCGAAGAGTTTGTTCAACAACATACAAACATACCAAATATATTATATTGTTCTGATGATGAGAAACCCGAACTGAGAAATACATTTAAAAATGTTGATCAACACGATTTTAACATACAGTTTGCTTTAATGATACTGTCAGATTACCATTTTGGAAACCCACAGAGTTCAATTGATTATGTTTTAACATATATGAGGAAAAAGAATAAAATGTACCCAGAAGAGTGCTACAGATCCAAATAACAAATAAAGTATTAAATTAGGTAAAAACAAATACGATTACAGACAACATCCTATTTACTTTATACACGACTTTAAAATGCGATTTTACTCTCACTGGGTCCATATCATATGGCTGTATAGACTCGTAGACGTGTACTACCCATTTACCTCCAAAACCTGGAATACTGTCACATTAGTACTTTATGGCATTGTCGGAGGATGTGATTATGCCAATCGTATGTACCCAGTCTGGCATACGCGACTCCATGCAGTGAACGAAAACCCTAATGTCGCCGACCGTTTCTCACTATCCGAATTTGTTGTGGCTCTTATTGCAAGTGTGGCATCTGCATACTGGTTACTTGACACTCTTCTCCCACCCTGGGCATGGGGCATTCTTCTAATACAAGCCTGGGTGGGTGATTTCATGCTGAAGAGATTATGGAAGAAACACCTGACGAAACTCACACAGGCTACGTATCGACATGTGCCGATCTAGTGGTATATTGGTACTTACACCTATAAAGAATAGGATAATCAAACCCTTTCCATTTATCTATCTCGATCTGGTCTACCATCTGTGCAATATCCTGTATGTGAATAGGAAGCAGGTCTTCCCCACAATCACATGGCGTACAACCACGAGGCTCCCCTACATACTCCTCACGTGCCCCGAGTATCCTGTATGTGGGGTTATAGTTGAGTTCTCTCACCTTTCTACCACAGCAAGAGTACCCTGTATCTACATCATACTCCCCGGGATGATAACAACATTCCCATCTTCCCATACTCAATATCTTAGAAGTGTAACGATCACATCGTGGACATGCGAACAGTTTGTCCATTGGTGAACAGTGAAGGCATTAAATAGACAATTGCTGGTATTTGTGGTCCCATTGAACACCATGTTTCTTTGCGTAGAAATAGCGGCATGTGCGACATTCGGTAGACACATTTGTAAAAGCAAAACGATCAAAGAACGCACTGTTTGGCTCATTTTTCCATGCGAAATAAGAACTGTAAAGTGTCTTGTTCTGCATGCACTCTTTCAGATGTTGTGCTAATGAATCAAAAGTAAATTGGCTCGCATCGATAATAGAACCTTCAGGTACAAAATCTTGGATGTTTGGAGCGCCTAAATAGACTGGCAGTGTCCCTGCTGCAAGGGCAAGGTAAACCTTCTCTGTAACATAATCTATCACATTCCCATTTTCAAACGCTGCGTGAAATTTGTATGGTTTCATTATTTCAATCTTGTTATCATGTGACGGTTTAGCTGTATTATGCAAACAGGAAGACATGGAATCTATTCTAATCCCACGAGACTGGAGTTGACGAACCAATTCTTCTCGCCCATTCTTTGAATGACAATTTCTAGCAAGGAAAGTCATACCATTTATGTGTCCTTCGGGTTTATTCAGTATATTCTTTTCTCCCTTGTAATGGATCAATTCATAGTAGGGTTTTAAAATAGGAGAAGACCATCTGTATGTATTCTCAACTTCATAGCCATCCAATTTAATTGGGTAATAGTGTTCTCCTTCCATCTGCATGTAGACACTTGGTGATTGGTTAGTTGGGACATACCCTCTGCGCTCGTACACATAGGCATCCGCACCATTCATGTCGTGTGTGTACTCACAAGGAGTATCACATGGCTCAGACCGAACAATATTCAAGTTAGACCATATTTTGATCTTATCTTCAACTTTCCTCCCGTACCCATACCACTTTCCATCCACAATATCCACTCTATGCAAAGAGTCTTGTGATCTCCTATCATACTCTTCGGTCGTCATCCCCTCTGATTCGCCAAGTACATCGATATAGTATGTCACAAAGGATTCCCAGCAAGTGGTACGTACATTGACCTTCTTCAGGTAGTACATATCCATATACAACTCTATATCGGAAGTGGATATGTCACAAGGTTCGCCTTGCAGGTAAGAGATACATTTGCCCATACAAGTTGTGGTGCCCATACAATGTTCCTCGCTGCAACCGTGGCGTAAATGATACACCTGCTCTAAGGATTGTGCACTAGCCAAAGTAAAAAGTAAAAAGATCCACATTTTAAATATACATGTATGTTAAATAGACCTACAGTCCAACCCATTTACGGTCGAGTATATCTACAGCATGCTGCCACATACAGGCTGTCTTCCCCTCTGCAGTCATCTCTCTCTCAGACCACGAATCGACATCAATGGCTTTCATACTGATCACCTTGGCACGTGGTACAGACCTGTATATACTGGCAAACTCTTCCTGACACTTCACCTGCTTGTCAGTCTTGATACTAATCTTTGCGTTCAACCAGGTCTGTCCACCACATTCGTGAAACACATAATCGTTAAAGATCTTATCATCCACTAGCAGATTGTGACCAAACACAATATCACTACCTCTATCACAGAATTGACTCATGTGTTTGGACAACTTCTGTACTTTTTCCCTATATTCAGGGTCATCCACATATAGTACTCTATCAGCTGCGTCAGAATGTCTAACAGAATGTCTGTATGTGACACCTGTACTCGTATCGGATAGCATCCAAGCCACTGTAAGTATGACAAAGACAAACACAAGAATCCAATGCATTGGCTTGAGTTTTTTCACCCTAGGCTGTGAAAATAGATTATGCATTCTTGTAATAGACAACGTATAAATACAAGACATGTGTATTGAAATGTCTACACTGACACCAAAGCAGGTGGGGGATGAAATGTCCATTTACACATTTCGTCCTGGTAAGCCAGTGCTAGAACGTGAGTTAGGGGCTAGTAGCAATAAATACTATTGTTTTGACAAGGGACATTTGCGAATAACTTCCTCTAAACCGCCTGAATTTGTACCCGTGCCTGAACAAGTGATTTTGCAGTTTTTTGGTACAAAATATTCTATTAACATTAGGAAAATGGAACGAGCTATAGAAGACTACTATAAAGCTTACACAAATTTTAAACGGGGTGATAGACGACCGAAAAGACCAACAATTCGGTCTCTTTACCTTGAAACCCCTAGTGAATTTGAATTGGTGTTGAGACCACTTGTTTCTTTTTACTGTACCGAATTACGTCAAAACTTCGCCTCTATACTAAATGCTGTGGAAAACAAAAACGACTGGAAAACACGGGTGAATGCACTCGCAGTTCTTGCTGATGCGAAACGCAAAGATAGATGGAATAAATCTACAACTGGGGGTAATCAAAAGTTTATGTATGTGCGGCTGCACAATTTCAGCAACTTTGAACCTGTTCCTGTGAAGCCCATCCCTGTCTTTATTGCACCTTATCCTGTAGCACCAGGTGGGTCAGGTGGGTCAGGTGGGTCAGGTGGATCAGGTGGGTCAAGTGGGTCAGGTGGGTCAGGTGGATCAGGTGGGTCAGGGGGAATGAGCTTGGAAGACAAAGATGTTGACATGTTGGAACGAACAAACATGGGTAGGAGTCGAAAATATAGAAAGGTGCTACTGTACATGTCTCCATGGAAAGATTGTATAAGAGCCTCGAATCCATTCCAATCAAAAGAATACAAAAGAGCATACATGTTGGCACAACACAGCTTCGAACTCAGGTATGTTAAATTCAAAAAAGGTATAGAAAAAAGAAGATCAGTCTATAGATACAAGTGGAACTCATACAAGGCATTCAAAGATGACCAAAGAAGCCTTAAGCCCACGCTTCTGTTTGTCGATAAGCCCGACCCTGTTGAGTTTGACAAGGAGTGGCAGGAGTTCATTTTCGGAATGAAACAGGAAATGAAGAATATCGAATTCCAGCCAATCAGGGGAAAGCAGGGGGTAGCCACTGAAACAAAGATTATAAATGAAAGGAAGACCATGCTTGTCCCCATGCCTTCTCTCCAAAAGCCAGCCCATGTTATAGAGACAAAGGTCATTCTTCATATCCAGCCTAACGAAATGAAACCACCTGCTATGATACCAATAACCGTGTCGAAAGAAGCTGTTGTCCCTGTTGTACACGAGACTGTGCATGCAAAAGACCCATACTTATTGTTAATAGAACAAGATTTTAAATATTCAAAACGGGTGATGGTGAAATAGACTATATAAGAGACCCTACGTATAATTAATGCGTATGTTGGTAGCTTTCCTGGCAGCAGACAGTGATATGCTGGAAACACATGTTCTAAACAGGGCAGCTGCCTGGGTGGCAGGTGGCACTAATCCAATGATTCATACAGAAATACTTTTTGTGGATCGAGAGACTCCGGAAGGGTTTGTAGGGCGTTCATGTTCTATTCACTATGGTGGTAAAGTTTTCTTAGAACAAAAGAAGTTTAGTCGCAAGCAATGGCGATTTCGTAGTGTAAGTGCAACGGATACACAGATCCAATCAGCTCTAAAGTTTTGCCAGGAACATGTTGGTGAACCATTTAACAAACTTGGTTTCTTCATGCAACCGTTTGTTGGATCACGACTCACTAAAAAGTCATGGTTTTGTAGTGAAATCGTAGCAGGGGCGTTGAACACTGCAGGTGTACAGGTGGAACCTTCGTTGCACCCCCATGCTTTGTACAAAGCGATATCAGACAATACGACGCCAGACTGTCCCAGAGTGTTAGATATGAAGTTCTAAGTAGTTATAAAATGATGCATATGTTAACACACATGACGTTAATACACATGGGATATAAAAATACACCATATAAGTCAACATCCAATACGAGCGTATACATGTAATCACAACCGCCATCAGCCCCGAACATCCGTAACGCTTTCTATCATATATATCCCAATAAAAACACCACAACACCCACCCTAGCCAGTATACCGGGTCTGTGGTATCCTGCATGCATGCTATATCTATTAAACTTAACCATTTGACATGACCACTGATTTTCAATTTCCTTTTCGCACACAGTCTTGACAGGAAAAGTACTAAAATCTGAAGTGCAAGCATTTTAGAGAAAAACAAAGTATTTATACGGTGTATGTGTGTGTAACTCAAACTTGCAAAATGAACTTTGATGAGCAGTTTGAAGAAAAAATTGTGAAACCATCACATGGGTTTACAATTATTCGTAATGCAAAACGGCAGTGTGTTAGATCAGATACATTCCCAGAAATCATGGAAATGAAGGGGGAGTTCAACAAAACTGTAAAACAGACAGTCGCACAGACACATTTCTTCAATCGTGAAAATAAGAACCATGCCTACAAATATGTATCACCCCATGATATTGAGTTTGTGAAAAAACAGATTCAAAAAACACCCATTGCCAATTTCGACATGAACCGAAGCCCAAATGTTGACAAATACAGAGACTCTATTGAACCTGTTTCAAGAAAGTATGAGGAATCATTTATGTGTGAACCCACAGGTGACCAACGAGCCTGTTGCATGGAAGAAGCTTGTGAAGGGAAATATATACCACAATCCCCCGAAAAGTTTGTACTCAGGGAATTTCTACTTCCTTCTCAGTCAAAGCTCTACGAAGAAACCAGACGATACCCGATACAAAGATCACCCTGCATATTATGCAAAAGGCTGCAAATAGCCAGGCTTGTGGTCTCTGCAAGAGCAGCTGGCACGGGTATGAAAGAGGACTGTCTGGTCCAAGACTACTACAACTTTGTCAACATACCGGGAGAGTACGACCTTAAAGACTGTCTTCTCTCTAAAAGAACTGTTTGGGAAGGTCTGGTCTCTCCAGTTGTTCTACATATCCGAAATGCATACAAATTTCAACTCGTTAATGGAAAAAAAACATATACACAGTGGAAGATGCCTTTTTTAACGTCTCTGCCCGGGTACAGCTCGGGCACTACCCCTTCATCAGCACAGACTTGCTAAGAAAACATTTTACAGGTCACAGGTATGAATACATTTTCACCAGATCCTTTTCAGAAATTGCATATATGGTTAACATGGAACCTGCCAAACTATGGGACCCTTCACGAGGGGGTCGGATATACAACGCTATGGGGCACATTCTAGATGTACTCAACATACTATACAAAACCACTTCGGGAGAGATCCAATACCTCATCGGAATAAAACAAGACATGTTCATACCACTGATGTTGTACATGGAAAATAATAGTACATCTGATGATCACATGTGTGGAGACAGTGGTGATGGTGCACCTATTGAAAAACTATTACCCACGAAAGCTTTTCACGAAGGTCTGATGCCCAACAATGTATCAGATCTTATGAAATGTTCATTTTGGTCAGACAATGGTAAAATGGATCCTATCGTGCATTTACTCAGCAAGTCTACCCCACAAAGATGTCAAATAAGAAGCCTTACTCTGATTATGCTTAACTACTGCAAGTTGCACGATAATGTATACGACTTTGTAACAAATGCTCTCAAATGTTCCATGTTGGGAGCTTACCGGGGATGTAGACGACCTGATATACATGTTCGTAAAAAAATCTACAATGTGTTTGCTAACATGACTCGTAAAGACTTTTTAGTCTTTATGCAAAACAGACACCAGCAGCTTCTCTTCTTTACAATTAAAGAGTATTTGATTTTCGCAGCTAAGCACATACCAGCTCTACACATTGAGCTTCAAGTCAGATACAAGTGGAAAGAGTTTGAAAAGAGAGTGACTTCTACAATGAACATTGTTAGATCTATGCTGACTACAGATAAACTAATGTCTTTCATTGGTGTGGAGAGATACCTAACGAGCGTAACAAGACTTCAACCACACCTGTATAGACCGAGAAAACACTCATTCTGTCGAGTTATTATGCACGAATGTGAACACCACGACGACACAAGTGGCAAAGCATCTGCACGCTTCAAACACTGGCAGTTAATGTATGATATGCTTATACGTGAACCACTTGCTCCTATGCCTGTAGACTGGCTGCTACTCTTCAATGTACCACAAGAACATGTTAAAAAACTCAAAGAATTACAACAATCTTACAACGAAACTGGTATACGAGGGAACATCAGGGCATTCATTACATCTATGAAAAGAGAACATTTTGAAGCCATCAGAGCGCTTGCAAGAGCATACGATAGGAAAATTAATGTCAGAATGTTCACTCTACCAGTTCACATCACTATACGACAAATTAGAGCTTTAAGGCAAATGCATAATATACCCAATGGTGAACCACTACATCACACAATAGGAAAAACCCTCGTGTGCGTGGAATGCCAACAATTCAAAGGGTTTGTCGCCAACAGGACACCAACGAAGGTAAACAATATACACGCATATGGTCAGACCAGAGTTATTGTGGACGATGACACTGGAAAACTATACTGTGGCAAGAAGAGTGATAAGCTGGACAAAAAAAGAGACATATATGCTTACGCCTGGGAAAAGAATGCAAACAACGGAGATCATGCAGATAGAAAATCTGCAAAAGAAAAAAGAAAGCATCAATCCAACAAACTATGCAAGCAGAGAGAATTACAGAGGGTTTCTTTAATTGGAAACATGTTGCAGTTCTACGGTACAATGTATGCTATTTGCCCAACGTGTGGCAACTTTATGAAATACAATCCTGAGAACATGTACAATGGGTTTTATTGTGGATGCTGCATGGAAAATGGTCATCTATTCAGAGATGTTAAGTGTGAATGGTGTAAGACAAAACATCACCTGGAGAACATAAAGGTAGTTGGAGAAAAGAAAACAATACACTTGTGCAAGACCTGCCATAAGCCCTGGGTAAGAAATGCATCGGGTATATTATCAATAGAAACTATACGCAGAGGTTTAAAAGAGAAATGGAAACGATTACAGTCAATTTAAGTTTTATATTTCAAAAATACTAATCCCAAAATAACTATTACCGATATTATATCCAACCATGGTATTTCAATAACTTCAAGATCCTCTTCTAAACGAACATGTGACATTTGTATATATGTACGTATTTAAATATTAAGCATATAAATAATCTAAAAGATTCATATAATGTCAGACCAAGAAAAGATACAGATGGCTGCTCTAGGTCTACTTGGACTTTTAGGCATGAAACAGAAATCAGCACAGAAGAAACCAGCACAGAAGAAACGACAGAATAAACCAGCACAGAAGATGCAGGGACCAAGTGGTAGTGATAGCGACAGCAGTAGTGATAGCGACAGCGGTGGTGATAGTGACAGTGATAGTGATGAAGGGTTTGATTTAGATGCTTATCGGCGAAAAGAAGCCAAAATAAAAGAAGTAGGGGAACAAATAGAATCCTTGTTTCTTGAAATAAAAGAGATATATACCAAACGTGTAACAAGACTAGATGACAGCAACAATGAAGTAATATTCCTGGCGACTCGACTTGTGGTGAAGATAGAGAGAAATCTCAACACCTTTCAAGCTCAAAAGAAAAAACTAGACACAGATAAGATGTTCGATGCAGCTGGTGAGCTAGATTCGATCTTACCTGGGATGCGACAAGATGTTAGTGAACTCGCTGAATTAATTAAAATTACTATGGACAACACAGCATCGGGAGAACAGGGTGACCGGGATGACGATTACCAGGATGAAGAGGACGAACAGGATGAAGAGGACGAACAGGATGGTGATGACATGCTAACAAAAATCAATAGCGCGACAAAACGAGCCCAACTCTGGCGATTAGCAGAAAGACTTGGTTTTAAAACAACGGGTTTTACAAAAGAATGGAAGAATTTTACTAAAACTAGACCGTATGCTAAGATTGTAGACTTGAAACCACTTATGATAGAAGCCGTCGAGACTGGATTAGGCAGGAGTGAAGAGAAGTCTAAGAAGGCAGAGAAGGCAAAGAAGGCAAAGAAGAAGGCAAAGAAGGCAAGGCAGAAGGCAAAGAAGAAGGCAAAGAAGAAGAAAAAGGAGAAGGCAAGGGAGAACGCAAAGAAGAAGGTAACTCCACCTGTTGAGCGCAAAACTAAGTTTCTAAGTTCTCAAGATATCCTTATGAATGATATGGGTTTCACACCAGAAACCGATGATAACCCGATCGAGGTCATGGCAAGTCTACTAGATGGGACAGAAGAAGGTGTTACACGCTTTTTAGATATGTGTTTCGAGACAGCAGACCAGGACGTCGATGGAAATCTGACCAAGGCAGAGATGCGTGCATTTATTAAAAACAATAATCTGCAGAAGTATTTTAATGTACACGATCCGAAATCGGGAACAGGCTACGTCGAAGGCACAACATTTTCATGGGATCAGTTGCTACTAAAACTTGATCAACTTGTACAAGACAGAAAAATAAGCAAACTGGAATGGATGACTTGGGGGGCAGAAATAATCACAGAATCCCAAAAAAAAATGAGGGCTAAAGCAAGAAAAAGAACGATACAAAAACCAAGAAAAACATCGATACAAAAACAATTAAAGGTAGATAATTTGCCACCATCACCGCCTATAGTTGTGAAGAGAACTAATGATGAGGATGATATATTAGAAATGGGAAACAGCATACCCAGGGATTCCAGTGAGGAAGATGTCGATAATAATGACTACAATCCTGAGGATGAGGATGGTATACTAGCAATGGGAAACAGCGTACCCGGGGGTTCCAGTGAGGAAGAGGGGGGGGTGTTCTCCGACGATGTGGCTCGTCAATTTTCCGTAGACTCAGACGAGGATGCTGAGGATCATGTGGACATTGGAGAAGAGGATTTTAACGCCAATGACCAAACAACTTGGTTTCCTATTGAAAGTATTCTTGATAAAAAGGGGGAGGGTGATAAGGTAGAATATCTTATTAAATGGGTTGGATATGCCAAAAAAGAAAACTCATGGGAGAACAGACAACAATTACTCGAGGACGGAAACGATGAAGACAAGCAAATTATTCGCGATTATGAAGTGAAAGAATTAGCAATTGCACTGGGCTTGGTACATCCAGTGAAAACAGTTAGTGAAGATACCTGGGGTTCTGTTGATGGCTGGGGTGGCATATCAAATGCAGCGCAGAGGCGGATGTCTGAAGAGCCCACATACAGTTCTCTAAGTGATTTCTTAGAGAATATATCAACAGAACAAGAATTAGATGACAAAATTAATAGGGTTGACATGAAAACGGTAGCTAAGGCTCTGAGTCAACTTAAAAAAAAGACAATCTCTGGTAAGAAAGGGATTATAGTCGAATTGCAACTTAGAACAAAAATAGCTGAGGCAAAAGAAAAGGAAAAGGAATTGGATATTCTACGTCAAATTACAAGGGATACAGTGGGTGCACAGTTCAAACGATTAGAACAAGTTAAAGGAGACATAATAGTTTCTCAAAGCGCACCCAGGGGGTGGAGATCCCTTGCAGCTGCTTATGCAAAAGAGGAAAATTTGACAGTAGATGGTATAGGTCAAATTTTTCAAAAAAAGATGGCAATACTCGATGTAGAAAAACATAAGAGTGACCCTGCTCCGAAAGGACCAGGCTTGTTCGTGGAATTGCGCCAGCCTACCGAACCACAGCTACGGTTCTAAAATTTGAATGCTCCGACTCTCGTAGGTTCGGAAGCTGCGCTTGTCTTAAAGTATAACTCTTGATCCGATGTAGATATGGGTATGTTAGCCGGTGTAGCACCGATGGATCTCATTTTTGCCCAAGACCATTTCAATTGGTGAAGCTGTTGCGGTGTTAGTTTTAAAGCATTTAAATCGTGTATACTCATACAAGTTTGTATCATTTTATCCGCGTTTATGCGTAACTGTTTGTAATGTCTCCACTCGAATTGTTTGAAATGTTGTGGTTGAAATCCCATCCTTGACATATGCTCAAAGGTAAACCCAAACTCTATAGTATCGTCTATTGAATAAGGCATGTCCTTCCAAGAAATTTCGTGCTCAATAAAGTCTTGTGGAATAAACCCTTGCATTTTAAGTGTTGTCAACGATGTACCAAGGAGTTTAGGGAGTTCTTTCTTTGAAAAAAAGTGTTTGGTCCAAAAAGATTCTTCACGGGGCTGGCGTCTGGCTGCAATTACAGATTTTATAGATACAAGTAACTGTTCGCCTAAGTCGGCAACAGACATTTTAAAAGAATACAATACATTTATAGTTACCTACTCTTAACCGGATGGAGCAAAATGTCCACTGTACTACCCTTCTTACTGTAACTCAAAACTTTTCCTACGACCTCTTCTCCATCCTCAGCTTTTCTGAATCGGAATCGCACTTTACGTGCGTGAATACCATGCTGGATCGGGTACTTATCACATACATCCCAAGTAAGCAAAGCTCCTGGGTGGAGGGTTGATGGACCTTCGTTCATCACAGTAAGAATTCCACTGATGCAAGCCACAAATCCCTGATCAAACTTGGAGATCTTCTCAGCCCTGTGACCTGTCACAGCCACTCCGATAAACTTGCACTTTTCTTTGATCCACTCTTTCTTGTCGTCATCAGATCCCTGACGCTTGTTTAGAGGCATGCCCTGCCAACCATTAATGGTGGAGAACACACGAGCATATCCGTCCGAGATACGTCCCGGAGCCTGTTTGGATACGAGGATCTCACCCTCAGCGACATCAAAAACTTCATACTCACTCACGAAGTCACATTTACACTCACCAATCTTGAGATCTTGGCGTGCCATTTCACGTCTTTTTGTCATCCAAGCTTGGTCATATCTGACATTGAGGCTGAAGGAGGGTCCTGCTAGGCGTCTTGCAAGGGGTACACTCATTTCTTAATATACATGGTGATCTAAATAGTCATGAAAATTTGTTGATTATATCATTAAAATCTCTATCTGGGGTAAATCAGTCCTCTGTTGAGAATCGTACAAAGCCAGTGCGATCTTCCCTTTCGTAGATGGCTCATAGGCTGCCTGGCTCACCACACCAACATGCCACTTCTTTACATATGCGTCGATCTCTCCTTCGTTAAGAGCTGCAGGTACTTTTTTATCTGTTTCCACAAAACACTCGTTCACAGTGGGGATAATCTGAAGAACAACTTCCGGTTGAGCCAATGTGCGTGAATGGCGGTTCGGCTGTTTCATCCAACTAACTTTTTTCCAAACGAGTGCGAGACCAACTCTCTGTCCAGTCCTGAGCTTCTTCCCCCAGAAGTTAGCTACTTTGGCACGTCCATATACATCACATTGGATAAGCCTCTGTTTCGGGTTTGTGTACCTGGGAAACCCTAAATGGTCCACCTGCTTACCAGCATCGTTGCGAAAGACTCCGAAGAACTCATAGTCTTCGGGTTTCACCATTTTGTCTGCATCTATTGCGGATTGAGTGAAGAGAAAGTTCATGGTAGGGACATCTGCACAGGTAATGAGAGAAGACCGTCCTTTCTTATCCTGCTTACAAAAAATAAGACTACCTGGTGCATAGTCCTTCTCATAGTGCTCTGCCCATGGGCGAATCATGACAGGAATCGACCCTGTAGGGTTCGTCTCGAGATACTTTACTGTGCTCCTAGACTGTACAGATAGCGTACTGGAGATATCAGGGGGACCCTGTGGTCCACTGGGACGATTAGACACACTCGGCATAGCACCCGGACCCGACGGGTAGTAATGCTTCGAGTAAGGAGGGCGCTCGCGTTTGCCTAAAACAGATGTGACTGCACTCATTTAAGTGATTTCAGATACCTATATATAGTCCTGAATTTAGGATGAGAATGCATACGGCTGGCTCGAGCCATGTTTAGTCTCTGTCTTTTTCCGCAGTGTGTTCATGTATTTCACCAAGTCTAGTTTATGTCTACTTAGTTTTATAAACTCATTCACATGATGGGGATTCAAAGTCACATTGCCAGTCTGATTGCTTCGTACACCAATGTTCTTTTTGTAATGGCGCTGAAGTTTGCAGCAGTATTGTATATCATCCGCCACCTGTTGTGTAGGATTCACTACATGTTTTGTGTAGTGTTCCTTGCAAAGTTCGGGTGTGAGTTTCATCAATTTTTTCCCCTGACGTAACAATGGGGCAGTGTGTTTATTATACATAGTACACAGTACATTGTATATCTCGTCCTTCTCAATGTTTCCAGTAAGGTTCCTTTCTACATCTGTCATCGATCGGATTATATTATCGTCCTGGTACTTGCAAAGGGGACAGACACCGAAGTCAGGTTCCTCCAATTCGCACACCTCCTCCTCATCCACTATGTTTGTAGCATAGTTCATTATTAATGCACAGACAGCTCATATATAGTTCCCTGTGAAGAAGTAACAGATTGTTCTGAAAGTCTGACTCTCAGGTCTGAAATATTTAGACCATGAGGTTTCTCGGCAAAGTGTACCCACACGGGAAACACCTCAGCCACCGAACTGTGGCAGTAAGCAACACCATTATATACCACACTAAATTTTTTAAAACTTTGAATCATGATAGGAACAGTAGACTCTTTTACAGCATGCTCATGTTTGGGATGATTCTTCTCCAAACAAACAAAAAACTTCATAAAATCTACCTTGTAATTGTTCTGGAAGTATGTCTGAATGATTTTCATGTCCACAGCATCCTGATGATACATTCTCACATCTCCCGAGTCGTCATAAAGTACGCACTTTTGCACCCTCTGTAATAGACACACAGGTTGACGTTTGTACAAAGCAGAGTATATGGATATCTTATCTCCTAATTGGTCATGCCCTGCAATTTCTTTATCTCCCCAGAAAAGTAAGGTTTCCCACACATCGGTCAATAGCTGGTCACGAAACTTGCGAAGAATGAAATGACGAAGTTCATCTTTAAAAAACGTGCCACATGGTACGACCACATCTTGCCTTTCATATAACTCATACATATCCAGTGTTTTATGAAACCAAAAGAAACGAGACAAGCAAGCCATGATCTGTTTGGGATGTATCTTCATCTTATCCCCCTCCTTCAACCCACCAGGTATATCGTCGTGTAGTTGCATCGTCCATTTTCTGGCATTGCTCCATATGCAGTGGAGATAGTCTAATAAAGGTTTACGGTCTACCTTGTAGACATCATGCCATCTCATAGCTAAAGCATCCAATGTAGTTAGCATGTCTTCCACCGACCATGATTCTGGGTTCTTTTTAATCATAAAGTTGTTTCGGATCACCCACTCCTCGTCATGGTCATAACTCGGAACCATAGCATTCAAGTATGTCACCCATGCCATCATCCCTTTCGTCCACCTAGGTAACATACCAGGAACTCTTTCGTGTAGATCAAAGTAATTATTCATAATCATTTTTTTGACAGCCTTTGCACATTTTGGACTTTGACCCAAGTCGTACACATCAATGAGCCAAAGGAGAATGTCGGTGTTACCCTTCGGTTCTATTGTCAATGCTTCGTCTTCTGTGTGTACTCTCACAGCTAAATATGTGCTTTTGTACATTTATGGAAACATACATATGTTTATACCCATTTAGGTTGAAAAGACTCACCCATTTTTAATCTCAAAACATTCAATTCTTGTTTGGGTGTCACAGCTTTGACTTTTATTTCTGGTCGCGTTATGTTTGGACTCTCTAAATTCAACTCTTTCTTCTTATATGTCCCATCTTTCATACTAAGCCACAGAACAGCTGTGCCACAAAGCATGATGTATTCGTATATCATATCTGTTGTACATTCATCCAACAGGCATGCATCTAGGTCGTGAAAAGTTAATAACTGATATACCAATATGATATATGTGACCCATGATAAAGCACTTTGCGGCACCGCAGGTGGAATGAATCTAAGTGAAATAACCCAAGCAAGTCCAACAAAAGGTAAAGGAACGTATAGAATATCACTTGTATGATACACACATGCAAAAGCATATGCCACTACTACGAAACCCTGCAACACACGTTGCAACATTTCATTACAATGATAACCTATATATATGTCACAATGAGTGAAAAAATGAGTCACCCTGGGCAGAGAAGACTTCCTGACGATGAAGAAGAAATCGAGCTGGCAGGTACACAAATAGAAATGGCTGAGGACTCTGACATCGCACCTGAGCATAGACTAAGAGAAGATGCGGGGTTACTGAGAAACATAAGAGTTAAGAAACGAAGCTGTATGCATAACGCGTGTAGAATTGTAATGGGTATTGTTGCTACAGCTGTGTTCACTTTCATGCTCATTCAATTATGGGCTAATTATGGTGATACCATTAAGCAACGGGTTTTTAGCCCGCAAGTTGTTGCTGCTGGCTGTTTTGATGAAGAGGGAGAACATGGGAAATTATTCGGGATGGATTTTCACAAGTGGGAAAACAAGACCCTGCATATTAACATGTCAAAGCCTGAAAACGATTTAATACAAATACAAACACATGGAAACTGGTCTTATGAATGGGACGACGACTGTTTAAAGGTTGCATTGGATATAGTGGACCACATTAATATTATGGTTTGGAGTATTTAATAAAGAGTAAAACAAATAAATGAATTGGTTTGATATGGGATCACATGTTTTTTCTTCACTGCCCATTTTTTTAGCATACCAGACAAAACAGGTGTTTCTATTATACTTTATCTTAGCCACAACCATTATATCTCTATTATACCATTCTGATGAAAATATCATATCCCTGCACATTGACGAGTTTTCAAGTTCTGCCCTTATCGTCGTCACAATGATGATCTACATGGACGAGATATATAAGGCTACCTACTTAGCCATTGCAATTTTACTTGCTGTTGTAATAGTAGACTACTATACACATGTAGATATTGTCCAGTTCTTTGTGGGCATGATCGCAGTGGTGTCAATCTTTGTCTTTTTCTACGAAAGAAGAACTCTGAAAGTAATCCCACAACGATTAAAGGTGAAAAATGCCTATTTTATATCGTTTGTAACCACTCAATTTATTGCCATTGCATTCTTCCTCTGGGACAAAGACCCGTACGCACACAGCCTGTGGCACTTGTTTGCATTCGTTTCCCTGGGATCAGCTATTGCACATATACATGAAAATGATGAAACCATGAAACGTCGGGTGTTTTACTGTCTAGGATCAGTACCGACCAGGATATTCATATCTACTATACTCATACACTGGGACACTGCAGATTATCCATATAACATACCAGTGGCTATAGGGACTCTAATTCTAGCTGTCGGGCTTATGATCAAACCACTCAAAGACACTTGGAATGGATCTATAAGTTTAATCAAGTTTTTGCATGGGGTGTCATATGTTCTTATATCTGTGTTTCTATTATTAGACATACGCAATAATGTCAGAATTGCAGGTGTATGGCTCTTGGTAGATACAATATTATCTGCATTCGTATGGTACAAAAAAAATAAACTTCTGATGCAAGCTGTTTCGAATAAAGAAACACCAGTATATAAAAAAATACAATTAGAAAATATTAGATTTTAAAAGTCTTCATCTAAATTAAAATCTTCTTTTTGACTCGACAAAGCGTACTCCGACACCCTCCTCTCAAAGAAATTTGTTTTTGACCCTATAGAGATCTGATCCATGAACTTGAATGGGTTCTTCACCTTGTAATATGGTGCAACATTGAGATCGGACAATAAAATATCAGCTGTGTGCTTGACGTACTGAACCATCAGTTCCTGATTCATACCTACAAGACGTTCCGGTAGTGCACTGTTTCTAACCCACACCTCTTCTACGTTGACACTTTCCTTTACAATATCAGTAATCTCCATGGCAGTGAGGTTATGCATAAACTTGTTATACAGTTTGACTGCAAAGTTTCTGTGAAGACCTTCATCTCTAGATATAAACTCGTTGGACAGTGTTAAAGCTCTACACTCGTAGTTTTCCTTTATCCAATATATCCCACAAAACGAAGAGCTAAAATTAATACCCTCTACACATGCAAATGCAACGAGTCTCTTTGCAAAGTTCTTATATCTATCTGGTTCTTCAGACTCTGGGATATCAAAGTGTTTTTTTGCGAACTCTGTTTTAGCTTTTACAGATGGGGAATTTCTTGTATCTTCAAGTAAAGCTTGCACTTTATCTTCATCACCGATATAAACCTCAAGTAGTTTTGCATATGTTTCTGCATGGATCTGTTCGTTGAATGTTTGGTACCCGTAAAAGTATCTAGCTTCGGGAAGCTGCACTTCAGAACAAAAATTCTCCACAAGATTCTCTACAACTATACCATCTGCAGATGCAAAGAAAGCAAGGATCTGGTGAATAAAGTTTTTCTCTTCTGCTGACATCTTCTCGAACTCGATTTTGTCATTAGTGAAATCAAGTTCTTCCACAGTCCAGAAAGAAGCTATAGCATCTTTACCCATTTTAAAAATATCCGGGTGTCTGATAGGGTGAAGTACAAAGCGCGCATCTGAAATGTCGAGTAGTTGAGAAGCTGACATTGTTTTGATCATTTTTATTTACGCACATACACCATTATATACGGCACTCTTGAAAACTTTGGGAGACCATCAATTTTAGTAATGTGGTCGTCGTTTATTGTCATCCACCCGTTATCGGTTTTTACAGTTGCTGTATAATGACCCCCATGCAGACCTCCATAATGGTTACATATGCCCACAAGCTCGTGCCCGTTCCATTTTTCTAGTACAGGTACCTTATATCTCAATTTCTTCCTCGAGTTAAACCTTTTATAGTGAATACACACTACATTGCTAGGATCTATATCGAGTGTCTTTGTCATACTCGTCTCACCACATGTCTCACACTTACATTCCACTATTTCAGGCTCCATCATATCTGGAATACCTTCTTCAATACCACCATTAATGGATAATGTTACGAAGGGGTCGGATCTCGTACTAATGTGACCATTTTTACATTTCAAAACTGTTTTACTGGTACCCTCAAAAGGATTCTTTAGCTTGACACTCTCGTATAGTTTATCCAACATCGTCAAAAGAAACTCATGGGCATCATGCTGGTAAATTGGATCAAACCCAAAATCTTTCAAACAACCAGCAAAATCATTAGGTGACGAGCCTTGATAAAGAAGGTCCACAAAATGCTTCAAACCCTCCTGCTCTGGTATAACTTTTACAAGTTTCTCCACTACAGGTTTCACATACCTTAGCACTTGCACGACGCTATTCATATAACACGTGTTACCCAGGTTATCTAAACCACTCATATTGTAAATAAAATAGCAATGTTTATACACCGTGTAAACAAAATTCTTCCACTATTAGGTCAAAGCGAGACACCATAATGATGTGTATCGCCAATTTGAATGATGTAGAGTCACCATCGTATGTCGTTAAGTGTTCTGGTACCAAAGAACATGCATATGTGGTATCTACCAATAACAAAAAATTCTGGAAAAAGTCATGGCTTCACGAAAATGGTGAGGACGATAACGATAAGATAGAACAAGTAAACAGCCAACTACCAAATTGCCCAGAACTAACTAAATTTTTCACAGGCAAGTATAACAAAAAACTGTCCGAATACTACCTATGTTCGGAAATCATAGGTTTTGGGGACAAAGTCATACTAAATACACCTGATGCCATATTCCTGCAACGAATTTCTACAAGGACAAAAACATTCGATATGGTATTTTTTTATGGAATAACTGCTAAAATATTTAGTGTGGTAGATAGGGCAGATTTGGATACTATCAGAGACTGGTACCCTCATAAAATATACTCGTGTGGTGCAGATCCATTACCACTGAAAGATATAGGGGAATGGATGGAAAACAATAAAAGTGCCACAATGTATGATGATGTGTATGAACAGCTTTTTGATCAAGAGAAATCATCAGAGAGTGAATACGAACCAGAGTCGGAACCAGAATCAGAAGACGAGTCGTGTGACGAATCTGAAGAAGAAAGTTCCGAAATATCCGAAGAAGAATTCGAAGAGTCAGACCCAGATGGAGACTACGAGCCAGATGAATATTTAGAACCTCCTTCTAAAAAAATTAAGGTTTAGGTGTAACTATATAATCTGTAACTGTATTCCCCACAAACTCCTGTAACGATAACATTCTCCCCTCAAGTATATTCATGCACATTTTCTGTGTACCATATACGAATGGTTCGAATCGTCGTGGTTGGGCATTCTCTCCTAACTTTAATTCTGGACATAGCCATATTGCAAAAATCACCAAAGCTAGCTTGGGTAATCTATCGTGCTCTACTTCTACTTTATTTACAATATTCAGATACCGTTCTTCGGTCAATACTGAACGAAGATGAGCAACTATCTTCACAACAGTAGGCTGAATATCTTTATATCCGAAAAATATGGCATAAATGTCGTCTTCTTCTGCCTCTCTATGTTCCAATCTCTCCTTTTCGTCGAACGACATTTACAAAAAGTAGCCAGGCATTGGTACACCGTTATATACAAATTGAAACAGATGCTCCCATCGTTCTTTGAAACAGTACCATACTTTTTTCTACAGGCATGTGCAAAAACATATTCTTATGATACAGTATGGACTGAACCATAATTTGAACAATAGACTTAAACATAACTTTACAACTTGATGAGAGTATCTTGTCCCAAAGCAGTAGTGTGTCCTGAAATGCGAAAACATTCCCATACATCGTAGGCATCATAGAGGACACGAGACTCGTTATAAAAGGCATATGGGAATCTGAAAAAAGTATAGACAAACTAGGTTCCTTCACGTAACACTCGTAAACTACAAGGTTTGCAACCGAACATATAGTTTCTAATGCAGCCGAATCTTTAGAATCAAGAGGATATAGTGGTAATACTACATGAACAAGAGATTGAAGAGAATAAAATGTATCCTCCACTGCATTTTTAGGCTGGTCGTGGTAGTACACATAGTACAGAGGGAATGCCAGATAATTCAAACCCTGTGGGTATCCAAACCCTTCGTTCACTACAGAAAATGTATTCAATATACTACGAAGGGTTTCATGATGGGGTTTAAACCAGTCTACGTCCGAAAACGTTCTGTTTAGATCAAGTAATATCTGTTCGTCGTAAGGACCTTCTATCAACTCAAGAGGAGGATACGGAGAAGAGGGACATAAACACTTACGCCACAAAGTAGCTCTCATTAAGGAATATATTATTTATTTTTATACGTTTACAGTAATTCACGACCCACCACATCTGCAAAAATATATGCTACAAGTGCACTCACAATCTCCATCTGTACAGAATCACTCGATACAGTCGCACCACTGAACCCAACAGCACCTGCTGCCACAGCCAGAGACGAAAGAACAGTCGTAGTCACAGCAAAACGAATAAACTTTGAACGACTCAGCGCACCGATCGCAGCTGGTTTGAAGGCGCCAGATACAATGCCGATAAGGACGACTGCAACATGCAATGCAGTGAAAAACACAGCAACAATCATACTATTAGACAGCTCCTTGTCCAGTGGACGGTCCACAGTCTCATTCCCACCAATCCGAATATCCTCAAACTTCTCGTTCATGACCATGGCTGAAAACACAAGAGACACGAGAAGACCCAGAAGAGTCAACCAGGTACGAGGATTATCCGTAGTCGGTGAGTCAATGCCAGAATCTTCTTCCTCCTTATCCCAACTGACATACTTAATGAGAGGCTTGCCTGTCATCATAAAGTCCATAACACTGTCCAAGAACCTACAAAGGATGGCAATCACAAAGAAACTAATAGCAACTGTTTCTCCGGAGTCTTCGACCAAAGGATGTGACCATAAGTAAGCCGAAGACAGAAGAAGTCCAGTCGAAGCCAACTCACGGTAGTGGTGTTCAGTACTAGTCTTGAATAAGTCCTTACCAATGTAACTAATACCAACAATCTTCAGAAGAGCAGATGAAAGCGCCACACCTTCAAGAAGAGTAGACGTGGCAGCCTGTTCGTCGGTAAAGGTCTTCGTGATAAACAGAAAGCACACAATACCAGCGAGAGCCTGTAGCAAACGGATAAACACCTTTCTGGTGTCACTGATAATCGCCTTATCCGGCACAGGCTGTCCGTAGCCGACACGCATGGCATCCAGGAAAATCACTCCTAGAACCACAACGACAGCATTCTGGGTCTTATCCTCTGCAAGCGCGAGACCTGCAGCGTACAGGTTAAGTGTAGACACTATGCCAGTGACCACAAGACCACCAGCACCTCCAGTCACCCATTCACTCTGTCCAGCAATGCGCTCAAGTGAAACAACAAGAATGTAAATAGCAAGTGTCAAAGATATAAGATGACTCTGGAGGAAAGACCACACCCCCGCGCCTGTATCACCATTCACAAGCATGTACACGAGAAGCCCAGTAGAGACAGTAAGAGCTGCGCCGCGCGCGTGCTTAAATTTATACCCGGACTTGAGTGCGACACTCTCTCCAATCACTTCTTTCTTAATGGCAATTTCTCTTGCATCCTCACCATGCTTCACCTCCGACATGAACTTGGCAACAAGCACTGCGACAAACAAGATGATCACAGCCGTCATAGTGGAAGCCTCATCAGTTGCCTCGGAACCTACCCAAATAATATTGCGGTCTGGATCCAAAGTCCACATCATCGAAAGGGACACGATGAGCATCGAATGGATACCATGTTTGAATGTAGCAATGTATTCGTCATACACTTTACTAAATGTAGCACCTGCAAACAGATTTGCAACCGCTGAATCGCTATCGGTGGCAAGCATATACGATAACCCTGATGAGACAGTAACCAGAGTCAATGATATACCCGACAGAAATACAACACTTCTCGCGGTGAGCTCAGACACGCCAAACGCTCCACCGCCTACGTTCGTCACTTCGGTCATAAAAACAAAGACGATTGCGCCAACTGCAATGGCAAGATCCAATACCCACATGAAGCGCGAAATGCCAAGGCTATACTCTACGATAGCTTTAACAAAGTATTCAACAGGAGTAAACAACATATTCAAAAATGACATGAGCATTGCAAAACCGCTGGTGACCGACTCGGAACATTGTGGTGCAACGATCCGTTCCAACAACTCTGAGGATAAGCCCATTTAGCATACATCGTCCACATTAATATAGTCCAAAAAATTTGTTACGGTGTATTTGAAAAATAGTCATATGTACAACCCATGTCCAAGCGAGATATTGCTGTTCAGCTTCTTAAAATAAACAACATACCAGCAGAATATGAAAACATAATCCACAATACTGATGTACCATACGAAGACACCATACGTAAAGTACTTCGTGGCATTACTTTACAAACTGCCCTTGGTATACAAGAAGTCCCAGATAGTGTCACACAATGCAGGTGTGGGAGTTTCAAAGTATTGGAACGAAGCATGCAAACAAGAAGTGCGGACGAAGGTACAACGAGTTTTTACTATTGCACCGCCTGTCAACGCCATTGGAAAGTATAAAGGCTATGTAATGTATAAAAATGAGTCAAAGAAAGTGGAGACTCGAAGCACTGGTACAAGCCTGTAAAAAAGAAGATTACGATAGTGACATTATAGATAAAGGCAAATTCTATATTGCTCCACAAATAGAGTCAGATCACTCTTTTGAAGGAAACTGGTGGTACATATGGTTCAAAAAGGATATACCATTACGGATTGGGGATTCAATACAATTAGATAGAATATACACTGTTGAAGATATACATGTGTATAGAACTTATAAAAGAGGAAGTGTGCTATTAAAGGAATAATCTCTGTCGAAGAAGTTTCTGTTCTTCAGGGTTTTTTAATTCCACAGGTTCTTTCCCCAGAGCTCTTCTAAGCTCATCAATCGCAGCCTTGGCTCTTTTCGCCTCTTCGTCGGTTCCATCGCGCTTCTTCAGCATATTCACAAACTCCAAGGCAGTCGAATGATGATCAGCCTCCACATGCGTATACGCCCACACTGTCCCGGCACAATTCGCCAGGATAATCGTGATCCAGATCAAAGCATTGTTCCCCGTAATCACGAGCACGCTCACAATACCAAAGACGCCCGCCACAAACTCCCACCACAAAAGACTTAACACTTTGGGCGTATTCCACCTACGCTCCTCCCTGTCGATCTGCAAAAGTTCACGCTGGAGCTGTCCGATCTTCGTGTACAGCCAGTTCTGAAACAACTTGATCCCAATGGTCACAACAAGCACCAAAACAAGCCAACCCGACCTTTTGCACTCAAAACCGAACAAATGCAAATCTGTAGAAAAGGGCTGCACATGAGTCGTCTGACACTGACCCGGGTCTAAATCCACAAAGTCCATTTTATACATAGAAATATCACTATATATATCTCCCAAATGCTGGTGTCTGGGGCTGAAGAGGTTACACCTACAGGTTGAGATATATAACACTGCCCCCCTATAGAATTCAACATGGTCAAACTTGCATCGTCGAAATGAAGACACTTGCGAGAAGGTATTCCAAAGAACATCAAAGCCCCTTTATTTGTATGTGACAAAGAACTGCCAATACGAAACCTATCTGGGTTGTACAACTCAATACCACCAACATACATCTCAGATCTCAACTCGGTCAATAAATGACATCCGGACACTACCTTGTCACCTGTATTTGTATGAATCTCATTGTCGAACTCATAAGGAAAACAATGATCGCCAACCGAATACCCCACGGTGTCAGGTGTTATGCTACTACTTAAACCCACACCATGTAGTATCTCATGGCGCAACACTGTACGCAAATCGTAATGATTTCCAATATTACAGCCCCCCTCATCCACATTCCACCCATTTGGTACATAAGGGTTCACATCAATATATATATCACCTGTCAAATTATACTTGTTCAACGCACCCGACTGCCACTCTTTATTGATCAAAAACATGGTTCGACTAGCTGTAGCTAGCACATATTTGGAATTATTAAACTTTTCGTAATTGTATTTTGCTATAATGTTAACATGATTTAAAGAACATAAAGAATTAATTTCATCCCATACTTCCATCACTACTTTATTTATGTCAGGGGGGTCTATTGGTTCAGCCGGGTGCTGCTCCAAGTAGTGCCACTGACTCAGTGCATATGACATTTAATAACACTCAACCTCATGGTTATATGACAGATTACTCATTTTGCTACAATAGTATTCTTGTAAAAATTTAGACTGTTTCAACTCCTGTTCCAAATACTCTATTCTAGAATATGCATCTATCAACATACGGTGCACTGCTTCACACTCTTCTGTCCTAACCCTCTTGTTCGATTCATGAATAGTCATGCGTTTTCTCTTTAGAACTGGTTGGACAAAGTACTGGCGTTTTGAAGGCTGAAAGCTCTCTGGTTCACGTGAACGTTTCATGGTTTATAAAGAATTCACTTTCGATAAATACACCGCTATATCTGCACGTGTTTCATCCTCCTTGATTTTTCACTCAAACGTCGTCTCCCAAGATCACACATTGGCACATCGTACTTAACATCAATAGCAACCTCGTCGCCCTCAAACTCCTGCGACAAGGAAATAAGAGAAAAACGAACAAAATCCACCTCGGTCACATTCTCGCATCGGTCCCCTGCATACTTTTCATACCCTCTGGAGAACTGCAAATTGAAAGCATTCGATGCTGTAGCCGCTGCAGATGTGTAATTACCGTCGCTCAAAAGAGTCAAACGCTTTTTCAAATATATATCCGGTGTGTCGAAACACCCCCTGAATGGGCAATTCAACTTGTCTGTATTCAGGATGCATCTCTTTAATGAAGACTCCTTGGGTATGCAAATCTGAATATCTGTCATCCAAGTTTCGATATCCTCCAATTCCATCTGCACAAACACTGTATAAAACGATCTTGTCACATGAAGTTCAGGAATAAGTTGAATCACAGCATTGTTTCCATAAGGACAGTCGATCAAACTAATCGGCACGATCACCCTTGTTGTGACAGGAACATCCATTGCACAATTACTGCCCGTGATGGACGTACAGGGATACTTGCGAACGATGAACTCGTATTTTTGATCCACAAACGGATAACAGTTGGTCAGTAAGTTAAAGCACTGTGAACGCATAGAAAAGTATGTTCTCACTGCATTGTTTTCGTAAAGGTACATAGTATCTACATCAAATGCGTCCAGGTGAGGATAAATAGGAATAATGCCATCATGGAGGGGGATATGCATTACACCATTCTCAACCTCGTCGTCCACATAAAAACGCAATTGAAGCCGTCCATGGTCAGCATCGCACGATTCTACGTCTTGTTCAGCCTGAGATATACGAATGATGTCCTGAGAACTTCCAGACTCTGCACACATACCATCCCAACACAGATAGTTTGTGGTCGTACTTATAGACGTACAGTCATCGTGTTCTGTACACACAGACATACAAGACTCGTCAGAAAGAGGATGGATGCAGTCTCCTGACAGAGGAAAGCAGGCATCCACAGTGCAAGGGTTTCCATCGAAACAGTTCTTGAATGTTTCCCAGTACTCACCGTCTCTACACTGTGCTACAGTACACAAATCTGGCTGTAATGACGTGTCAGGCACTGCAGTGTACTCACAACCAACATCTGGGTTACAGGTTGCAGTCTTGCATGTTTCGTTTGGACAGATCACAGGTTCCCCAACACACAGTCCAGCCTGACACATATCGTGTATCGTACACCTGCTTTCATCTGAGCAGGAGTCGCCGTTTTGAGAAATATCAGGAACAAAAATACCATCCTGTTGTGTCATGCAAGGTCTTGGGATGGCTGTACCACGACATACGCCATTATAACACTGGTCACTTACAGTATATGATAACCCATCATCACAAGGAGAGCCATGTTCTGGTATATATATACACGACCCATCAGCACCACATTTTGAAACCGTGCAATCGTACTCTATACAATCTTCATCTGTCTTGCAAAAATCTGTGACAATATCAATCAGACATATACCCCGGCACCTAGCACGCTCGCCAGGTCCTGCCTCACATTGGCTACTACTCGTGCAGGTTTGTATCACACTAGTGAACGAGAACACAGTCACTGTGATGGTAATAAGCAACACAATCGCAGAAATCATGATGCCAACACCACAGTGGGCACAGTCAATTTCTTGTTCACCACATATGCATATGTCTTTATGTCTATCCTCCCGTTTCATTTATAAGCTGTGTGATCTTATTTATACAAAACAAAAAAAATCAGGTATAATACACTCGTGACATCATAACAAATATGAAGTCTCTAGGAGGACTTTTACTACTGGGTGCTGGTACTTTGGTATCAGCTGACAAACAAGATTTACGGATAGGTGGTTATGTGGGGTATGGTGTTGATAGCCAGGGTCAGGCTCGGAAACTTATCAGGACTGGTGAGGATAAATTGAAACTAGAAAACTTTCCAGAAGACAAAACATTCCGAATCTATTGTAAACGAGCGACAGATGGTGTAAGTAGATGGGACAACATAGATGATAGCATAAAAGCATGGCAACACCCTATTGCTTCATTTACCGTTACAGATGCGGATGCAAAGGGTGTAGGATTCAAGCCTACTGAAATGTTAGCTCAATTCTCTAGTACGTCCACGCTTGTAATGGCATGTAAAGTGGAAGAGCAAAATGATGTGGGTTGGAATGCCCTAACATCACTGTCAAAATCTAAAAACACAGATAACAATGGGACCATTGCTCTGTTTAATGAGTGGGCGAGAGTTCATTTCTCAGGCTCGTGCGATTCTAATCTGATGGACACCAATACCACATTTACCACCAGTATCACTAGTGAAAATTACGATTCTGGACGAATCTACGAAGCACCACTGCGTTTGGATGCTAACTTCCCATGCATTCATCCTGTTGGGTTTACTAGAGACATCCATTTAAGTCTCCAGTATAAAGCTACCGATGAGGCGCGGAATGCTCTTATTGTTAAAAACGACATCACCACCAGAAAATTGACATTCACTGCTGGGAACCGCGAAGAAGCCAGTAATGGTAGAGATTTTATAATGACTCTAGAAGCTAACCCTGTTTCATTCGACCTTGGAACAGCGAAACCCCATCCAGACTATTATAAGTCTGGTGTGGAAGCATGCGACTCTTCTGTTGACGAGTCTCTTTGTAAGGGAGGACTCAAAGCTACGTTGGATCTTTCTAGTGCTAATATATCTTACTCTGTTCCCACGCAACTTGTAAGCTATACAACACTGGCTTCTGGGTATAAATTTAAACCATGCACTGAAGTCGGAGGTGCTGTTGTCTCAGCAGCGAATATTTTTGAAATGCTAGAATCCTGTTATGGTAAATTTGTAAGAGACAAAGTGAAATCGTGGACATCTGCTACAAATTCTGTTGAAGAAGACCTACGAAATGAAATATTTGGCTATGTCATGAATGCCAGAGATTCTAATGATGTGGGTGGATCAGGATCTCTGCTTACAGATATGGTTTGTCCATTCACATGCCCTGACAGAGATAGTGGCGGATGCCCATTAGCAACAGATGACACTCTCGACTCCACTAGTCAGTCTGCTATGAAATGTCTGCATGTTGGCGTGAAAACCACCTCGCACACGCCTAACTTTTGGGACAATCGCTGCGCTGCGAGAACAGATGGCAAAACAAATTCTACCACTCCCACATTACAACAAGTACTTAATGCGACTGAGTTTACACAACCTCTTATGGGTTCTTACTCCTTTAACTACAAATTCACACGCTCTGGTCAGTTCAAGGACCCGGCTCCTGTAGAATTCAAGAGCTACAGTGCAAATCTTCATGTGGATGTTACGAAACACGATGTGGCAATGGTTTTAGATGGTGGAAACTTCAACGACCTTACTAACGATGCAGCTTTTTTCACAGTTGAAGGCAATGGTTTTGTTCAGGAAATTCAACTTAACACAGTCCAACTCAATATTAAAGACGTACCGAGATATGTCACATCGTTGACTCTCTACGGTCAGGTGTTCCTTAACTGTGATAGGTCTAAACAGGTACTTTCAAATGCGATGCCAATTAATATTGGTACACCACTGAAAACATCTGGAAAATTCCAACCAGTAGGGTTTAACGCAAGTAACCTTGCGGCTCATAACCCATGCAATACACTATTTGAGTATGTGAGAGATAGCGGTGCAGGGCAAGATGAAAATTATGATGTGTCAGGAGTTATGTATGCGACTACTTCAGGTCAACCTGCATCGTTTGTTGCAGACCCGAGTCTCGTGAAAATGTGTAATGAGGCACCTGGAACTGCAACCGGTACTTCATGTTCCAGAGGGGCTTTTCACTCTAGTACCGTGAAACACATAGGCGACGATAATGGTCACCAAAACCCAGTTGCCCTTCTCCATGATCTCTGTTCTGTTGGTGGATTCCCACGAAAAGCAGGTGTCATAGGTGCGCTTGTCGCATTTGAAGATGAGCGCGAATACGCCCCAGTTATCTGCCCTGGTACATGTAAACAAGCCACGATATACGACGTATCTCTTGACTGGGATCTTGATCTTACTGTATCTGCTTCAGACAATGCCAACCAGTCTCTCACTACCTTGAATGACCCCAATAAACTTATTGTGCGTCAAAGTACTTCCGACTGGGGTGACAACGATACAGATACACAGACGCCTCCTCACCGTTACTATGACCTTGAGCGTGTAGCCTATCTTACATCTGTAGCGTCGGATGACTGCCAGGCTGATGGTACGCTCTCTATCGACGACGATTCTGTTCCGACCGATGCTAATGTTGCCACAGGTTGTCTCGTATACAAACAAGGCAGACCAACATTAGCAACTCAAGGCTGGCAAACGGCAACCGAATACTACGGAATTGAAAAGGCAGCTGATATGGTGAATTGGTTTACATCATGTGGCTCACAGACAGCCCTTGGTGCAGAAGTGCACTTGGTGCAGCGGTTCAAGGTCACTTACGGTGATGATCGTGATATTTCCTTTTGCCAAACCAAAAAGCTCTCTGTCACTGTGCAACAGGTCATGGTAGGGCAGACTACACAGACTCTTACTACTGTACAGCAGGAAGATTCTGCAGACGATGCGTCTATTACTGCAGCGTTAGAGCAGGTCCAATTTACCAAAGATTCATGTGATGGTGATACTCAGAGACTAGCGGCAACTGCTAATGTTATATCTTCAGTTGATCTAAATGCCAGTTTTGCCGATACTCCTCAGCTTTTCAGGGACAGTGGTAATACCAAATGGGAAAATGATAATGGGTTAGTTACATGGTCCACAGCTTGCTACGATATCTGTGGTGGTCAGGCATCTCAGTTAGAAAACTTTCTTGATGAACACAAACTCACTGTATCCTTCACCAGTGGTACAGCTGGATTAAATATTGAATTTAATATAGATATGGAAGGTTCGCCGTGCGCTGCTACAGATCGTGTCAACGTTGCCACTGCAGAACTCACTCTGTACAATGCTGGTAAACCTGCTTCAGGAACCGAGGTCGCATGCGACGCTAACTCGATTGGAGCTGTTTCTGCAGGGGTAGAACCAAGAGCTCTCACCGATGTCGTTTGTGGTAGGCTCAATGTCACCGACCTTGGTGACTCTAGTTTGTTTATCATGAGTACCCAACTGACACGCAAACTGCCAGGATCAGCTGCAGAGTTGCTGTGTGAAGCAACTGCTGGTGAGACCGACTACAATGGTGTGAGTTGTGTAGGCGCTGCAAGAAATGTCATGTTTGCACCAACTGCGCAAACTGGTTTGAAGCAGGACGGTACAGGTACAGGTGCGTTCATCAAGTTTGCTGACAGTTCCATCAAACTGTTCGCAGACGATGCCTTTGCCGAAATCACCTACACAATATTCTGGGAACAAAGACTCGGATCAGGTAATCGCAGGCTCTTGAGATCCGACATGATTCTTGGTGCAGGTGGCTCTAGCACGAAAGGAGCTCTCAAAGTGTTACCTATTGCAGAGCAGATTGAGGATGCAGTGGAGAGTCTAGACAGTGAACCTGCGGCTACTAACACCACTGACGGTGCCACCGAGGAAGAAGATGGGGGCATGTCAACTGTTACAGTTGTCGTAATTATTGTGGCTGCAGCTGCAGTAGTAGTAGCTGCCGGGTGGGGTTACATGAAAAGAAAAGACAATAAGGAAAGAGATTCAGAAAAGGTTCGGTATTCTAAGGTAAGGAGGAGTGAGAGATTTAGTACAATGAATTTTTAGAAAAATATATTATTTAAAACATACGTCTACGCTTTTTATTTCCAATCTGAGCCACCTCCTCCATCAATGTACGTCCACTTCCAGTCACACGGTACTTGTTCAAAGCATCCATGAAATGAGCTTTGTCTGTCTTCTCCTTTTTCTTCTTACTGGCAACATGTGTCGTCTTGTTCATCACAGCTTTGAAATCCTTCTTCAGATCGGCATTCTTGGAAGCCTCGACAGTATCCTTCAAAGCCTGCTCACGCTCCATGCTCTTCTTAGAGGCATGGTGAGCAATACGGAAGAACTCCTGAGACTCGTGAGGGAACTTCTTGGCGAGGTCAATGATCTGATTGCGACTGGCATCGTTAAGATCAGCCTGGTCCAGAGTGCTGGACCAAGACTCCACAAGAGCCTTAGCCATAGCCTCGTTCTTAGCGGATGCCACCTCAAACTCCTTCTTTTTCTGATCAGCAAGCTCGGTCTTCAAAGACTCCAGCTCCGTTGCCTTAGCTTCCAGAGCCTCGAGGTCCTTTTGCTGGTCCACGATCACTCTCATGAGTTTCTCCTGATCGGGGGCAGTCTCCTCTGGTGCAAGGGGGGGCGGCTCAACCGGGGCGGCGGGGGTGTCGGGCATGGGGGTTTCAACAGGCTCAGACATTTTTAATGTTTTATTAGATGCCTTATAGGTGTCAATTCTTGTTTCATCCACGAATATAATTCTACAGTCGCCCCTGCGAGGATCCACGCACAAACTCACTTCGACAGGTTGTTTCTCTGTCTTCCCGTTTGCATACTGTGTATGTGTGTGTGTAAGGCTCAACCCTGTGTAATATCGTTTCCCACTGGACGAAACTTTCACTGCATTCCTTGCAAATGACCCATAGATACTTGGATCGTCGATCTTACCCACAATCCACTTACTCCCATCCGGGTTGTTCCAGCAGGAGCGCACTTTGCCCACCTTCATTTTCTCATCGTGCTCCATGTAAATCGGGATCCCACTAAAATCTATCTGTGCCTCCTCGCGAGTAAAAGCAAATGTAGGGTCGTCTTTTTCAGGCTGGGTCTCGGTGGGGGATAACACGTTCCCTACAAAGTACATTTGAAAGTAAAAACATGTCTTATATATGTTTGTGTTCTTTGCATATCTCATTCAAACACATGGTAATAGAAAGCATGTATGCTGTGAGAAAGGCAAAGATAAAGTATTCTACCATTAAGTAATATATCGGAAGTACTTATATTCACACGAGGTCTTCAAATGTATTTCTACGACCTTGAGTCCACCTTTCTTTGCAAAGGGTTTAAACGCACAGATCAGAGATTACTAGAAGTCGGCATCGTCCAGGGCAGGAAAACCTACAGCACCTTGGTGGATCCAGTCAAAGGCTATCCCATCATATCACGACTAGAAGAACTGGGACAGCATCCAGAGCGCACCATCCGATTCTGGACCAAACTGCTGGCAGGCAAAGGCTTACTCAACACTGCAGTCTGCCGCAAACCCTTCGAAGAGCAAGCCAAATACATCGACAAGATCCGCAAAAATTTCCTCAGTCCAGATCAGGCTGTCAAGGGCATGATCGCCTTTGGAACAGGTACATGGGTCGCTCATAACGGAAAATCCTTCGATCAGAAAATCATGCAAGGGCATTTCGATAGGTTTGGGCTCAAACCAGATATAGAGTTCAAAGACTCGCTGCCCGAAATTCGTAAGCTCAAACTCAAGTCGCACTCTCTAGGCTATGTCTACAGGCATCTCTTCGGGGGTACCTTCCGGCAACACCACGCAAAGGACGATGCCATCGCTCTACAACGGGTCTGCAAACACCTCAAACTGTTTAAATCCACACCCCTCACCAGCATCAAAGGTGTGGGACCCAAAAGTGAGAAAGTGTTCAAGGGTGCAGGCATCCGGTCGGTAGAAGAACTTAAAGCATGGGTCCAAAATCACAAACACACCGACTGGAAGTTCGAAGTACACCACAGTTGTGCCCTTGCCAACCGCATGTTTCAAAAATTTAAGGTTTGAGCTACCTATTTATACAAGTATTCGTATATGAAATGCTGTATGCGTCGTTCGTGCGCCCCGAAGGCATTTACAGTGGGTGGTTCAACAAATTCGCAGCGTTTGTCACCAGAGGCGGTTTCTGCCACTCAGAGTTCGTTTTCAGATGGTCTCAAGACGAACTCAAACAAGTACTCAGTAGAGTCAAAGGGCTAGCCAGTCTAAGAAACAAATCAGGTCCTGTCGATATCGCTGTCTACATCATATGGGGAGATATTGTCAGATTCAGAGTCCTCACAGGATACTCACAGTTTTGGTCCGTGCCAGAAAGGGATATGATACACATAGATACCTCATGGGAAAGTGAATTAAATACAGTTACTTGGTTATCTAATCAATTAGGTAAGCCATACGATACAACAGGTGCGCTTCTGTCCCCCTTCTCGTGGAGAAATAAAAATAACACCTACGATAACTACTTTTGTTCACAGCTCATGGTTTGTGCGCTGCAAAGACTCAACATGATCGATTATTGTAACCCAGGAAATATTACACCTAATTCGTTGTTCAGAATTTTACAAAGTGCTTAAGTATCCCCATATCCCTTTTGAAATTGCCTTGAAGTGCTCAGCATGCTGTGTGTCAACTAGTTTGGCAGCCGACACCACACACAGGAGACCAGATACAACAGCTACATCGCGAAGGGGTTTCTCCCTGCAATGAAACAGGGCTGAAGCCGAACTTACAAGTACTAAACCAGTTAGAGATAGAGAATGAATCAATTGCATTTAAATATGTATGTGATATTATTTATACCACATCCTTTAATCTCCACAAACCCTCTGCCATGCTACAGTTCAAACAATAGGCACCCCTAAGTACTGCTTCTTCGGATACATCTGACCCACCTTGATTAATCACATATATACCTTTCATGTCAAGCCATAACTCATCCACAGTATTCGCCACCATGATGCAAGAGTCCATATATGTTTGAACAACATCGAACGCTAACCCCTTCCCTGCAATCCACACTCTTTTTCCATTCCACATGTCTGTCGTCACAGCATCGCTTTCGCCATGAATGATCAGCATTTCATTGCAGGTGGGCTAATTTATAATCACTTCAACTTTACCTCAATACACATAGACTGTAGTTCCTGAACAAGCAGCTTAAAAGCATAAGGTACAGTCATTGTCTTGGCAGCAGAGGCACAACGATTACATACACCCCCCCTGACACTGTGAGTCAATCCACATGCACACACACCCATTTCGTATGCGTCAGATGAATGCATCAGCCTCTCCACCAACACATGAGGCACACTATGTGCTAACAGTGCATCCTTCTCCATCTCCCCTACTCTCAATGCACCACCATTTGCACGCCCCTCATTAGGTTGGCGGGTCAAGAAACATGTCCTACCACGCCCCCTTGCATGTATTTTATCATCTGCGTTATGCTTCAGTCTCTGGTAAAATGTAGGTCCAATAAAAATCGGCACACTGTACCTCTCCCCTGTGATGCCACTCTGCATCACCTGGGTCCCATCTCTCCTAAATCCCATAGTGTGCAACATGTCCATCAAACCCTCAGCCGTATCACCATTAAAGGGAGACCCATCCTGCAGTCCCATATAAGACCCATATTTGCTCTTCAAACACTCCAAAATCTGAGCCATCGTCATCCGAGAGGGGATAGCGTGAGGGTTCAATATAATGTCAGGAGTAATTCCATCCAGAGTGAAAGGCATGTCCTCTCCACGGACCAATAACCCCACAGTGCCCTTCTGTGCACTGCGAGATGCAAACTTATCCCCCATGGTTGGTATTCTTGCCTTTCTCAATCTCACTTTACAGGCGTCACTACCATTCCTCTCCTTATACACTAGTATCTTATCCACCACACCATCGTGTTGCGAATCCACATTCACCTTGGTCTCGTATGACACTCTCTTTCCACCTACCTTGCGATACCCGTTCTTTGTTTTTTCAATAAGCAACTGCCCCTTCTTCACGACACTGTTTACAGAAGGAAAACCTGTGTAAGACTCGTCTGGACACAGCGTATCCTTGATCGTCTTCAGCTGTGTACATCTACCAAACCCACGATCCACACTATACCGATTCATAATTATAGAATCCTCCTGGTTGTACTCAAATGGCATGATAGCCACAATAGCATTCACACCTGTAGGAAGTGCATGAGGATATACCCTCTCCACTTCGGTAGACACCAAAGGTTTTTGACCATAATGTAGAACATTCGTCGTCGTATCAAATCTATCCTGAAATGCTATCGAATTCACACTCTGAGCCTGCTTCAACATAGCAGCCTGGTACGTATTCCTAGGAGCTGGGTTGCGATCAGAGTAGGGAGTAGTTCCCACACAAAAACCCAACATTAAACTAGGATCAATCTCCTCGTGAGTCGTTCCTATGTGCATAGTGTCTTCTTCATACACATCCAAATACTCCACTATACCCTCCGACAGCATCTGGGTAAAAGACATATCCTTGGACTCCTTCCGGGGTAAAATGTATAATGGACGGCATATCCGTCCACTATTCGTACGAATAGATACATTAGGGACACATATTGTAGCATCATTGATTGTCACCGACACGTCCTTAGATATCTGACCCGTACGTCTTGCTGCACGGACCACCCCAGCCACTTCCTCGTTACCATACCCCACTATACCACCATTAATGAGAATAAGCAATTGTCCTGTGATATCAGAAATCAATTCATGGATGGCATCAGAGGGTGTAGTAATAGACACATATGCACCCAAGCTCAACTGGGACTCCAAGCCTACACTCGCACCCTCTGGTGTCTCTAAATAACATAATCTACCCCTATGTGTCCCATGCAAAAATCGAGGTTTACTCAACTTTTGTTCTGGCTTAATCGAGGAAGACACTCTCCTCAACTGACTAATAGCCGTATACACTGTACCTCTTTGTAACAATTGAGCCACACCCACCCTCTGCCGACCATCAAATGAAGGGGTATTCCAATTACCTGTCCCTAATGCAAACTGCAATCCGTCTGTAATCGTTGTAGTTCTAGATAACAGCCTGAGAATAGTACCCTTTTGTATATTACCAGTCATCTTCCTGTGCAGGAACTGGTATATTGTATGAGTCATCTTGTTCAGTAAATGGTGCGTAAGCCCACTAAGTAAATCGTGCACCATCTCTATTCTTTGAAACATCAAACTATCTTTGTCCGACCATTGTTTGGCATGTATGTCGCGATACAATTGTTTCAGCATCAGCAGAATGTAATCAGCCTTGTATTTTGTATGAGGTATGCAATAAGACAACATCTTTTCCATCCTGTCGTCTTCTTCCTCTCCTAACAAATACGTATCCTGAATGCTAATGCTAGACACATCATCTAGGCTATCCTTAAAAAATGCATGCTCTTCCTCTGTCAACGACAAAAACTTAATGGGAGGTAGCAAACTAAGCAAAGTGCCAACAGTCATCTCATCCTTCAATTTGGGAAAACTCACCATTGCACGACCATTCCATTTGATAGTAGTCACAGCCACACCCTCACCCTCAGACTTGCAACATACTGCAAACGAATGCGCACCATTCAAAAAACGATGTAAAGTCAATGGGCAATTGTGAATATGAGCTTTCTGGAACACAATCGTCTTCTCACTGCCCTTTACGATAAAGTACCCCCCTGGATCGTGGGGACACAATCTTCTATTGGGATCATGTTTAGAACCCACCATCAAAGGTATCTTACCAATATACACTGATTGAAACACCTGTTTCTTACCATTCAATGTCACATGTACATTCGTGTACAAGGGCAAACTATAACTCAGGTTTCTTTGCAGGCATTCTAGATGTCCCACCTCATGTGAGGTTCCATCTGCTTCGAGAAACTTAGGGCGCTCTAATTGAGCCCCTACAAAATCCATATGAAAATGCTTTTCACCATCAAAAGCATATCGTGTAATATCCACTTTATGACGACTAAGGATAAGAGGTAAAGAGGCAACATATGCATCGTAGGATGCACACATCTGGCGGCTCAAAGGGATGTCCTTCGCATGGGACTCCATGGTTGTACACATAATAGGCAAGACCAAGTACACCGTTTAAAAAAATCATAGTTTTGATTGTATTCTTTCACGGATGGCACCTTTATTGTAGTATAAAAAACTTAGTATAGATGTAGGTATCGACAGGGTTGCACAAACATTGATTAGACCACATGTTGATATGTATTGTAAGATGGCTGCAGCTCCACCTGCAGAATGGATAGTACCAACACCATTTGTTACGACACCAAATGTTGACATAGCAGTCGGTACCAATGACCCTGATACTGCTGGTGCAGCTAGACCAATCACCCCAGATGCTGCAATTGTCTTGGCTGGTGCGCACATCTGACGCAGGGGGTCTCCTTCGCACAGATACAGACGAGATCATATACACCGTTTAAAACGGTACCAAAACGCGACTTCTGTGCATTTCAGAGCATGATCCCATGATTATAAAAAAAAACATTTTTTCTTACTTTTTATAAAAATGCTATTAATACAAGATTAGGTGCTCAAACTGCTAGAAGTCGCGTTTTGGTACCGTTTTAAACGGTGTACTAAGTAATCCACATTTCTCACATACATAGTCGTACCCATCTTGTATGAAACAGTGCACATGCATGTTCTCTCGGTATGTAGGGTTTAGAATAATCGTACAGTGTTCATCATAAACAGTTTGTAGCCATTCCATTTATATTATTATGATTACTATTATACATTATCACCCATAATACGATTTCGTAACTTGGGTGAAAGATTAGCAAGTTTACTTAGATTACTCATTAAATTTTGCTCTTCTTTATGTTCTTTACGTTTGCGAATCCCGTCAGGTATAGGTTTGGGTTTGGGTTTCTTTGGACCCCGAGGTGGACGATCCATGGGTGGTTTATCGGGTGAAGGAGGAGGAGTTAATGGCTTGATATCCACTGGTCTGTGATCCAAAAACCAGTTTATTATCTGCATAGCTATCCACACCAAACTAAGAGGAGTGACCCCAGAAGTCCACTCCAACGTCTCGGATATGTACCAAGGCAATCTGCAAGCATACTCTAACACTTCACTATTATATGCATATGTTGCATTCGTAGATAAAAACCCTAACTTGTACTTTTTCAACGTCTCGAGTGTCACTAATTGGTCCTCCTGCACTGCCTCAAAACAATACACATTTCTTGCAGAGTCTAACTCTGCATCCTTGGCAAGTTTCAGCAGCTCAGAACACCTTGAGGTCCCTTCAAGATATGTATTACTTACTGTTTGAATAATGTACCGAATCAAAACAAAAAATAGAATGTATTTTATCATTATGGTGTATCACGAGAAATAAGTAGTAGCACGATGGGAAAGAGTAAGTACGATATCTCTCAGCTCAAACCATCGGAGCTTGACACACCCAATATCGACATACAGAACTGTGTCGCAACTTTCTCATTAGGTCTCACCAACCTCAATCTAAGAGACATATCACAAAAACTAGTCTACTGTGATTTCAATCCACCGAAGTTCGCTGCCATGACTATACGCATACAAAACCCCAAAACCACCGCACTCACATTTAGCTCAGGGAACATGGTGTGTACTGGTAGTAAAAACATCCACGAGTCTCTACTAGCTTGCAGAAAATATACTAGACTGCTACAAAAGGCAGGCATCAAAGTGTGTTTCAAAGACTTTCATATACAAAACATTGTGGCTTCTGTAGGGGTTCCATTCCCATTAAAACTATACCAACTCGCTTCCGACCACGGACCGTATGTCTCGTACGAGCCGACACTCTTCCCAGGGGCTGTTCTTAGGGTCGAAAACCCGAAAGTCGTGTTTTTGTTATTCAGGTCAGGCAAAGTGGTCATCACAGGGGCAAAGGATATCGAACAAATCAAAAACGCATTCTTATGCATATACGAACCTTTTATTTTAAAGTACAGAGATAAAGAAGATCTATCTACGAGTAGCTCATCCTATAGAATTAACTCAAAAAAAAGAAGAATTATGTTTTAAATATTTTTTTTTGTGGGCAACGAGTAATATTCTATCTCCTGCATCTTTCTTTTATCGGAACATGTTTTCTTAAAGATCCACAACCCCAAAATAGCAAGTAAACCTAACCCCACAAATATCTTGTGTAGATTGGCTGTAATGTCATAGTAAAATATACTACATCTACCATGACCACATATATTTAGATCGGTCGCCACATCGTGTATAGCAGTGATGATAGGATACCTACCCAAAATTTCTTCGGCGTCCTCACACTTATTAAACCTACCCAATTTGGATCGAAGGAGGGGGTTCTGGCAGTTTTCGGATGCCATAAAAGTAAGGGCTTGGGAGTACTCTCTAGATCTGTCGATCCAGTACTTGTGGAAATTCAAGGTTTGGCTGGAAAAAAAGGCAATTGTAAACATAGATAAAGTTCCATAAATGAATGCTATGAAGTCATACATTTGATTACTATTGCTAAAATATATACTAATAAACTAAATGGTCACCAGACCTACTCTGTACGTTGCTTCTTAGGAGAAGGGGCTTCGGTCTCTTCATCCTCAAAAAACACTACAGGCTTAGATACTGGAGCGGACTTGCGTTTCTTGGGCTCACACAACACCACGATGTCCTTGTCAAATGTCAAATTGGACCCATACATCATAGGAGTGGAGAAGAAGTTCCTGCGTACACGGGGAATCAACAGAGTATTGCGGGGCACGTAATCTCCATACTTCTTCTCGTAATAATCACCAGTGATTGTACCACGATGGAACATAGGTGTTGTCTCCACAAGAGTGCGTTCCTTCATACCACCACCCTCTGGCTTCACATAACGAACCCCACGAACCTTGCGTTTGATCTTCAACACATTGTCTGTGACCTCCTCACCATTATCCATCCAAGTAAGTTCCTTGATACCACTGTCGTGCGAATCTTCAATGTAAATCTTAAGAGCAAGTTCATCGACCTGCTCACTAGAAGGCTTCTTGTTACCCTCCTTCTTCAGTTTAGAAATTGCTTTCTTACGAGCCTTCTCCTTACCACTGCACTTAACCTTTTTGTTAGTAAAAGCTTCAGTTACAAGATCCACATGCTGTTGCTTCAAGATCTCAAACGTATTCTGTTGATTGTCCAGAAGAGTCGGCATGGTCTGCTTCACTTTGTTAAAGGCACATCCTTTCACCAGAGTCAAAGTGGCACCAGCCTGATCAATTGGCTTATTGAACTTTGAATGGTCTCCGAGTGCATCACCATCCTGACCCAAATTAGAGTATAGTGTACTCATTGCTGCAGTGCGGAAGAACACATTGTAGTCGGTACCCTTAGATAGTACCTTGGGAGTGTAGGTAATCTCGTCTCCTCTCTTACCCTCAACAGTCTTGATTTCATACTCGGTCTCGAGGATCTCATTGTAAGTGGAAGGTTGGGTGGCTACTTGCTGTTGCATCATTGTTCTGTAAAGATTCTAGAAAAGGGAAATACACCGTGTTTTTTGTTTATATCGCCTCCCTCTGCTTTCTACCATAGTCTGAAGCCATTTATAAAGGCTAGGCGTCTCAGCATGCGTGGTTTTTCTGATCTGCACTGTCTGCAGAGGGGACAAGTGGGTTTTTTCCATTTTTCTAAACAAGCTGTGTGGATACACTGTTTGCAGTGGGGGCACCAAGTAGCGTGGGACCAGATAGGTTCCAAACATATACAACACACCGGTGGAATGTATAATGGATTTAATTTATTTAAATTGTGCTGTTGTGCTTCCATATAAATGTAGATTTATTTTATTTATATATATTCATTTTTAAGGTGCATATGTAGGACTCTGTGGTCTTGGAGTATCAATGTCCATAGGATCGTATGTAGGAGTACTGGGTCCAAATTCCAGAGGCACTGGCATCCACATGTCTACACCATCTGGTTCTTTAGGAGGATCTACTTTCCACTTCTTCTCCATCACATGATCCTTCAATACAGTTACAGTATTACTTCCCAAAGCTGCCACCTTCCCTGCAAGAATACAAGGACTCACCCCATCTACAGGGTCCACCTCCTCGTTCAGTGCAGCCTCATGCAATACAGTGACAACCTCTTCAAATGTGCACCTCTTCAATGCCGAAGACTTACTTTTCTTTAAGCCATGCCTTGTTAAAGGGGTCAACTCCCCTCTCTGAGTCATTGCGTCGATCAAAATTGAAAGATGGCGACTGTTCAAGTAAATACCATAATGGTTCAGAATCTTGCTAAGCTCTATAAGCAAACAAGACCTTGCACACTCTATACCGAATGTCTTCTGCATCTTGTATATATCGTTAGTATATAAAGATTCACAATCACAGATTTCCATAATTTTACCCAAATCTTGAAGAGTCGTCTCCACTCTACCATTGATCATCTTACACCACTCTGCTCCTTGAACACCTCGAGACTCTGGTATATCACCGAAGATATCTACAACAATACGATCCCCGTTCACCTGGTAAGCAATGTATTCAAACATTGACATTATAGATCGATCCGACTGAAGCACCATTCTCTTAGGCTCACCCCACCTTGAGTATACTTCGGCTTTAGTAAGATCACCATCAGGAAACACCCAGTAATTGTCAATCGTATCTGTAGGCAAGGGTGTGAGCCGAATCTCAGAAAGCACATCGTGCTTTAACTCTAGGGCTTTCGGATCTTTCACTGTAGTCAATGGAGTCTTCGGCTTCTTAGACACCTCTAAAATCTCACGAAGGCGAGGAATACCCAAAGTCACATTCTTACTACCAATACCTGCGAAATGAAACGTATCTCGACATGCGATCCCATTCAATGCACACATATTCTTTGTCTCCACCACTGTCAAATCGTACACATACCGACGACTCGATAAAATTGAATGCAGCTCCACAATCTGTTCCAGATGTAAACCAGACACCTCTTTGGCTACCACAGACATTGCAGACACACCCTCTGGGTCCAACATATATCCCAAATTAGACAACTTGGCATGAATACCCAAACCCAACAACATAAAGGTAATACCGTCCCTCATGTAATGTCCACACCTCACACATATAAAACCATCCTCACGTACACCCTTCAGCTCGGTATATGCTTTGCAAAAATGAAGACGACATTCTGGAGTAAATGAAAGCACTACATTAGGGAACTTGCCTATGTTTGCCACCATGTAGTACAAACGACTACAGAGAATCTTGATACTGTCATTCTCCTTGACAATCGTGGGCTGAAAAGGTCTCAGGTATTTCTCAAAGTACTGAAGAGCACGGTGAGGGAATAAAATAGCACCTGCCGTCACTTTACCACATGCATAGAACGCTCCAAGAAAACCACCTAATCCCACAAAACCTCTAGAACCACCTGTCGTGTATGCCAGTACTGGCATGTGATCACCCAACACCAAATCCGCACCGTCTATAGGCATCAAACGCCCATGTCTGTGCACTAAGAACGACTTGGCTCTAGATGCCACCAAAGTACGTCCAGATTCCAAACGAACATGCACTAACATGTCTGTACCCTTGTAGCGACGAGGAGGATGTCTCGTCACATGAGTCACCTGCTTCCAGGATGTTTCACCTGCATAGTTTACAGTAAATGCTTCCAACCCCTCTACCTTGGTCACATGTGACCCTTCTTGCACATCATACCCGTCACGATCCATTATATCGTCGATCACCCTGCCTATACAATCATCCTTGGGATGACCTCGTAACACCAACCATTCTTTGTAATCCACACTGTTCAATGTACACTGAGTCGTACGCTCCCCAATACTCTGGGCTGCAAGCGCTCCGACACACTCACCCGGACATATATTGGCTTTATCCATGTAGTCCAATATTTCCTTCTCATATCTTACCCTAGTTGTAGACTCCATGTTGGGCGTGTGCACGTTGATAAAGGCACTTAGTAAAATGTTATCTATGCCATCCACAGGCGGTCCACAGCCAGGCAACACACCTCCAAACAATTCCATCCTCCGCACGATGCGATGGATGGGCACAGGGAAATGGTAGTGGGTTTTTGTTAGCATTTTTAGATCGTCCAGACTTGCACCCTCTAAAGGTTTCACATGCTGGGTCTCGATTCTAACACCGTCAAACCCATCATCTCCATACAAAAACTGTATAATGCGCTCCCCATCCCTAACTGTACCGTCGATATTGGTCGTAATGTTTTCCAGACATTTCATCAACTTGCGCTCCGTGTACCCAGTCTGAGCTGTCTTAATAGCAGTGTCAATCAACCCTTCACGTCCACTCATACTGTGAGCATACATCTCAAAAGGAGACAGACCATCAAGAAACGAATGTGACACAAATCCACGACTAAGAGGACCACACTCTCCTCTTTCGAACTGTGTAGATGTACGCTCTCTCCACTGAAGAGGCATGCGTCCACCCTGTACATTCATTTGTCCCAGACATGCCTGAACTTGGGTCAAATTCACCAAAGACCCCTTTGAACCTGAATGCACCATGGCAAAAAAGTTGTTTGTCTCGTCCATACCCTCTATCACTGCCTTTCCCATGATCGATCTGCATGCGTTCAGACGAGCATTAGGGTCCTCCATAGTCTTGGCTTCTTCGAAAGCAGCCTTTCTTTCTGCCTCACACTTGATCGTAGCCTCATCGGACCTCACAAGATCCCCTATGCCAATCGTAAACCCACGAATCTGCAAGTACCGGTGTGCGAGCCTCTGTAAGTTGTACATAAACTCCACACAAGCATCCGGACCGATGTCGTTGTAAATAACATGATTGATAGACCCGTTCGACTTCCCAACGTCCCTTTTGGTTAAACGACCCTCTAGAAACACCCCCTCAACAATCTTCACACCTCCCCGTTCATAAGTAATGTTAGGCAGAATAGTACTGATAATCTCACGACCTGTGCAACCTGTAGGCTGCATGGCAATCTGCATGGCTTGGTCTGGTCTAAGAGTAGCACCGCTAAGTAAAAAGGTGCCCAGTAAGGCATCTTGGATCAAACCAATTACTGGACAGTTGGACTGGGCTGATATAATGTTGTGCTTAACACCCATAATCTCACGAGCCTCACACTGTGCCATAATCGTCTGAGGGACATGCAAGTTCATCTCATCACCATCGAAATCTGCATTATAAGGTGAAGTACATGCCACATTCATGCGGAATGTACTGTAGGGTAATATACGTACAGTGTGACCCATGAGAGAGTGTTTATGCAGTGACGGTTGGCGATTGAACAGCACTATATCCCCATCCTGCAAGTATCTCTCCACTACACAACCAACCTCTACCTCTAATGATGTATTCTTAGAACTGCGGGATCCATCCTTAGCAGTCACGTACTTGGTATCTCCATTATCCACAAGATCTTGAAGAGTGGCTTTATTGTAATCTGTCACCTTTACTGGCACGGTAAGCGTGCGAGCCACACTAATAGGTACACCAAGTTCAGTCAGCTTCAACCCATCGTCACCAGTGATCACACAACGGGCAGTGAAATTGGCACGTTTCCCCATGAGATTGCTGCGAATACGACCGTTTTTTTTCTTAATGCGAGACTCCAAGGATGCATACTCTCTCTTATTACGTGAACGTCTGGAAGGTCCAAGCTTCTCGTGATTAATGTAGCCGGTCACAGCATTCTGAAGACCTTCACGACCCTGATTGGTAACCTCGGATGGACGTTTGCACCTTTTAAGTTCAGCAAACTGTCTGTTCTTTCGAAGAATATTTTGCAATCGGTAGGTCAAATCGTTCTCACCCTTAAGCTCCCCATTGACGAACAATGGGGGTCTCACGTGAGGAGGTGGCACTGGTAACACAGCAATGACTGGAGGGTCGTCCATGATAGCAAACATTTCACTGGCTGGAAAAATCTCACCATTGCGAAGGATTGTGGCTCTGCGTTTGTCCCATGAAAACTTTCCATCGTGTTTTTTTAGCAAACGAAGGAGATGAGGCACCCAGGAGATGTGATATACTGGTTCTGTGAGACGAATGGATCCAAAATGACCAGGACAGCTATGCTTATTGTGGTAGCATGTGGGACACTTGCCTCCAAACACAACACCAAGTAAAGGAGAAGACAGATCTTCTTCAGTCTCTACAGCAATCACACTAGATTTTAGAATAGAGGAAGGGTGCCACCTAGAAAAGGCTACTTGAGATATAGAAAGCATGCTTTGTATTATAATAGTTATTTATATACACCGTGTTAAAATCTAAATCTACACGATACATCTTCCTCATCGTCTGGCTCGGTATCTATCTCAACATCAGTGTCTGCATTGGCTATATCGTCCAAACTCATACCCGCCGCCCCTTCTAATTCGCCCTGAGCTTCTAAAGCCTCAAGCTTATTATCAATCAACTCCAATATGTCTGCCAGGCGTCTCAAAACAGGGACTAATTCTATACCATTGGCAAACATACCATCTAGACTGGCAAACATATCCTTTATATCCTGATGCCCCTGTAGGCTATCCACTATAGTTCTAGCTTCTACAAACTCAAGATCCTCGCGAATCAGTGCCCGCATCGCTCTGGACATCTCTTCCAGCTGGTCCACGTCTTCTGCCCTGCTAAAGGGTGTAAAACTATTGATTGTTGGTTGGCGCAAATCGCCTCTGCGTGGGGAGGGAGTAGGAACCGGGTCGTTGAATCGTTGCATTTATATAATATATGCAGTCTATTTATATGTGATTCCAAGCTCGTGGAAAGTCGAACTCGTAGGCTTTTCTACTAGATGATCTGCAAGGTCAGTTACCAGTTTAGGACCTCCAAATGTCTCACAGTAAGAGTTCTTCACTTTGCGAGATACACCGAGGAAATCAAGTACACCTGAGTGAGGACATTTCCCCCAATCAGTCAAGGTAAGTCTCTCAGCCTGGTGACCCATCCACTCCCATTTGGCACGGTCAAGGCTTGTCCACATCTCGTACACTTCTGTATTGCGCACCCTTCCTTTATATTTGAGCTCACCTGGGTCCACCTTCATTCCTGTCTCCTCCCACACACCCCGAACTGCACATTGAATGGGCGTTTCACCAGCTTCAATTTTCTCCCTTACGGCACCAAGAGGAAACACCAAGCTATCCTGAGCTTCTTGATCTCCTCTCCAGAAGTTTTCGTTCACTTCTTTAGGCACCCAACCCTTATTTTTCATATGGTTCAAGATAGCACCTCTTCTCTCCTCTTCTGTGAAAATTGTATGTGCATATTTTTTCCCAGTCTCGGCATATGGCAGGAATGGTGCATTGTCTACAAATAAATCCTGGTATTTTTGTTCGGCTTCTTCTGACTTGAACACCCCCCTATCACCAGGATATAGTAGCAGTCCATATTGCACCACCCCCTTGGTAACCCTGTGGCTGTGGATAAAAACACAAGCACCTGAAATCATCTTTTTATGGATTTTTCACTGTTGCCATATACACCGTTTAAAACGGTACCAAAACGCGACTTCTAGCAGTTTGAGCACCTAATCTTGTATTAATAGCATTTTTATAAAAAGTAAGAAAAAATATTTTTTTTATAATCATGGGAACATGCTCCGAAACGCACAGAAGTCGCGTTTTGGTACCGTTTTAAACGGTGTATATAAACCGAAAAGATTACACAAAGGATGCATGGGATATATTATATGATCGTAACGGCACCTGTATACTTTATGCTAACATACGCTGCAACTCGACGGGCAATTACGAAACCAACACACCACGACCTATTTTACCTGTACTCTGAACATGCAGTGTATGCAGTGCCCACACTGCTAATACTGTCTATGTTAGCTTCAGCTGTGACAAAACCAAACTATGATATATTGTTTAAGAGAATAGCACTCATGGGTGTTTTGAAAGCCATTAGCCAGATACTCACCATTCAGCCACAACCAAATGGTGTTGAGGAGTGTATCGGTGTACCCATGTGGAAACTAAGGAGTTGTGCTGACATGATGTTTAGTGGTCACACTTGCTTTGTGTATCTTATACTTCACAAAGTCCAGTTTAGGTGGTTCTTTGTATTCGCCATGGCTTTTGAATTGGTACTTGCTGACTGGCACTTTATGGCTGACTGTTTCATAGCTGTTATTGTTGGGTATGCTATCGAACAAAAAATCAGAGATGAAAGTTATATTTAATTTTTTTCAAAAAAAAACTATTTTAGAAATAAAAAAAAATAAAAAAAAACAAAAAAAAAGTTAAATAAAAAATCCTAAAATTTTATTTTTTATAATAATTTTATAATTTTATTCCGACTGCTTTCGAACGTAATAAAACGTGCACCCTCCAACGACTGCTCAATACTGCCCTGCATATCCTGTCCATCCGCCTTAGTAAGTAGATGCCCAGGAGAGATCTTCTGAATGTTCCATTCAGGACATAAAGAGTCTACTTCTACGACAACACCTACAACTTTGTTGTTGAGCGGTGTTTTCAAATATTCAGGATATGATGCTTTTGCCATGGCTGCATTCATCTGCATCACTTTGATACCTCCTATCTGTACTACTGCTGGTGGGGTAAAGGGTGTCATCTGGGGTGCATGAATAAGGGGCAATTCTGTTAACTGTTCAAAAGTATAATTGACACAGTCAATCTTCTTCTCTAAGGTTGCGATATTTAACCGCACCTGCTGACCTGGAAAAAATTTAAATGCTGTAAAGTAAGGCGCGCCATTGTCCAAAAAATTACCATAGTTATCCAAAGCCCTGCCATTTATACCGACTAACAACTGCCCGTCCTCCACGTGTTCATGCTCTTTTGCATCCGTAATCACAACGCCTTCTGCCCCGTACCTTTCTATGAGCCCATCCATAATAGGGATCGTGGTCGATACCGAAAAATGTTCGTTAAATACGACCCTATCAGGGGCAATCACTGAAGGTTTGAGCTTGCATTTCCGCGTACACTTGTTGCATTTCACTAACTCTTCACTGCCTACATCTGCCAATATTTTATCTTCGTGTAAGTGTTCTAAAACATTTTGTAATAAACTATGACACTCTGGTTGATTTAAGCAATGCTTATTAAACCACTCTATAAAACTAACACCATACGAATTATCATTAAAACGCTGTACAATAGTTTCGGGATCTACAGGTAAGTGATACATAGATAAAAGTTGGCGGTAGGCTTCGGGGGTCATACCAGACATCCGGAGTGTGGGTTTTAGAAAGGGGAAAAGACTTTTCACAGTTTCAAATGGAGTAGCGATGGACACTACATTACCGGAGTTTTTGATGGCAGTGTTAATGCCTACAAGTTTTCCTTCATGCAAGAGTGCACCACCAGAGTTCCCGGGGTTGATGAGGGAATCATGGTAGAGGACAACATTGTTATTCATCATATCTTTGGCGGTAATGTTTCCTTTCGTGACAGTCTGGTGAGGGGTGCCAAGGGGGAATCCAACAGACACAACACCTGCATAGGAATCAAGCTTATTGTAGAGAATAGAGTCGCTTTCTATTAACTCCACAGGGCGCATGGATTGGGTGGAATGGTCAAAGCTTGCAATTTTAAATTCGTTCTGATTTTTGCTAATATGCAAGAAGGCAAGGTCAAATTGAGGACAAACTTTGAGAACAGAGGCGGGGAAGGGGATCTGACTAAAGTGAAAGTTCAGCATAACATTCTTTTGTTCCCCGACGACATGATGATTCGTCACAGCGATGATAGAATCGGGGTAAATGTCCTGAACCGCCTCAGTAGCCTCTTTACACAATACAGCAGACCCCGCTTCTAACCCTGCAACAGATGTCCCCTGTGTTAACGTATTCATAACACGAACTACTCCGTAATATTTGTGTGACATTTAAGATGCATTTAGATCCTATATATATGGTTCAAATTTAATCAAATGTTCAAGAAGGGAAATATGAAGGTCTATTTTGACTCGTCAGCCATCGTTAGAGCACTGGTACGACATATTCGGAGCAGTGAGAGGATCTATGCATGTGTCGCTTGGGTCACACACCCTAAGTTACTCGATGAATTCGAGAAAATTCCGACCGAACTGATTATGACAAAGCACAAGTCTAATAAATGGAAAAGAAACATTAAGGTGAAATTTATAGGAAAGGGGCGAGGCAGGAAAAAATGTCTAATGCATCACAAATTTTGTGTGGGCTTCCGGGGCAAGAAACCAGCTTGGGTGGCATCGGGTTCATTCAATTTCACAAAGAGCGCTTGCAGACATCACGAGAACATTATGTTTTTAGAAGACCCGGATGTAGCACTGGCTTTTTACGAAGAGTTTCTCAAGTTGAAACAAAAGTAATGTTATATTTAGGTGTCCCGCGGTGTTAAAAAATGCAAATCTTTGTAAAAACCCTAACTGGAAAGACAATTACACTTGAAGTAGAAGCAACAGATACGATTGAAAATATAAAGGGGAAGATACAGGACAAAGAGGGTATCCCGCCGGACCAACAAAGGCTCATATTCGCCGGAAAACAGCTAGAAGATGGTAGAACACTATCAGATTACAATATACAGAAGGAAGCTACACTTCATCTCGTGCTTCGATTACGATGAAAGGGTCGCATAGCACGCAGAAAGTACCTCTTCAGAAATCTCCCTAGAAAAAATCTTCTGTACTCATATATAGGAATGTGTTGCATTATACTTGTACGGTATTATCTTTATAGTACTTTTCTAAAAACTCTGTATAGATACTCCGAACCTTTCTATTGTCTCTAAAGTAATTGTTGAGTATGTCCAAATACCCCAAAATGCCACCATGACCATACCAAAACCAGCTTTCTTTGACCTCCGGTGCCCAGTAGCCAACAGCCTGGCTCAACCTACAGAGGTCTGCTGCACCTGCCCCTCTTGTTTCGTTAAGGGTCTCACTGATGATCCTGCCGAAGGGGATCATTTCTTAGATTGAAACTTTGTTTATGGTACACCGTGTAAAAGGACCAATGCTTCAGCAGCGAGCCTCTCTTTTTTCCTTTGAGCATCGTCCAACCATACCAAAGCTTCAGCAGCGAGTTTCTCTCTTTTTCTTTGAGCATCGTCCAACAGTTCCAGTGTTTGTTTAGCAAGGTTTTCATTTTGTTTTTGTAAAGAGTGTAATTTTTCCCTAATAGCATTTGCACAATCCCTAATTATAGCTCTTTCAGTACGGGTCTGTGGGCGAGTAAAACGAACAATGGTCGTCAATTCGTCCATATTATGTAACCACGTGATTGGTTTATAGTTATCTATTCCACGGAGGAAGCATCATTTGATTTCGAGCTTCATTCTCACGTCTTTCCTTTTCGTCAATGGCGAATTTCATCAGTTCTCTGACCTGAATGATGGCTTCTGTCATCGTGTCGGTCTCTGCTTCGGTTAAAGGTCGTCTTGTGATAAGCCTTACTAGAGCATTAAGAGATTCCATGTTCTGCAGATTGTATCACAGCTGGATACACCGTTAAAATCGAAACTTTCGATCAAACTCCTGGGACGTTTCATGTAGCCTAGAAGATGCACTTGCACTACTGGCTGGCATGCGTGGCACTTTTACGAAGAGACACGATCGTACAGCATCTGCAAGGAATGTTGTTTCTCTAACTGGGTGCAACCCGCCTTTATCGGCATGTTGACCATAAGATCCAAGTGCTAAGAACCCATCGGCATTATAACCAATGTAGACAACAAAGTGCCCATTGAAAGGAGTGGCAAAAACATAACCTTCGTCCAGTAATCTTCGGAGGTACGCCACAATGTTTTCATTATACGCTTCAGTTGTCTCGGCACCGTCTGCAATTATAGAGTTAAAAGGTCCAACACGGCGAGATGCCCTACCGAGTGCTTGATAACGAAACCATGTAAACCCTACTTCGTTCGTAAGTTCCATAAAATCTGGTATGATTTCTGTGAGAATTTGAACAGGGTGCAGATATGTATTATATCCATCGTCAGCCAGTCCAAGGGTATTTAAATAAAGTTTCTTAAATTGAGAAGGTTTAGTTAATTTTGTTAGAGAAGACCCATAATCCTGTAATACTGAATCCACCTGGTTCCCAAAACCTCCCATCTGCAATATGTTAATGATACTCGTAAAGAAACATCCACCAACAGCACCCTGGTGAATAAACTTGAACCTTGTTTCAATCATGGCTTGCACATGAGGTTGTACATTATAAATATCATACATCTGGGCACGCTTTGCTTTACTTTTTGCAACGGTGTATTTACCAGGGTCGTCGTTTCCCCATATTTTGCCAGATAATTTGCCTCTAGATATTGTAGATATGTCTTCGTATGGGAAATAGGGGTTTTCCATGAGTTTTGTACCCTTTCCAGTCGTACCCCCTCTCCGATCTGCTACACGTTTAGCAGCGACAATTTCTTGGAGCAGCGTTTTTGACTCGTCAATGTCCATTTATAAGTATGTGTCCCCCTATATATAATGATATTGTCTTCACTCATGAATCGTGAGGTGGGAGCCAGGGAAAGAATGATATTAGAAACATTATGGGATATTGTGACCGGTGATTACCCGCGGATAGAGGGGCTCACAGAAGCCGAGTCCAAAGCCCTCTTCTTGGGTGAGCCCGTAGACGGTATTGCAAACCCATTTCTCCCACTGGCAGCAGACATGGAGGTGGAACCTTTGCCATCCATGGTGCTCCAAACAACCGAGGACATACGTCTAAGGGACCGGCAGATGGCTGTGCATCATATGTATAACAATGTTAATCATATGTTAGAGTTACTAGCAAGGGTCGTGGAACAGTTGGAAATAGAGGAGATTGTAGATAATGTGTTCTAGTACTTATAGACTCCTGTATATAACAATGCGTCCGCTCTCTACCCGAATTCTGGAGACAGAGGCATCCTACCAGGATATCATGGCAAGTGTGGATACGCATAAAGATTTGAAGCAAATGAAGAAGACTGTGATGGAAGAAAGTGTAGTGTTTTTTATATATAGAGGCTGTGAAGCCAATGCCATCATTATGATGAACTGTGAGGGATTCTACATGCAAGTGTGCCCATGCCCTAAAGTAGTCAAGTTAAAAACCAACCCCGATTTAGTGTACGCTTTATGTTATGGTGTTTAAAATCGAAGTCTTAATATACCATCTGCATATGTATTACCTGTTGCTAAATATCTACATAGTGGGCATTTTTTGCCTGGCATCTGATACCCGGATTGTAAAAAAGTGACACCCTCTTCGTACCCTTCGGATTTGGATTCTCCCGCATGTTGCCACCGCTTGATACAGTTGGCATGAAAGTAATGCTTACATTTCAGCTGCACTGCATAACCGTTACTGGTATCGCGAAGTCCCTCCATACATATGACACAGGTTTCATCTGGTGGCACGACCATGGGGTGATGGGGGCGTTCATCATCATCGCTATCATCGCTGCCAAAAAGATCAGAGGAATACCAGTAATTTGATCCAGAGTCCTCATCCACCATGATGGCATACTCTATGGCGGCTAAATCCCACACCCGCACGCTATTGTCCCCCGACCCGGACACGATGCGCGACCCGTCCGGAGAAAACGACACCGAAGTCACGTAAGAAGTGTGCCCCTCCAGCGTGTTCATTAGCTCCCCCGACGACGCATCCCACACCCGCACGCTCTTGTCGTCCGACCCGGACACGATGCGCGACCCGTCCGGAGAAAACGACACCGAAGTCACGCCGG